CTTGAGGCTGAGATCTATGATTGGCAGGATGATATGATGATTCCTGCTGATGATGATACTGAAGCCCAGCAACATTTTGTTGCTTTTCTGAACTCAAACTACGATTATTAATTATTATGTCTAAAGCACTGCTAATTTCAATGCTTCGCAAAGGTCAAACTGGCGAGGAGATTCTCTCCATCCTTGATATGTTGGCTGCAGATGATGATACTGCAGAACCAACTCTAGAGGAAGTCCAGTTCTAAAAGTGTCCCAAGGGGGTTGACAATCCAGCCCCCAACCTGTAATCTAATTGTTGTTCACTCACTGAAACCATCATGGCAACCATTTCCCCCGTTCATCGCCAATTCTCTGTAGATCAGTCCAGTGCTATTCACAGTGTAACTGTAGAAGGTACTGATGTTGTTATCACTTATCAGTCCAATCCTGATAAAGCTTATGCATTCACTGCAACAGAAACCTATGCAGAGTTTCTGAGCGATCTGCTGACCAACGATGAACAGCTGATGAAAGTTAGCCTAGGTGCTACAATTGCAGATGGCCGCCGATCTGAAGAACTCAGCCAGGCTGCTATCTGATACAATTTAGGGGGGTGAGATTCCCCCCTTTCCTTTCATCATTACATTCTGTGACAGCTGAACTGTTCATCCTGATTGTTGGCTTTACACTGTGGAAGTCCTTTGAACGTAGGTTCCTCTAATGGAAACAATTGTTGCAGTCAAGCCTATCTCAAAGAAGGCCAAAAACAGGTTCGCTAATCTAATGGATTCCTGCGAGCATTGCATCATTGAACAACACAAAGGAGACAAAGTGTTCCTGCAAAGTGTTAACGGCAGGAATTTCTTCTGGGTCAATGTACATCATGATCAGGATTGGGAGCTGGAGATGTAATTATTACGAATTGTAACAAAGGGGGCCAGGTGGCTCCCACCATGCTGTAGGATTCTCTCAGTTCACACCCAAGCCATGAACTTCGCCCTCACCGCCATCAGCAGCAACGCTAAGACGGGTCCGATCCCCACCAGCACCAGCAGCCGTGAGACTTGCCCCAGCAGCTGCCCTTTCTACGATAAAGGTTGCTATGCAAAGTCTGGCCCACAGAACATTCACTGGAAAAAGGTTACTGAAGGTGAGCGTGGCGTGAGCTTTCAAGAGTTCACAAGTGCAATCCGCAAGTTACAGCGTGGCCAGATCTGGCGCCACAACGTTAGTGGTGATCTGCCACACATTCTCGGGGACATTAATGCTCCCATGGTGGAAGCCCTCGCTGATGCAAACAAAGGACGCAAAGGGTACACTTACACTCACCACGTTCTGAATGATCACAACCTAAAAGTGATCAAGGAAGCTAACAGCAAAGGCTTCACAATTAATGCATCCACAGAGGATGTAGAGGTGGCTGATGCTGTTATGTCAGAGCATGGAATCCCTGCTGTTGCTGTTGTAAAGTCCGACAAAACAGATCGGTTCTACACTACAGAATCGGGTCGCAAAGTGATCACCTGCCCTGCAACAATCCACGAGAATGTAACTTGTGCAACCTGTAAGCTTTGTGCAAAGTCTGACCGAGACTTTATCATTGCATTCCCTGCTCACGGCAATGCAAAGAAAACAGTCAATGAAATTGTCGCCTAAAATATAATTATTTCATTTTGTTACAGGATCGGCTCTGAGCCATAGCCAGGCTCCCCCGATCCCCTATAATATGAACACGGGGGCGAGAGAAGCCCCCACAACCCCCTGAGACCATGACCCGCTCTGACCGTCTGACCCGCACCAGCGTTCCCACCATCATCGCTGTTGCCCTTGCCAAGCGCACCATCAAGGAACCCACCATCGTGGGCCGCCACCGTGCCCAATGGCTGTTCGATCTGGCCACCAGTGAGGTTGCCCTTCCCTCTGAGCGCAAGCTGGGCCGCCAAGCCCTGCAGGCTGCCGCTGATGCTGCTGGCCGCTCTGTGATCACCGTGAATGGCCAAACCATCGGGGACCGTGTTTACAGCAAGGCTAGCAACCGCAGGCTTCGCAATTGGAGCCAGGATCGCAACACCCCTGTGTGAACAGATGTAACGGGGCTGGCCAAGGCTGGCCCCCAACCATGCTAGGATTCTCTCAGTTCAAAGGAACCCACCGATGGCCACCAAGACTCTGACCCTGACCAACGCCGAGATCCGTATCATCCGTCGCCTGATTATGTCTGGCCTGATCACCGCTGACCGTCGCAGTCAGCCCTGGCAGCTGTTTGAATCCCGCCAAGATGTGGAAGCCCTGTTGGGCAAGCTTCTGGAGATGAACGTCTGATCAGCAAAGGGGGAGCCAGTCTCCCCCACCCATCAGCAGTTCTGATGCATCAGCAGTCCTGATCAGTCAGCCAGGGCAGTATAAGCGCCCCTTATGGGTCGCCCCCCGCCGCCCCGTGATTAAAAGTTTGGGTCCCTCCTAAGCTATAACGTACCCACAAAGACCGAGAGATACTCAACCAACTCAAAAAATTTTCCGAGCCACCCCCGAGTCCCTCCAAGGTCCGCCAAGGTCCTCCCAAGTTTCCCCCATGAACCCCCTCCCAACTCACACAAGTCTCCGAGAGCAATTTTCATACATTGCCCTCTGCATCACAGAGACACTCAAACTAATCTCAGAAAAATTTTTCTACAAAAAAATTTCTGAAAAATGTTGATATATACTGTAGTTTTAGAGAAAAAATAAAAATGTCTACATTTTCTTCGTTTACCACAGAAGTTCAGTATGATGATAGATCTGGTGAATATTTCATTACATTCCCCGATGAGATTCTCGATGAAATGCAATGGCAGGAGGGAGACACTTTAGAGTTTGAGTACTTTGATCATCATGATACTCCTGGGATTCGTATACATAAAGTAGGAGAATAGCGTCTTATACGATCTTATTGAAATATGTCTAATTGTAGTCCAAAGAAAGAAAGGAAAGAAGCTACAGCAACGTTTACTTATACTCCCCCAGCAACTGAGGGTAATCCATTTCCTCAGCCTGTTACATTATCCTTTACTTACATTGATAAGTTTTGGCATGAGATTCGACCACCTAGCAATACTAGGAAGACTATACAGAATGGTCAGAAGAAGCCAAAGCTTAGAACAAGCTACATCGCCGTTCCTAGTGGTGAGACTGCAGACGGTGAAGTAACTTTTACCAACCAGGAGTACACTCAACAGGAATATGAGTATGATCCTGCTACAGGTATTTCTAAGCCTGTCTATGAGCGTCAGTGCATAGCAGAGATTTCTTATGATGAAAAGTACTTTTACCATATCATTGAGTGGCCCACCAGTCACACTATGGAAACCAGAGCAGTTGGTGGCTTTACTAAAACATCTACGACAAGTACAAGCTCTGGACAAGGTGGTGCAGCAACTACTACTACTGTAGATACCTATGCTGTAGAGTCTTCTAACGTATCTGCTAACTTTAGTCTTGCTAAAGTAGACAGTGAAGTAACTGGACTACCTGATGGTAGCGTTGCTTATCATGGTGGTACTGATGATAACAAAATCTTCTTTACATACAACAGCAACTCTGATACTGTCATTGCAGTTGGTGATGTTGTAAATGGTTGGACCGTAAATAAAGTTGTAAACTATAGTACAGTCTATACAGGTGGTGATCAGTCATATTACATCACCAAAAAGATTAGAAAGAGAGTTTCTAGAACTTCAAAGAAGAATGAGAGTCCATCATTCATTTACATTAACAATAACTCTGCCAATAACAGTGTTGGAGTTGTTTCTGTAGGTGATGTTGTAAATGGTAAAGGCATCAGTAAAGGAACTACAGTTACAGCAATTGATGGTAATAAAATTACTTTATCAAAGCCATTAACTTCTAGAAAAGTCAGAGAAGCTCTATTTAAAAAGACTACAGTAGCAAATAAGGTAAATGAAACAACAGTTTGCTATGCAGAGATCTCTGGTGGAAGTTCTAACTTTACTGCAGATCAAACTTATACCGCAACTGGTTCTGGAGCATCCATTAAAGTTATTTCTGGTAAGGGAATTATTAACCGCTCTGCTGTGGTTGGTTGTTACATAAGCAAAGACAAAAAAGAGTTTAGATATACTCCGTTGTTTTATTCTAAGGATAATGATTGTTCTCCAACCATTACATCTGATGAATACTCTGAGTATGTTCTTGGTGATATTATTCTCAGTGATGGTTCTGAGCTATTAGCTTCTAAACTACTTGTCACCAGACCTAAGACTAACTTAGCATATAATATCAATAACATCTATTGGGCAAATCTGAATAGACCTGTTGATCAAGATAGTCTAAAGAAATGGATCTCTAAGTTTAACAATAATATTCTTGAACTAGAGAAGACGATTGTTCAGCACGAAACTGCAGTTATGGGATCTAAAAAGGTTTCCCGAGCTGTAGACTCTGAGTGTGGTAATAATCTCTATCAGGAATATACTAAAGTCTATTATCCAGATCAAGAAATCAAAGCATTTAATGATGGTATTTCTACATTCCAACAAGAAGTATCTCAGGATCCTTGTACAGATGTTAAATCTCCTGATGCCTATACTAAAGATGAGATTGCTAATATCATTACTTCTAACATTTCTGGTCTGACCTCACTTTCTTCTATTCGTCTACCAGAAGAAATGTTCAAGCAGATTGTATCTAATCCAGATTCATTGCAGAATATGCTTCTCAACGCATTAGATACGATTGGTGCATCTGTTCCAACTAAAACTACTATTCCAAACCTTCCACCACAAATTGAAGGTGATAACAAGTCTAGCCAGGTTTTCAGTACTGAAGAAGTAACAAGAATTCCTCCAAGAATGAAATCTCTTGAGTATCTTGTTGATGATCTATCATTCTTCAGTGATGTAGAACTTACTCCTTCTGCAAGTGGTAATATCTTTACCTTTACCATTAAGTCTATTCCAAGGTGGACTGGTAATGCAAGCTGCTCTGGACAAACTGGAGCTGATATTAGTCCTGCAGGAACTGGTCTACGTATTGTTACAAACAAAACAGGTGGGTATGTAGATAGCATCACAGCAAGTGCTGCATCTTTCAATGCAGATTCCAGCATTACAAATCCACTTTTCCCATTAAATCCAACCACCACAACTAAAACATGGGTTGGCGGTTCTCCTTATCCTTCTACTGTATGGCAAGGTGCAGGTACAAACTACCAGCAAGACTTTGAAAAAACAGTAGAATTTAGATTTAATGAAGTTACAGAGTATGTAACTGAGTCAATTAGAACAAAAGGTAGTCCATTTGTGGATTCTCCAATCTATGCTCAGCTATCTACAGCACTTGGAACCACCGATACTACCATTAAAGTGAACTCTACAGATGGATTCTTATCCTCTGGATACTTAATTATTCCAAAATTTATCATAAAACTAGAGAAAAATCCAGAAACCAAGAATGTAAACACCAATCATTACTATCTTGGCGAAGAAATTATCTATTATCGTCGTAAAACAGCTACAGAATTCCAGCAATGCACCCGTGCAATGTTTGATAGTACGTCCACTTTTGAGATGTCAGTCAATTCTGGCAAGATTGAGAAGGGCGTAACCTATATAATTAAGACTTTGGGATCTGTGAATTGGCAAAGTTATGGTGCTCCAGATGGAGCAAAGGTAGGAACTATCTTTACTGCTGAGATAGATGGTCCTCAAACCACTGAATCTGGAGAAGTTACACTCTTTGAAAGCACTCTTATACCATTTGAAAGTGCTCCAGATGTCAATCAGGTGGCTCATAGCTATGAAAAACGTAGTTATTTGACCCAATATTGGCCAGTCCGAGTTCAAAACAAATCCGTATGACCAGACCAGTAGCCCTTTTGGGCAATCCAGACTCAATTTCTTTTAGACCTTGCTGTGTTTACCCACCAAATACAGTAACACCTATTGTATCAACAGTAATTGCAAATGGTCGTCCAAGGGCTAAAGTGGGCGATGTACTGACTCCTGCACCTGGATTTCCAGTTTGTAAGGACACTTTCTGCCCTCCCTTGGAAAGAACCATCATTGGAGTAAGTAAAGTCATCGTAAATGGGCTTCCATCAGCCCACGTAGGGGACTTGACAAATCCAGCTTCTCCACGTACAATACTACCTGCCCCCACAAACCTATTCGTGAACTGATATGGCAAAAGCACCTAGTTTCAACAAGTCTGGTTACACCCCAGGAAAGCCCAAAATGACCCGTCAAGGTCGTTCAAAGAACACCCGACTCTCTGCTTCTAGTCGCAATGGTCGGAAAAAAGCTTATCGAGGTCAAGGACATTGATATTCGGGGGTCTAATGACCCCCTTTTTTATGGATAAATACTACCGAAGGGATAGCAACCCCTTTAAAAGTTCTGTTCGACCCATTTTTTGGAGAAAACAGATGGCAATTCACCCAAATCCCGATAGGGATATTTCATACATGAAACAAATGTGGGGAACTACAAGATTAATCACTGATTATGTTCCTCAGAGACCTAAAACTAAAAAAGCTTATCGAGTTGATTATTGCGAATACTTTGAAGATACATCTAAATAGTTTATAAATCTCGTTTATCTGCGTCAATGTCCCTTGTTTCAGACGAATTAGGAAAAATATCCAGGTCATTTAAGGACATTAGCTTGAATTTTGGGCTGAATCCAGTTACAAAGGACGTTGTTGTACTTAAAAATGAGGAGGCGATCAAACAGTCTGTAAAAAATTTAGTATTAACTAAGCTTGGAGAGAGACTTTTTAACCCTCTAGTTGGAACTAACACCACTGGATACCTTTTTGAACTCACTACAACATTTTCTGCTAACTCTCTAATCGAAGAAATTGAGAATGTCTTGCAAAGTTATGAGCCAAGAATAACTTTGAGCAATATTACTGTAAATGTTGAAGATGATTCCAATGAATTTGATGTAACAATAGAATATTTAATAGTTGGGTTGCCTCCAATATTACAAACAGTAGACTTTATCCTCGTAAGAGAAAGCTAATAAATGGAATTACCTACTATCTCTGCTTTAGAATTTTCTCAAATCAGAGAATCCATCAAAAATTACATCAAAACTAAGACAGATTTCAAAGACTACGACTTTGAAGGCTCTAACTTGTCCATGCTTGTGGACATTTTAGCGTATAATAGCATGTATTCGTCATATAACGTCAATATGGCGGCGAATGAGCTAAATCTTGACACCTCTGTTCTTCGTGACAATGTAGTTTCTCATGCAAAGAGACTAGGTTATACTCCAAATTCATATACTTCAGCAAGAATTGAGTTTAATATTACAGCAAACAATATTTCTCAGTATCAGAGCATCTATATTCCAGCAGGTCCACTATTTTCAGTAACTCAAAATAATAAAACTTATACATTTATTACTAGAGACAGATATATTTTAAACACTCAAGGTGTATCTAGTGCAACGTTTACAAATATTGAAGTTAAAGAAGGACAAGAGTTTTCAATCAGATATACAGTAGACGATAGTAACGAAAACCAAAGATTTTTTGTACCTAATAATTTTGTAGACGCAGATTCTATTAAAATTTCTGTAATTTCAGATCCTGCGACAAACTTAGAAGTAGAGTACGAGAAGAAAACTAGTATTGTTGGTGTTGGTCCATCAGACAAGATTTTCTTCGTAGAAGAAGTTCAGGATCAGAAGTACGAAATTATTTTTGGCGATGATGTTATTGGAAGAAAATTACAGAATGGAGAAGTTATCATCATTCGTTATGTAATTACATCTGGTTCTACAGCAAATGATATTGCAGGGTCTCAGTTAAAGTTTGTTGGGACTGTAAAGGGTGTCAACAATGGCGTAGAGACCACAATTGGAGCTGTTAATATTACATCAACTCCACTATCTACTAAAACTGATGGTGGCTCAGAGTTTGAACCAATCAAATCAATTAAATACAGGGCTCCAAGGTATTACGCTTCACAACAAAGAGCTGTAGTAAATAATGACTATGAGAGCATTCTTCAAAATATTTACGCTAATGCTGATTTAGTCCGAGTTGTTGGCGGGGAGACCAAATCTCCACCAGAATATGGCAAAGTTTTTATCTCAATCAAGCCTAAAGTAGGAAGTAAGATCTCTCCAGTAGAGAAAAGACGTATTGTAGATGAAATTAAGACTTATACTGTAGGTTCTATTACCCCAGTAATTGAAGATGCAATTCCATTTACCATTCTATTAAATGTCAATGTAATTTATGAAAAATTAAAAATAACACTGAAGACAAATATACAATGATTAGTGATCCTTTCTGCATCAAAGGATTCAATGAACCAGTATTTTTAGCAGCATTTAGTGATAAATTTGCATCATATAACGTAAATGATTGTAGTCAAAGAGAAAACGCAGACATTTATCTATTAACTCTAAAAGAGAGAGTTGTAGCAAAGGTAGGAAAAATCAATTATGAGACTGGAGAACTCAATTTTACAGTAGTTGCATGTCAAGATGCCCCAATAAATATTTACGTAGTTCCAGATAGTCCAGATATTACAACGGGTTCAGACACTTATCCTAACATTGAAGTAACTGATGTAAATCCTCTTGACGTGACCGAATACTCAAATGATGATTTAAGTACAGAAGCAATTGTTCCAAGAACATTTACGTCCACAACATCATCTGGCGATCCTTTAGGATCAAATCCAATTAATGACGTACCAGGAAGCACAACCGTAAATCCAGATGGCAGTGTTACTACTGTAGATGATGATGGAACTGCCACAACGACTAATCCTGATGGATCTACCACAGTCGAGGAACCAACAACTGCAACTGATGAGTGTGAAAAGCTATATGCCAAGATTTCTGCCCAAGGTTTTGCAGATAATGCAACTCTACAGGCTCTTGCAACACTAGGTTGTCCCCCTCCTGATACTGATATCGAAGACTTTACACCAATAAATCCAGATACCTGCTCATGACAACTTTAGACCAAAAAATTGTTGACACTTCAGTATTAATTGAGAAGCAACTTCCGTCATTTGTAAGGGAATCTAATCAAAAGTTTATATCTTTCCTAACCTCTTATTATGAATCGCAAGAGGTTAAATATAATTCTTTAGATATTGTAGAGAACTTAATTGATTATTACAATATTGGATACTATACTCCTAGCAAGCTAGTTGAGTATACTACAGTAATGTCTTTGGTTTCTGCTGATGCAACTACGATTACTGTATTGAGCACTATTGGATTTCCAGAATCTAATGGATATATTCAAATTGGCGATGAAATAATTTTCTATAAATCAAAAACAAAAACTCAGTTTGTAGATTGTGTACGTGCAACTGGGGCGTTTGTTCTTGACAAAATTCCAACATCAGAAGTAGTATATAAAAAGAGCAAAGAAGCATCAAGTTATATTCCCGAAACTAAAGTATATAATATTTCATATCAGTTTGTTACTGAATTTTTTGATAGAATTAAGTCTGAAATCTCTCCAACATTACCAGAGACTTTAGCACCAGAATTAAATATATCATCTTTCCTAAAAAATATCAGTTCTTTTTATCGTGCAAAAGGAACTGAAAATTCACATAAACTACTCTTTAGAATCTTATTTAATGAGAGGAGAGTAAAGTTAAAATTAAAGTCAAGTGGTACTGGAGCAGTAATTGATATTCTAAACTATTCTGGAGATATCAGTTCTTTCCAAATTTCTTCTGCTGGAAGTGGTTATTATTACGAACTACCAACTAATGGTGGACCTTTGGTTGCTCCACCTGTAATCGACATCATTGGTTCTGGAACTGGAGCAGTGAACCCAGTGACTTCTATTGCTTCAAAGAGAGCTGAAATGGTTGTTACTGGAATGAATTCTTCTGGTGGCATTACTGCTGTTCAAGTTGCAAACAAAGGATCTGGATATATTGGTCCTATTACTGCAAGAGTTAGAGAGAGAATTTTCGACCAAGATCAGATCGTCAACTGCCTAGATTCAAATAATAACGTTATTGGTAGGGGGAAAGTCTATAGTTGGAGCGATTCCTCCCGAGAGCTTATTTTATATGAAATTACTGGGTATTTTAAGGCCAATTCAAAGCTTATTGGAGTGGGTGGCGAGAGCCCTCGCTCTATAATTTCTGCTGCATATCCAGTAACTACTCTAAACAAAGAGGGCAACCCATCAATTGAGATTATTCCAAATGAAGTTAGAGTAGAGAGACCTAAAGAGAATGTAATTCGACCATCTTCATCTTCATTCTATGAAAGACGAATTGTTCGTTGCGAATTAATTTCTGGAGCCCAAAATTTAGATAATGTAAAGCTACTAGAGTTAGTCCAAAGCAGAGACTTGTCATATGAAATTCCTGGAGTAGTGTTAGAAATAACAGAGATTCAAAAGCTACAGGATAATTTATACGAATTTGAAATCGGAGATAATTTAAAGTACAATAAATTATTTTTGCCACCATCTACAGTAGTAACTCAAACTTCTACATTAACATCAAATACACTTGCAACAGTTACTACCACCAATGCTAAAAATTTCCCTACAAGAAATGGAAAATTATACATCAATGGTAGAATAGTAGAATATCAATCAAGAAATGATACTCAGTTTTTAAGCTGTAGAATAATTTCAGGAACATCTCCATTAGTAGTTCAAAATAAAGATAATGCATATCTTTATGGAAGAACTTGTATTACTTCTGGAAGTGTAAATTATTTTCTAAATGGATATATTAATGGAGATAGAAGCTTAACTCCTATTGTGTTCAAAATTATTGGTGTTCCATCTGAGATTAAAATTTCTAATGGAGGAGCTTTATATTCATCATCATTATTTAAATTTGCTACTGATACTACAGATTCAATTTTAACTGGTAAATTATACAATTTTGGTTCAGTTGATCAAATAATTATAGAAAACGTTGGTCAAGGATATAAAGTAAATGATAGAGTTATAGTAAATAACGAATTTACTTCTGGAAGTGGATTTTCAGCATATGTTTCAGAAATTTCAGGTGTTAATATATCATCCTATCAATTTGTAACTCAATTAGATCAACAGCTAATAAAAATTACAACCACACAGAATCATAATCTCGCTCAAAACGATGTTGTACTTTTTGCCAACTCTCAAATTGGCAGGAAAAAGGTATTTTCAGTAGATTCCAGCACTCAATTTTCAATTCCTTGCCCAGTAGGATTTGTCACTCAAAATTTAACCTTAACATATACAACTACTTCAAGAGGAGCATCAGGTTCTATTGTAAAGATTTTAATTTCAAATAAAGGCAATAACTATAAAAAACTCCCAGAAGTAGTTGGTGTGCAATCTGAAAATGGATATGGTGCATTGCTCCAACTAAACTCTTCTACTATTGGAAGACTATCATCTATTAGATGTGAATCCATTTATGGTGAACTAATTGGTGATCGAAAAGCTCAGTTTAATGTAAAGTTTCCATCTACTGCAAAACTTAAAAATAATTATCAAATTGCTAGAATTGATGTCATCTCTGGCGGAAATAATTATAGACCAACTGATAAAGTCAAAGTAAATGGTGTCGTTGACAATAATTATCAATTTAAAATTATAACTTCATCTGGTGTTATCACAGCAATTGAAGTAATTTATGGTGGCAATAATTTAAATGCTATTCCAACAATCACTATTCAAAGTGATTATGGAACTGGAGCACAACTAGAAGCAAAATTAGCAAGAAAATTACTATTTAAAAATGATACTTTAAATTTTGGTTCTTATTCTTCCCCAACGGGAACAGCCAAGGTAATCAATTTTGATGCTCAAACATCAACCTTAGAGTTTGAACTTGTATCAGGAGCTATCAATGAAAATGATACAATTTACTTTGCAAACAATGTAGTATATGGTCAGATATTTTCTATTAAATCTGCATCTGCATATGCTACAACATCACCATATGTTTCATTCCCATTCAAGTTTTTAGACAACTATGGTTTCCTGAATGACTCTTCTCAGAGAATTCATGATAGTGATTATTATCAAGATTGGTCATATACTATTGCGTCTACAAAAAATACTCTTGAGTGGCGTAATGAAGTAATTGCAAATACTCATCCATCAGGCTTCAAGCTATTTGGCAAAAATTTAATTGAAAACCAGAAGCCACTATTTAAAAGCCAACAAGACGTATTTAACAGCTCTGTAATATTTAAAGCCACTTTATCAAATCTTCTAAACTTAAATATAAAATTAAGTGACTGCAAGACTCAAAAAGTACTAATTGAGAACTATGCTGCATATGCAGTTGGAGATTTTGTATATGGAAATATTTCTGGAGCAACAGGTATTGTAAAAGATATCTCTGAAAGTTACATAGAAATTTTATTACTCGGAACCTCCTCATTTGTAGTAGGTGAGTACATTTTTGAGGTTTCAAGAGATTTTGCAGCTTTTGGTAATCATGAAAGCAATACTCTATTCACCTTTTATTCTGGCATTTTACAAAAACCAGTTGATTCATATTATGTTTCAAACAATAATTTTATTCCAAGATTCCCGCTCAACGCAGTAGATGAAATTGTTGCAAATAAGCTAACTAATGAATTCAGTGTGCTGGATTTTCAAGTTGTTGGAAATACATTAAAACTATTCAAAAATGGTGCTGCATTTAATCCTGGGTCCGCAGAGAAACTATTAATTTCAGTTAATGGTGTTGTGCAAAATCCAACATATACTTTATCTGGAAATATTGTAACACTGAGCACTGCACTTTCCACATCCGACACTATTTTTGTATTATATCAGCAAAATTTAAGAGTATTAACTCTATCTGGCTCTGGTACAAATTATACTATAAACTATACCCCAAGTTCTAGTTGCAATTTACTACTGTTTGCTAATTCTGTATACCAATCACAACTCTTAACTGATTTCTCTATCGTCGGTAATCAGGTATCTCTCTCAGAATCTGTAAATTCATCAAGTATCTTTGGTTGGTATATTGACGAGACAGTTACATGTTATCTTCTCAATGTCTCTACCCTCAGTGCAAACAAGATTCTAGATGTTAATAATTGCGAAGTTAAAAAATTAACTCAATATATTGAATCAAATGTAGTAAAAACCCCAGAGTCTTTATATCAAATAACCAAAGATCTTTTAGATGGAACTGTCTATGCAGATCCAGATAATACTACTGTATATGGATTTGATAGCAGATTTACCTATACAAATCCAGAATATTCAAGTAGTTATGTAGAAGTATTAAACGAAATAACTTTTAATGGATCTACAACAACATTTAATCTACGTTATACCGATGGGCTTCCATATGCACCAGTAAATGGAAAAAATACTTTACTTGTATATGTTAATAATCAAGTTGTAGATCAAGATCAATATACAATTTCAGGATCTACAATTACATTTAACCAGGCATATAGTGCATCTGCAAAGTGTACAATTATTGATTTCAATAGCAAATACTTAGCCAATAATACTTCTTCTAAATCAGCTAATTTAGATAGATTAAATGTAGTTCAAAATGGAACTAGAAAAACATTTAACCTATCTGATAAAGGTGTACCACAATATGTTAAAAATGTAGGTGATCTATTTGTAATTAAAAATGGAAATCTTAGAAGACCAGAAACTCAAGAACATTCTATCTCTTCCAATAAAATTACATTTGTCACTGCTCCAACTACAAATGATAATATTAAATTATGTTATTTTAACAGACAACTAGAACCAGAGAAAACTAAAAATGTAATTCTTGATTCCTTTATTTGTTTCAACGGAGTAAGAGCAACATTCCCAATTTCTTTAGATGGAATTTTGTTTGCTCCAATTACTGAGCATCATTTATTTGTAGTTAGAAACAGTGTATATCAAAAGCCAACTATTGATTATACTATTTCTGGCACAAATATTACATTTACAACCGCTCCTCTCTATGGAGAAGAGGTTTCCGTTTATTATTCATATGATGGATTAACTCAAAACTTTAAATTTGATGATTTGAGGATGTATACTGGCAGTCAGTCAACATTCTCTTTGACTAAAAATTATATTAGCACTACAGTGTATAGTGCTAGCCACTTACAAGTAGTCAGAAACGGAGTATATCAATATCCTGGTATTGATTATAGCGTTGGCGGAGTTTCTGATTCTAGGTACATTAATTTTGTAACTGCACCAACAAATTCAGATGATATCAGCATCGTAAATTATAAATCTGAAGATTTAGTTGATGTTACTAATAGATTTACTCAAATTAACACAACTTCTCTACAATATACTTCTCAAGCACCTGCAATTGATACTTCTGTATTCTTAATCTATGTAAATGGCATTCTTCAGGTTGGTAATTCATGGAGTTTTAATACTACTACTAATGTATTAACTTTCCAAGGTTTTGTAAGTCTTTCTCTCGATAAAGTACAAGTTTTAGCATTCAAGACTGCAAAGAGAATACTAGATCCTATTACTATTGTTTCTGGAACAACCACTTACAATTTACAAGTTAATAATTCTACCATAACAACAAGTCTTCCAACAAATAGTTCAGACTTACTAGTAAGCGTCAATGGAGTCCAGCAGCTACCAATTTCTGCGTACACTGTTTCTGGATCTACTATCACATTTATTGATTCAAATCTTCCTGTAGGCGGCTCTGTTTACATCTATCAAATTGGATCATCCACTTTTGATACTGAAGTTATTGATTATATTAATGATAATTATGCAAAATCAACATATAAACTACAAGTAAACTACAAGAGTTTTAATCCTCCAGCATCTTCTGACATTTTTGTATTGAGAAATGGAGTTCTACAGAATCCTGGCGAAGACTTTATTGCTGGAAATGGATATATCACATTCACCACAAATATTACTGGTGCAGATGATGTATACTTAGGATATCGTCATGGCACTACAGAAATTGCAATTAACAGCGTAAGTGGAACTACAGTAACACTGGCTACATCAATTCCATCCTCTCAATACAAAGATTTAGTTCTTCATATCAATGGAGTTCCTCAATTCTATGGAACTAACTTTACTATTTCTGGAAATGTCGTAACATTATCTTCTTCAGTTCAAATTGATTCAATTTTTGCAATTAAATATGTTCCAATAACTTTTATAGATCCTATCGAAGATTGTCCAAATTCAATCAGAACTAAATTTAGATTATTCTATAATGCTCAAAATTTAATTATTGCAAACATTTTGCAAGATGCAGATATTCTAGTGTCTGTAAATGGAATTATTCAATACCCAGGAGTTCAATATACAATATCTCCAAATAGAGGAATCATTGAATTCTTAACTCCTCCACAATTCACTGATCAAATTTTCATGGTTAGGATGAGTGGAAATGAAGTGGTTAATCTTACTTCTGTTTCTGGTTCAAATACTGTATATAATCTAAGTCAATCAATTCCAACACAGAGACAGGAAAATCTAGTAGTATTTTCAAACAATGCATGGAAATTTAATGAACTAGGAGAATATACTTATAACACCACATCAAGAATTACTCTAGCAGCTGCAAATACATCAACATACGTGTTTGGCATTAAATTTGCTGGAATATTCCATCTATTAGATCAAATTAATACACCATATAATGGATCCAATATTAAATTTAACCTATTCTTAAACCAGGAAAACTTTATGCCTCCTGGAACAATCGAGAATGATGTAATCCCATCTGAATCTAGTTTGGTTGTTGTTAAAAATGGTAAAATTCTGGATCCTGGAGTAGAATACACACTTCAGGGAGATATCAAGAGTCAAATTCAATTCTCAGTTGCTCCAATTTCAACTGATGTAATTTCAGTGAAGTGTGTCGGATCTTTCTTAAAACTTCTATCTATTACTTCTGGATTTGGCGGAAAAACCTACAGTCTTAAAAAACAAGACAATACTGCATATTATCCAAATGCAGGCATTAATCGTCCAAGATCCTATGAGAATCAAATTCTCGTAATTAAAGATGGAAACATTCAAAGCCCACTCTATGATTACTATGTTGACAACGACAAATTAATCTTTAACAATAACTTAACCGCATCAAAATTAGTCATTCTTGATTTTAGAGGTACTAAGTCAGATGTAAACATTGATAGTGTTTCATATCAAGTTAACGCTGGAGATAGAATTAAAATTGATGGTGAGCAGAATGAAAGAATTGTTTCTGAAGTAATATCTCCAACAGTCTTAAAAACAATTTCTTATGCTGGATCTAAGCCTTCTGGTTTTACTGGAACTGCTACCACATCTAGTGGCAAATTAACAGCAATTACTGTAACAAATGGCGGAAAAGGATACAAATACCCAGTTGTTCTCAGAACTTCTGGAAGTGGTCATGGAGCAAAAGCAACTGCATCAGTAAATAATACTCTTGGTGGTGCAATCCAAGCTCCAATTCTAATTCAATATCCTGGTTATAATCAATACGTAACTCAGAATGTAATCCCAACATCATATGCATACGCACAGAAGAGAACTCAGTTAAGTACTTCAAATGTAAAAATTGGAACTAAGTTAACTGCAAATATTAACTCTACGACTGAAGTTATTCCTCTTGCAAATGCACAAAACTTTGAGCAAAGTGATGCTGTAGTTAATATTACATCCTCTACTGGATCTGGAGCTACATTTAGAGCGTTTATAAGTAATGGAAGAGTTAGAAAAGTAGAAGTTCTAACTCCAGGAATTGGTTATGATGATAGAGACGCCGAGATTACCATCACTGGCGGTGGCGGAAGTGGTTGCGTTCTAGAAACAATTCTTGATAGTATGGGTAGAGTTACCTCTGTTGTTGTTAGAAATTCTGGAGAGGGATATGATGTGTTTAGAGTAATTATTGATAGGGATATAATTGAATATACTAATATTGTTTCAAATCAATTAGTGGGATGTACCAGATTACCATCTTCACTTGCCCACAACCAAGATGACATCGTATATTATGACAAATTTATATAATAAATAATCATAACAAAGACAAACTATAAGGACACCGAATAATGCCTTCATTAGTATCAGATAATTTTAGAATTTTTGCGTCTCAACAATTTATCGAGTCTCTAGAAGAGCCATACAACAGTTCTTCTGCTCCAACTTCAGAAGATGCTGTCGGTAATCCTACCGAATCAGCAGCATCTCAAGCTTACAGAAGCAAAATTTATCTTTTTATTGGACGTTCATATAACTGGAATGATACTACTGCAGGCGCTGTTGCAGAGAAATATGCAGGAGTTTCTACTGTATCCGACTTTTCTCCACCAAATCCAGTAGATTCATTTGATGAATTGAGTGAGATTTATGATGATATGATCGCTATCAAGAGAGTTACCCGAAGCGACGTATCAGAAGTAATTAGAAGAAGAGTGTGGCAGACTGGCGTAGTCTATGATATGTACAAGCATGATTATGGAACTGTGATCAATGGTCAGCCAAAAATTTCTGCAACTGGTCAATCAAAGCTTTATGATTCTCAGTTCTATGTGATGAATAAAGATTTCCAGGTTTATAAGTGCATCTACAATGGTCAAGATCCAGATGTAAACCAAAATGGAAAGGTTTCAACAGTAGAACCTACTGGGACAAGCACTAGTATTTTCACTACCTCTGATGGATATAAGTGGAAGTACATGTATACTATTTCCATCTCCGATTATATTAAATTTGTTTCTTCAGATTTTATCCCTGTAAGGAGAGATACATCTGTTCAAAACGCTGCAGTCGATGGGGCTATTCATCAAGCTCTGATCACGAATAGAGGAACAGGTCTTACAAATGGAACTTTCTATACACCAGTAATTGGTGATGGGACTTCTAAGTGTATCATTAGAGTTACAGTAGCTTCTTCTCAAATTACTGCTGCAGAAGTAGAGAATGCATATCTCGGTGCTGGATATACATATGGAATTGTTGATTTGACCAAGTGCTATTCAAGTGCTGCAAATGCAAATACTGAGACTGGCACTGTGACTAGCTTAGGCACCACTGCTAAACTTGAGGCTATTATTTCTCCTCCAGGCGGACATGGCTCAAATGCAATTTATGAGCTAGGTGGATTCAGAGTAATGATCAATAAGAGTTTAGACTTCCTAGATGGAAATGGTGATATTCCTATCAACATGCAGTTTAGAAGATTTGGTCTTATCGAAGATCCTCAAACTGTAGGAAACTTAGATTATACCGCTCCAACTGCTGCAGTTTGCAGAGCGATTAAGTTCCCATCAACCACCACAGATAATTTCCAAAATGGTGAAATTATCACTCAAGCTACTACTGGGGCAAAGGGAAGAGTTATTCATTGGGATCCAGTAGATAAAATTTTAAGATATTATCAAAACGAATATATTAGCACTACTCAAGATGGTGCTAATAAGAGCAAATTGATTGCATTCTCTGGAGCATATGCAATCACTGGAGCTACCAGCCAAATCACTGCAACTCCAGACACAGCATATAGCACAGCTCCAGGAACCGTTCTATCAGGAACTACATTTACTTCTGGATATTCAACTGGTGAAATCAAGAAATATAGTGGTAAAATCATCTATATTGAAAATAGAAAGCCAGTATTCAGATCTAACGATCAGATTGAAGATATCAAATTAGTGGTAGAATTTTAAAATAAATAATAAAAAACGACTATAAACTTTGAAGGTTTAAATAAATGCAAGATACAAATCTTAATTTGCAGCCATATTTTGACGATTTTGAGTCCTCTAAAAATTTTTATAGGGTTCTGTTTAAGCCTAACTATCCTGTTCAAGCCAGGGAGCTTACTACACTACAATCAATCCTTCAAAGTCAAATTGAAAAGTTTGGAAAGCATGTATTCAAGGAAGGTTCTGTCGTTATTCCAGGGCAGATTGGATATGATCTTCAATATAATGCAGTTCTAGTTCAGAATACTGTAAACGGAGTTTCTTTTGAAACTCTCAGAAAAAATTTACATGATAAAATTTTAGTAGGTGAAAGTTCAGGTGTAAAGGCTAAAGTTTTAAACAGTATTAGCTCTACTGAATCTGAAAAATCTACTGCAACTCTATACGTAAAATATGTTTCATCTGGTAATGTAGTTAATGGAGTTCAGCTAACTAAATTTACAAATGGTGAAACTCTTAGAGATGAAAATAACAATCCAGTAGCAGTCACTACTACTCAAAATGCATCTTCATTTGTGGGTAGTGCTGCATATATCACTTCTGGAGTTTTCTTTATTCGTGGATTCTTTGTAGAGGTTCCTACTCAAAATATTATTCTAGACCAATATAGCAATTTCTCCACATATAAAATTGGTTTATCAGTAGTAGAATCTATTGTAACCACCGATGAGGATAATTCACTATATGATAATGCTGTCGGTTCTCCAAACTTTACAGCTCCAGGAGCCGATAGATTAAAAATTGAAGCCATTTTAAGCAAACAAGATATTGATTTCCCAACAGACCCATCTTTCATTGAACTACTTCGACTACAAGATGGTAATCTAATTAAATTAGTTGAAAATTCACTTTATAATGAACTAGAAAAAAATCTAGCAAGAAGAACCTTTGACGAATCTGGAAACTATACTGTAAACAATTATACAGTAAATATTAGAGAAACATTTAATGATGGCGAAAATGAAGGAGTATATTCATTTAATGATGTTCTATTAGACGGAACTAAAGTATTAAATAGAACTCCAACTTCTACTGATGGCAAAGCAATTGACGGTAGAAATTACTACACTGTAGAATTATCTCCTATCAAAGCTTATGTAAAAGGCTTTGAAGTTAACAATACAGATAAAAAATATATTACTACAGAAAAACCAAGAAAGTCATTAGCACTTAACAATCAAGGTTTAGTATCAGCATTTGGCAATTATATTGAAATTGATACATCCACAGTTCAAGGATCAATTGTTCCTGGGACTACAGTTACTTTAAAGAAAACAATTAACTCTGTAGAGACTTCTATTGGTAAAGCTCTAGCTTTATCCCTAATTGTTGGTGGAAAATTATATCTTGCTGATATAACGATGTTTACTACCATTGTTACATCAGAAGCTTCTCCTGCAGTAGCAGCAGGAGATTTTGTTTTTACTAATACTGGATCAAGTGCAGTAGTAGAATCCGTAAATGGAACTACTATTGTATTGAGACAAGTAACTGGTAGCATTTCTCAAGGCTCTACATTTACAAATAGCAAAAATACTTCAACCTATACAATTTCTTCTGTTGACAACAATAAGATTGAAAATATTACAAATCTCAGCACTTCCAATTTTAGTGCTACAGTTAAACTTGAAGCTGTATCCGTTTCTGGTTCTACATTTAATGTAACTGGAACTTCATTGACTGGAGTAGGAACTAATTTTGCTTCAGAAGTACAAGTTCCTATGAAACTTCAAATTGGAACTTCTATTGTAACCGTTACCAATGTAACTTCAAGCACTATTACTTTTAGTGGCACTCTAACCAATGGCACATATTATAACATTAAAAAATTAGTACCAAAGGTAAAAACTACAGGCTCCAATTTCTTCACTAAAATTTCTAATACTTCTGTAAAATCATCTACAGATTTTACTTACTACAAAACTGTAACTGAAGTAAAGACCGTAACTAATGCTCTAGCTACTATCTCTACAACTTCAAATTTTACTATTTCTCCAAGTGATATCATTGTTACTAATAACAGTGGCGAAGTTCAATTCTCTGCAACTTCAACATCTGCAACATCTGTAAATATTTCAGTAAATGCTGCTTTAAATGGCACTTCTATAAATATCACTTACAAAGTAAGAGTAAATAATCCATCTCTCAGAACAAAATCTGCAAGTAAATTTAATTTCTTGCTTGTAGATAAAGTTAAAAATTCTACTAATACAATTTATGGAACCAGAATTTCTGATAGAGATGTCTCACTAAAATTCCCAGATGTTTATAGAATTCACGCTGTTCGTGAGGCGTTAAATTCTAATGCATCAAATGAAGATCTTTTTGATAGAGTTTCTGTAAATGATTCCACAGGATTAACTGCTGGGGATATTATTACGTATCAAAATATTAGTGCTAAAATTGTTTCTATTAATGGCAATACTTTATACGTAATTTATACCTCTGCAACTAAATTGCAGCCTGGAACAAACTTAACTTTATCCGTAGACGTTACTTCTGCAGCTCCAGTTGTAGGTAAGTTTATTACCTCAGTCACAAACGGAAATTATAGAGATATTACTGCAGATTTTGTTTTGAATAAAAATGATTCTGCAGAGTTTTACAATATTTCTAAGCTGACCAGACTACAGAATAGCCCATCTCCACAGAATAAATTTATTGTACTATTTGATTATTTCATTCACAATAATACAAATAATGATTTCTATTCAACAAATTCATATGATGTTACTCAAATTGAATATTCACAAATTCCACTATGCTTTGATGGCACTCCTTACACAGACATCGTAGATTTTAGATATGAAACTGTTCCTTCAACTGGATCTGGTGGCTCATTAATTACACCATATCAAGAATCTATTTCTGCATTTGACTCTCTTGGACTATCAAGAATAATTCCAAATTTTGCATTCCCAGGAGAAATTATTAGCCTAGATTATGACTATTATCTAGGAAGAATTGATAAAATTTTCTTAGACGAAAATGGAAACGTAATAGTATCTAAAGGTTCCGAGTCTCTAACTCCAAAAGACCCAGAGGATATTCCTAATGCATTACATTTAGGAACACTAACTATTCCTCCATATATGAAGTCAGTTGCAGATGCAACTCTAAGATTGGTTGAATCTAAGCGTTATACTATGAGAGATATCGGTTCAATTGACAGAAGATTGCAAACTGTTGAAGAACTCACTTCACTAAATCTTCTTGAAATTGGAACCAATAGTCTTACTATTGTAGATGAGGATGGCAATAATAGATTCAAAACTGGTTTTGTAGCAGACAATTTCAAGACTACTGATTTAGCAGATTTGAATAATGTTGCTTATACCGCATCTATTGATACTGAAAATGCTTTACTACGTCCATATCCTTATGTTACCAACGTTGAATTAAAGCCAGTTTCTACTGGAACTACAACAAAACAAACTGGAACTTTAGTAACAGTTCCATATACAGAAATTCCATTTATTACTCAAAGTTATGCAAGTAGAGTAGAAAATTTACAGCCATTTGAAATTATCCAGTGGTATGGAGATCTTCAACTTGATCCTGAAAAGGATGTGTGGTTTGATACTATTAGAACACAAGGACAGGCTCAGAGAATTGACCTAAGCGAGCCAATTAGATTCCTATTTGATAATAGTAGTGCTAGAGGAGAGCAGTGGGGAGCATGGACCAACACTGGAGCTGCTAGAACTGGTGGTGGTACAAATGTATTCCAAGAAAGAACTGGTGTTAATAATACCTTCTCTACATTAACACAGGATATTCAGGTAGGAGATTCAATCAATTCTATTACAGCTTCAGAATTTGTAAGATCTAGAATTGTTGAATTAGTCTCAACAAAATTAAAACCAAATACAGTATTCCACTTCTTTGTCGATGACAATTTAAACAATTCTATCATCTTCCCAAAAGAAATTACTGGGATGACATCTAGAAATGGAGCGTTTGTCACTGGCGAAGTAGTAGAATTATATAATATTCCACCTAGCGGAACTTCTACTCTTGCAATTCCACCAATTAATCCTGTAAGAGCTACAGTTGTTACTTCTACTCTTGGATCATATACTGCAGTTACCACTTTCCTTAAAATTGATAATATTACAACTAGAGATGGTTCTGAACTAAGTCCAGATAGACTTGGAGATACAGTTCAAATCAGAGGGTTAACTTCTGGAGCTACTGGAACAATAACATTTAATGGAGCTAGAGTTAAATCAGATTCAAGAGGAACAGTTGATGCTTTTGTAATTATTCCACCAAACACATATAGGACTGGAGAAGCTATCTTCAAACTTTGTGATCAAATAACTGGAACATCCATTTATGGCATTTCAGATTCTAGTTCCCAAGCTACATACGATACTATGGGAACTAGAGTATCTCTGACAAGCAACGTAGTATCTCTCACAACTCCACAAATTACCTCAACTCCAATTAGAGGAACCAGAACTGTATTCATTCCAGATCCACCACCACCTCCACCAGCAGGGGGCGGAGATCCTCTAGCACAATCATTCTTGGTTGATATTGAAGGTGGAATGTATATAACTTCCATCGACTTATATTTCCAAACAAAGGATGAAACTCTTCCAGTTTCTATCGAGATTAGAACCATGGAAAATGGTACTCTAACTAGTACTATTGTTCCAAATGGAATTACTACTGTTCAAGCTGCAGACATTAAAATTTCAAATAATGGCTCAGTTGCAACTAAATTTACTTTCCCATCTCCAGTATACCTAAACCAGAATACAGAATATGCATTCATGGTAAGAAGCGTATCCAAGAACTATAAAGTATGGATCTCAAGATTGTCTGAGGTAGATGTACTTGGAGGATTTATTATTGACAAGCAGCCATATTCTGGCTCACTCTATAAGTCTCAAAACATGTCTGTCTGGACTCCAGATCAATTTGAAGACATGAAGTTTGTTCTGAATAGAGCAAAATTTGCTACTGGAGCAACTTATACTTGCAAGCTATCAAATAAGCCAGTTAATGATGCGTCATTACCTGCAAATGCACTTAAGTTTACTCAGTCATCTGGATCAATTGAAGTCTATCATCCAAATCATGGCATGAATAGCATTCAAAATTATGTTAAAATTTCATCAGTGCTCTCAAATGCACCTCTAACCACGTTAAATACTGCGATTACAACTGCCACTCAAACAGGACCACTCACAGTAGGAAATGCATCTGATGCTACTTGGACTACAATCGGAGAGGCTGCAGTTTCATCTACAAATCCAGGATTCATTTTAGTCAACAACGAAATTATCAAGTATACTGGAATTTCTGGAAACACCATTACAGTTCCTGCAGATGGAAGAGGTCAATTTGGAACAACTGCTGCGGTTCATGCAGCAGGTGCTACATTATACTGCTATTCCATCAATGGAATTCCACTATCAGAAATCAATAAAACTCACAAAATTACTGAATTAATTGACTTGGACAGATACAAAATTAGTGCTGGCGTAAATGCTAACTCAAGTACTGTTGCTGGAGGTTCTAACATAAAAGCATCCAGAAACATTCAATTTGAAGAACTATATCCAAACCTAAATATTCTTTCTATTCCATCTACTAGTGTTTCTGTTGGATTTGAAAGTATCACTGGAAATAGTCCATATCAAACAGGATCCTCATTTGCAAGCATTGCTGAACAGCCTGTTCAAAACAGACAATACAATGAACTAACTACAACTAGATTAGTTGCGTCTCCAACAAACTCAAATCAATACTTTAGCTCAACCGAAGCTTCAACTCTAACATTTAATATCAATCTTTCAACTGAAAAGGATAATATTAGCCCTGCGATTGATGTTGCTGGCTCATCTGCTATTGCAATATCAAACAGAATTATTCGCAAAGTATTAAATAATGCGGTAGATATTTCTGCAGAACTCACACCTTCATCAGGAATATATTCATCATACATAACCAAAAAAGTTACACTTCAAAATACTTCAACTTCAGTAAAAGTTCTTCTAGATGGTATCCGAGCACAGGGACTAAACGGAGAATACTCCGACATTAAAGTATTTGTAAAGATCTACAGTGAAGGAAATCTAGGAGTATTTGATTCCATGAATTATATTGAAGTTCCTGCAGTTTCATACCCAAGATCAACAAATTCTAAAGAATACAAGGCATTTGATTTTGAATTGAAGAACCTACCAGAGTTTAAAGAATTTGCAGTTAAAATCTGCATGGTTAGCGGAGATCAAACTAACATTCCTAAGATTAGAAACTTTAGAGCTATTGCACTTGCTGTATAATATGGATAAACTAATGGTTGATGGGCACCCAGGTCTTTATAGAGATATGAAAAGTGGTGCCATTGTAAATGATAACTCTTATGAGTATGAGTCTTATATGAAACAGTATCAAGCAAGACAACATAAATCATATAGAGTAGATAAAATTGAAGAAGATTTGAATAATCTCAAATCAGAAATTGGTGAAATTAAATCTTTGCTTTTACAATTAAATGGACGAATTACCTCTGGCTAAGCAGTTTGCGCTTCAAAAAATTTATAATGACATCGACACATTGAATGAAGAGCAGGCTAAAAAGATAGCAAAAGACTTTGCTAGATTATATTATACTCATCAGCATGTTGCCATGAATATGCTTCTAAAAAAATAGAAAGAAAAAGGTCTCCTTATAAATACTAGGGAGACCTCTCTATATAAATATTTTTAAATGGCAGCTGTAAAAAATCTGTATATTGACCAGGGCTCTGATTTCAACGCTCAAATTACAATTTATGATGACAACAATGCTCCCTGGGATTTGACTGGATACACTGGTCAAGCTAAAATAAGGAAATCTTATTATAGCACAAATTATGTAAATTTTACAGTATCTTTTCCTGTTATCAGAACTACTGGAACTGTTATTCTTGATTTAACTTCTGCACAAACTTCTTTATTAGAACAAGGCAGATACTTATATGATGTAGTACTTACCAATTCTTCTGGTAAAAAAACTAGAGTTATAGAGGGAATTGTTACTATCAATCCTGGAGTAACATGAAAACAAAAGTAACGGTTTCAAATCAGCCACAAGTAATAACTGTTGCACAAAATGCAGCACAAAAAATATCTTCGTTAAGTGATGTTGATGCTTTAAACGCACAACACGGAGCCCTTTTACAATATGATGCCACTGTTGGGGCTTGGGTTGCTTCTAATATTATAGAACGTAATGGTCTAACCATTAATTGCGGTAACTACTAAACCATCAGGGAAACAGAAATGGCAACTATCATTAAAATTAAAAGATCCTCTGGAACTGGACAACCAAACCTTGGACAAGGTGAATTAGGTTATTCCTGGGGTACAGCGACCTATACCGATGCTCAGAGTGCTACGGTAACATCTTATGGTAAGATGTACCTAGGCACTGGCACTGAGTCTGGAGGTATTGCAGCCAATATTGAAGTTATTGGCGGTAAATACTTCACTGACATGCTAGATCATGGGCATGGAACACTGACTGCCAACTCTGCACTGATTGTAGACTCATCAAAGAGAATTAACGAGTTTTACGTTGATAATTTAGGATTTGATGGGAATACAATTTCCTCAACCAATACTGATGGAGATATTAACCTAGATCCAAACGGTGCTGGAGAAGTAGTAATTCCAGATGATACTTATCTAACATTTGGAACCAGCAAAGATACAAAAATTAAATATGATGAAGCCACTGATGACCGTCTAGAGGTCACAGGTGCAGATTGGAACTTTGCGAATGGCGTTGCAATTAGCATTAGCGATAATACCCCATCATCTTCAACTACAACTGGTGCTCTAACAGTTGCGGGTGGTGTTGGTATTGGAGAAGATCTATATGTTGCAGGTTCTGCATATGTAGGATCACTTGCAGCTCCTTCAGACTTCACCATTTCTGGAGATCTAACTGTCCAGGGTGGAGATATCAATTTAACCCAAGTAGCTACAAATATTAATCTAAAAGATAATACTGTAGATGCTCTTGCAATCAAAGAAGGAACAAACGTTTATCTTGACATTACAACAACTGATAACGCTGAGAAAATTACTCTTGGTAATTCTCTAGCTTCTGTAGATGTTGTAGTTGAAGACAACGTTAGTGGGGCATTTATAGTAGCTCAAGGAGCAAATCAATATATTGCTGTTGATACAACTAACGAAGCAGAGCTACTAGTTTTAGGTAACTCAATAGCTGCAGTAAGAACAGTAGTTCAAGATGCAGATGCAAATGCATATTCTGTAAAAGAAGGTTCTAATTTTTACCTAAATGTTTCCACACTTGATGGTAATGAATCAATAACTATTGGTAACAACATTGCATCTGTCAATCTAGATGTAGAAGATAACGCCGCAAATGCATTTAAGGTTGCTGAAGGAGCAACTAATTATATTAATGTTGCAACTACTGACAATGCAGAAGTTATCACTTTTGGTAACTCACTATCTACAATTAATAACGTAATTGAAGATAATACTGCTGCTGCATATACAATCAGCCAAGGTGCAAATACTTACTTTAAAGTAGATACTACTGATGCTAGTGAATTAATCACACTAAGCATCGGTAATGTTGTAATTGATAATGATCTACAAATTAAGGGTGGTGATCTAACAACTAATCAGACTACCTTTAATCTATTAAATGGTACTGCGACAACTGTAAACTTTGCGGGTGCTGCAACCACAATTGAAATTGGTGCCGCAACTGGTACTACCAATATTAATAATAACCTTGATGTTGACGGAGATGTTAACATTGACGGCGGAGACCTAACAGTTTCAACTTCAACCTTCAATCTTGCTACTACAAATGCAACTACAGTAAATGCATTTACCTCTGCTACAACTCTAGAGCTTGGTGCTGCTACTGGAACAACTAACATCAACAATAACCTTGATGTTGATGGAGATGTCAATATTGATGGTGGGGATCTCACAGTATCCACTACAACCTTCAATCTTGCAAACACTAACGCAACCACCGTAAACTTTGCTGGTGCTGCTACTACTATTGAGATTGGTGCTGCTACAGGTACTACCAATATTAATAATAACTTAGATGTTGACGGAGATGTTAACATTGATGGTGGCGATCTAACTGTATCTACCACTACATTTAACTTAGCAAACACAAATGCAACTACAGTAAACGCATTTGGCGCTGCAACAACCATTAATTTCGGTACTGCTGCTACTACAACAGATTTTGGTGATCTAAAAATTAATGGATCTACAATTTATGGAGACACCAATGGTCAAACTATTACCCTTGACCCTTATCCTGCTGGCGGAGATGCTGGTGGTGATGTCATTGTACGAGGCAACTTCAAGGTAACTGGTACAACTACTACTGTAAATTCTACAGTAATGACAGTTAATGATCCTATCTTCACTCTTGGAGATGCGATCAGTGAAAAAGTGTTGACTTCATCTGCTGCAAATGGAGCAACAACTTTAACTTTAGATAATACCACTGGTCTTAATACTGGTGATATTGTCAGTGGTAGTGCTAACATTCCTGCAAATACCACAATCACCGTAACTTCAGGAACTCAAGTTACTATTAGCAATGCTTTAACTGGCGGCATTTCATCTGGCACCGAATTAACTTTCACTCAAGGTGCTGATGATAATATGGACCGTGGTATCGAGTATAGATACTATCGTGATAGTCTAAAAACTGGCTTCTTTGGTTATGACGAGTCTGGAATTAGTGAAGATGTAGTAACATACTATTTTACATACATTCCAGATGCTACTAATAGTGGAAACGTATTTAGTGGAACAAGAGGTAGTGCATACTTCAAGACTGTAAAGCTAGATGATGGTATTACAAATGGTATTCCATTCTTCGATGCATACAAGAGAATTACTACCACTGTTGCTGCAGGAACTGCAGACGCATCAACTTCAAACCAAATTCTAACTGTAAATGGTTCTGGAGTTCCAGTTTGGACCACAACTCTCGATGGAGGGACCTACTAATCATTAATTGGAGAAAATTATGAATCAAGATGAAATTAGCAATTTAATAGGTGTGATGCAAAAGAAAATCAATGAATTGACATCACAAAATATTATGTTTGAGGCTAAAATAATTTACCTCAATAGTGTTATCACTAAAATGACTACAGAATCTTCAGTATCTGATGGAGGAGCTTTTGGCGAAGATTCTCCATCTATCCAAAAAGAAGCTTCCAAAACTAGAAGGTCAGCATAATGGCAAAACCAAGTAGTAGAGTACAATTAAAAGAATATTGTCTTCGTAAACTTGGAAAACCAGTGATTGAAGTCAATGTGGATGATGATCAGATTGAAGATCTGATTGATGATACCATTCAGATTTATAATGAAAGAGCGTATGGTGGTATGGAAAGAATGTACCTCAAGTACAAACTTACTCAAGAAGATGTTGATAATGGAAAGAAAAGAAACTTTACTACTACTCAAACTGATACCAACGATTCTGATAGTTTAAGAACTTTAAACTTTGAAGAAGGAAGAGGATATTTAACTGTTCCAGATCATATTATTGGCGTTCAAGGCATTTTTAAAGTATCAAATGCTTTCGTCAATAATATGTTTGGATTTAGATATCAATTTTTCCTAAATGACTTTTATAATTTTTATTCATATGATATTATGAATTATTACATGGTCTTAACTTATCTTGAGACCTTAGATTTTATGTTGGAAGGAAATAAAGATATCAGATTTAATAAAGTTCAAAATAGACTTTACATAGATTTAGATTGGGGAATGCAAAGTGTTGATGACTTTATTGTTATTGATTGTTATAGAGCATTAGATCCTAACACATTTACTAAATTATATAATGAAATGTGGGTTAAAAAATATTTAACTTCACTTATCAAAAAACAGTGGGGGCAGAACTTATCAAAATTTGAAGGTATTCAAATGCCAGGTGGAGTAACTTTCAATGGTCGTCAATTATATGATGATGCAACAGGAGAATTAGATAAACTATACGAAGAGCTTCTAAGTACATATGAACTGCCTCCACTTGATATGGTAGGATAATGAAAAACGTTTATTTTTCACATGGGACATCATCAGAACAGAGACTCTATGAGGATTTAATCATTGAGTCTCTGAAAATTTATGGTTTTGATGTGTATTATTTGCCAAGAGAATTTTCAGATGATGATAGATTATTCAGAGAAGATCCTCTTGCATTATTTGATGAAAACTACATGATCGAAATGTATGTTTCCAACTATGAGGGATTTACTGGAGAAGGGACTTTATTAACTAAATTTGGAGTACGTATTGCAGAAGAGGCAACATTTATAATTTCAAAGAGAAGATGGGAAGATCTAATTTCATCATCAAATAATTTACTCACCAATGAAAGACCTAATGAAGGTGATGTAATTTATTTTCCACTTACAAATCAACTATTTCAAATTAAATTTGTAGAGCACAATAAGCCATTTAGACAGCTAGGACAGATTGCAACTTATCAACTAGTCTGTGAAGTAATGGAAGATTCCAGTGAAAGATTTGAAACTGGAATTGATGAAATTGATAAAATCAGAAGGGATGAAGGATATTCTATCACATTCAAACTTACAGATGGTCTCAAGCAAATTAATGTTCTCAGTGGAGGAACTGGTTATACTGCGTCTGGAACTACTGTAACTTTTGGTACTGTTAATGGAGCGACTGTTGCTCAAGCTGCTGCTACGGTTTCAGCAGGAGTAATCACAGGGATTAAAATTATTCAACCTGGATCTGGATATAATTCTGTTCCTGCAGTAATTATTGGTGGCGCTGGAAATGGTGCTACTGCACAAGCTGTATTAGCACCAAAAGGAACTTATAAATTTGAAGAAATTGTAACAGGTTCTAGAAGTGGAGCTAAAGGAAAAGTTATAAGGTATGATGTAACAAATAAAGAACTTGAGCTTATAGATATAGTAGGAAAGTTTCAAGACGGAGAAACTCTAGTCGGAGGAACTAGTAATGCAGAGTGGGTAATCAATACCTTTAGCTCTATTGAAAATGAAAATGATGACTTCAACGAAAACAAATGGTTTGAAGATGAAGGTGATAAAATTATCGACTGGTCTGAAAGAAATCCATTCGGTGAATATTCAAATATGGGAGAATTTTAATGTTAGGCACACACTTTTATAACGAATCAATTCGTAAAACAATTATTGGATTTGGCACTTTATTCAATAATATAGAACTTAAAAGAAGAGATAAGGATGGAGTTGTTCAGCAATCCATCAAGGTTCCTTTTGCATACGGACCTACAGAAAAATTTCTAGCTAGAATAGACGCAGAACCAAATCTAGATAAAAGAAGGCCAACTCAAATTCAGTTACCTAGAATTTCATTTGAATTGAAAGGTATTTCATATGATCCTACAAGAAAGTTAGGACCAACTCAGGTATGCAGAACTCCAAAAAATGGAGAGACTGAGATATCTTATTCACATTATATGCCAGTTCCTTATAATCTAGATTTTGAACTTGCTATCATCAGCAAAAATAATGATGATGCTGTTCAAATTTTAGAGCAAATTTTACCTTTCTTTCAACCATATTTTTCAATTACAATTAATATGGTTGCAGAAACAGACGAGAAGAAAGATATTCCAATTTTACTAAACAATGTAACTATTCAAGATGAGTATGAGGGAGATTTTAGAGTCAGAAGAACTATTATTTACACTCTAACATTTACTGCAAAGTCATACATTTACGGACCAGTTACAACATCAGATGTAATTAAGAAGGTCAATGTTGATATTGGAACCGCAATTAATGCCAACAGATATGTTACATATAGTGTAACTCCAAAAGCACTAGAAGATAATAATAATGATGGAATTATTAATGCATTAGATGACGCTCTAGTAGAACCAGACGATGACTTTGGATTTAATGAACTTTGGACTGAATAATTATGTCAACATTCGATAAACTAGATGACGCTTTTAATATTGTCCCTCAAGATGCAGTTTCTGAAGCAGAGATTGTAAAACTTGAGAATGATTCAAAAGATATTGAAAAGGACTATGAATACAGCAGAGGACAATTATACAATTTAATTGAAAAGGGTCAGGAAGCAATTGACGGTATTATGGATGTAGCTAGAAATAGTGATCACCCAAGAGCATACGAAGTTGCATTTCAAGGCATCAAAAATATTGCTGACATGACTGATAAATTAATTGATTTACAGAAAAAAATGAAGACAATTGAAGAAGATATTCCTTCACGAAAGGGTCCATCTACTGTAAATAATACAATGTTTATCGGAAGCACCGCAGAACTTCAAAAGTTTCTAAAGCAATCAAAAATAAATAATACAGAAGAATAGGAGTATCTTAATGTCTGTTTTAAAAGTACTGCTGATGCATCTGATGCTATTCATGTAGCTTGGGGTGGAAATCCAACTGCTGTAGACGGAAATGATTTTCACATTCCAAAAGAACAGTCAGAAATAGTTAAATGTGCTACTCCAAAAAGAGTACAAATTATCTCTATTGATAAAGGTGCTGCAAATACTGTATTGAATCTAAACTTGGGTGGCGGCAGACCAGGACATCCATTTGTTGTTGGAGATTATGTAACACTAACTGGATCTTCTGTTGCAGCTTATAATACTGGAATTGCACATCTTGCCGTAACTGCAGTAACCGATACCAGCATTACAGTAGCATTAGATTCATCTACATATGCAAATTTTACTGGAACTGCAACTCTAAATAATTCAATTAAATTCTCAGTAAAACCAGATGGTAATGGTGCTGCTGTTGGTCATATTACTGAAGTTCAAATAGTAGGTGGATAATGGCTAAGCTGAGAGTTCCTACAGAAAAGGAAATCGCCAAAAAACATGGCGTTTCTGTTGACTATGTTATTAGACAGGCAGAAATCGGATCTACCGTAGAAAGAGAGCACGTAACTACTCACGAAGAGGCTTATGGAATTGCTCTCCAACATATTGCTGAATTTCCTAATTACTACAAGCATTTATTAAAGATGGAAAAGCAACTAAAATCTCAATGGAAAGATGGAAAAAAATCCGTCAAAGAAGAGAAAGAAGAAGTTCGTTATTGCCATCTTTGTGAAAAAGAAGAGACTAAATCTGAATGTTCATATGGCCCAAGCGCATGGGAAATGAATAGCAGGCAGTTAAAAATGAACGAAGATCATAAGGAAATTAATAGTGGAAAGATGAAAGACCATGAAGGTTACATGGCAAATCTTGAGATGGATCAAATGGAAAGATCCATTGCAATGCTTCGTAAAATTATTCGTAAATCTGATCATCAACTACCTGCTTGGGTTCAATCTAAAATTACAAGAGCTGCAGACTTTATTGATACAGCGGCAGAATATCTTTCTTCTGATGAAAAATTAAGTGAGCAAAAATCTTTTTCGCAATTTATTAAAGAAGCTAATAATGTAAGTTTTGAGATTGGTTCTGGACATAGTGCTGCCAGAAGACAAGCAAAGATTAGAAATCTCGCAAAAGGAACTACCAATCCAGGTGAAAAAGACGTAGCACAAAAAAAGCTAAAGGGTCCAAGTCTTCCAATGAAAGAAGGCGCTGCATGGACTCGTAAAGAGGGTCAGAATAAAAAAGGTGGTCTTAACGAAAAAGGACGCAAATCATACGAGGCTCAAAACCCTGGAAGCGACCTCAAAGCACCTTCAAAGAAAGTTGGAAATCCTCGTAGAGCATCATTCTGTGCAAGAATGAAGGGCATGAAGAGTAAGCTAACTTCTTCTAAAACTGCCAACGATCCAAATTCAAGAATCAATAAATCATTAAGAGCCTGGAATTGTTAATTTTATAAACAAATATTATGAGTGATAGATCTAGTTATAAGGGTAATCCCAACTTAAAACCTTCAAACGTTCAGATTCAATTTACTTCTGAACAACTAGAAGAATATTTAAAGTGCCAAGAAGATCCAATCTACTTCGCAAAAAAATATATCAAAATTGTTTCTCTTGATGAAGGTCTAGTCCCATTTAAAATGTGGGACTTTCAGGAAAAATTAATTAGCAATTTCCACCAGCACAGATTCAATATTGCAAAGCTTCCAAGACAGACTGGAAAATCAACTACGGTTGTTTCTTATCTGTTACACTATGCTTTATTCAATCCCAACGTAAAAATCGCAATTCTTGCAAACAAAGCAGAGACTTCACGGGAACTACTGTCTCGACTCCAGTTATCATATGAAAACCTACCTAAATGGCTACAGCAGGGCGTGGGTTCTTGGAACCGTGGATCTCTTGAGCTAGAGAACGGATCCAAGATTATTGCTGCTTCTACCTCATCATCTGCTGTCCGAGGGAACTCCTTCAACATCATTTTCCTTGACGAGTTTGCGTTTATTCCAAACCATATTGCAGAACAGTTCTTTAGTTCTGTATACCCCACCATCTCGTCTGGTAAGACTACCAAAGTTATTATTATTTCCACTCCAAATGGAATGAATATGTTCTACAAGTTCTGGCATGACGCAGAACGAGGGAAGAACAGCTACACACCACTGGAAGTTAATTGGTGGGATGTTCCAGGAAGAGATCAGAAGTGGAAAGAAGAAACTATTGCAAACACTTCTCAACGACAGTTTGAGCAGGAATTTGAATGTACCTTCTTAGGATCTGTTGATACTTTAATCAACCCAAATAAACTTCGTACTATGGTCTATGACGATCCATTGAAGCGAAGTGCTGGATTGGATGTGTATGAAGATGCTATAGAAGGACATGATTATGTAATGACTGTTGACGTTGCTAGAGGAGTTGGAAATGATTACTCAGCATTTACTGTAATGGATGTAACCACTATTCCATATAAACTAGTAGCTAAGTACAAAAATAATGAAATTAAACCTATTCTATTTCCAAATATTATTGATACAGTTGGAAGAAATTATAACAATGCTAATGTTCTAGTAGAAGTTAATGATATTGGTGGACAGGTCGCAGATATTCTTCAATTTGATCTGGAATACGACAATCTTCTCATGTGTGCTATGAAAGGTCGTGCAGGTCAAATTGTGGGAACTGGATTCTCCAACAAAGCACAGCTAGGAGTCAAAATGACCAAGGCTGTGAAAAAGTATGGTTGTGCTAACTTGAAAGCAATGATTGAAGATGATAAATTATTAATTCCTGATTACGATATTATTAGTGAACTTACAACCTTTATTCAAAAAAGCGATACATTTTCGGCAGAAGAAGGTTGCAATGATGACTTGGCAATGTGTCTAGTTATTTTCTCTTGGCTATCAACTCAACCATATTTTAGAGAGTTAACTTCAAATGATGTTAGGAAAAGAATTTTTGAAGATCAAAGAGAAGCTATCGAGCAAGATATGGCTCCATTTGGTTTTATATTGGATGGCTTAACAGATTCAGAAACTACTTTTGTGGACAACAAAGGGGACTATTGGACAGCAGCAACTAGTAATAATAGCTGGAATGTTGATGAATATGGGGATATGGCGTACATGTGGGAATATAAGTAGTTCAAAATATAAAGATAAATAAATAGTTTTGAGAAAAAAATCTCATAGAGGTAATAAACATGGCGTTTGCTTCACCTGGAGTATCTATTAAAGAAATTGATTTAACTCCAATTGTTAATGTATCTGATCAGAATATTGGTGCGGTTGTAATCGCTGCAGAAACTGGTCCTGTAGATACTGTAACTTTTGTATCTAGTGAAAGAGAGTTAGTTGATACATTTGGAAGACCAAATGAGTACAACTATGAGTCTTGGTTTGCAGCATCAACAATCATCGAGTATGGCGGAATTGCTGCTGTTATTAGACCAACTAGCTCAAGCATCACTCTAAATTCATCTTCTGATGCTGGACTATCAAGCTTTATCATCAAGAGCAAGTTTGAATATGACAATTTAGCTAGTGCTGTTCCAACACCACCATCTTTTAAGTTTGCTGGTAGAAGTGCTGGTTCAAAATTAAACTCACTCAAAGTAGTTGCAGTTGATCACGGTGCAGATCAAGTAATTAGTTATAGCGGAACCGATCCTTCAGTATCTGCAGGAGATGCAATTGTAATTAAAAAAGGTAGCACTACTGTAGGAACTGGTTGGGTTTATAAGTCAAACACTACAAATAATACTCTTCATATTATTTTAAGTGATAGTACAAAGAGAATTCCAACTTCAAATGATCCAACCAATGGGTATCCAGCATATAGCATTACTGACAATGCAGGAACTCCAGTAACTTTAATTGCAGCTGGTGAAATTAGTGCAGCACCAGATAATACCTACTATGATACTCTAGAGTATGCTCCAGGTCAAAAGTGGAGAGATGTTGCTGCTCAGCCAGGAACATCTTCATCTGTAGCTTCAAAAGGCGGTAAGTTTGATGAAATGCACATTCTCGTTCTGGACGAGGATGGAATTATCACTGGAACACCAAATACAATTCTAGAGAAGTTTCTATTCGTTTCTAAGGCGAAAGATGCTAGCACCCTAGATGGATCACTAGTATACTTCCATTCAGCTCTAGCAGAGAGATCAAAGTACGTATTCCCAGGATTTTCAACTGGTCTTGATTTCATCGGAAATTCTAAGGTAACTCTAGAGGGCGTAACTAATGCTGCTATCGGTGAAACAAACAGCTCAAATAAGGCATATTCACTAATCGTAAGCTCAGGAGCACCAGTACTAGGATTTAGCCTAAGTGGTGGTCTAGATTACGATTTCGCAAACGATCCTGCAGACATCGAGATTGCAGTTACCAATGGATATGAGATCCTAAGAGACTCAGAGGCTTTCAACGACATTGACTTCCTAGTTCCAGGAAAAATTAGTGCAGATAGAGCAGTCAAGATTATTGACATTGCAGAATCAAGAAGAGATTGCATGGCAGTAATTTCACCTAGAAGATCTGATGTAATCAACAGCTCAACCAATGCGGTTAAGACTGAGAACATCATCGACTTCTTCAGTGGTTTACCAAGCAGCTCATTTGCAATCTTCGATTCTGGTTACAAGTACATCTATGATAAGTTCAATGATACTTATCGTTATGTTCCTTGTGCTGCTGACGTAGCTGGTCTTTGCATTAATACCACAATTAATTCAGAGACTTGGTTCTCACCTGCTGGATACAACAGAGGAAACCTAAGAAATGCAACCAAACTTGCATATTCACCAAAGCAAGCAGAAAGAGACAGACTATACACAAATAGAATTAACCCAATCGTATCCTTCCCTGGCCAAGGAATTGTTCTATTCGGTGATAAGACTGCACTATCTTCTCCTAGTGCTTTCAACAGAATCAATGTTCGTAGACTATTCATTGAACTTGAGAAGAACATTGCTACTTTCTCCAAGTTCCAACTATTTGAAATTAACGATGAAGTAACAAGAAGTTCATTTAAGGCTGCTGTTGAGCCTTATCTAAGAGGGGTTCAGGGAAGAAGAGGAATCTATGACTTCCTCGTTGTATGCGATGAGACCAATAACTCTGCAGATGTGATTGATAGAAATGAGTTCAATGCTGAGATTTATATTAAGCCTGCTAGAAGTATTAACTTCATCACCATTACTTTTGTAGCCACAAGAACTGGCGTTTCCTTTGGCGAACTAACTCAGTAATTATTTTTTCGTAAACCATCTAGGAGAAAAAAATGGCTAAAAGTATTTCAGATTTCAAATCATATCTAAAGAAGGGTGGTGCAAGACCTAATCTATTCCTAGTTAGACTAAACTTCCCTTCTCAAATTAGTCAGATTGCAGATATCGGAACTATCACTTCTGCTACCAATTTGACTACTCAAGCAGAGTTCATGGTCAAAACTGCTCAGATTCCTGCATCAAACATTGGAACTATTGAAGTTCCTTTCCGTGGAAGGATGCTCAAAGTTGCTGGCGACAGAACATTTGAGCCATGGTCAGTGACAGTTGTAAACGACGGTCAGTTCCAAATCCGCCAGGCATTTGAAGCATGGTCAAGAGGTATCAATGCTCTAACTGAAAACGTATCCCAACTAGGATATGGTGCAGATGGTGGAGCTTCATACTGTGTTGACATGACTGTATATCAACTCAGCAGAGACGGTCAAACACCAAGCAGAACTCCTGCAAATCCAAACAATGTAGGTGTAGACGGCATGGAAGTAGTCCGTGCATATAAGTTCTACGATGCTTGGCCTTCATCACTTTCTTCAATTGATCTCTCATTTGAAGCAAATGATCAGATCGAAGAGTTTACTGTTGAATTCCAGTACAACTTCTTTGAGACTACTAGCACCGCTCTTTGATAAGCTAAATACATAAAAGAGTTTTAGGATTATTATGACCCAATTATTTGGTTTCTCTATTGAAGACAGAAAGAAGAAACCAGCAAAGGCGTTTTCGCCTGCGCCTCCTAATGATGATGATGGCACCTCGGTAGTTGCCGCAGGTGCCTATTTTGGTCAGTATCTAGATCTAGATGGAGTTGGCCAACACAATAATGAATTTGAGCTGGTAAGGAAATATAGAGAAATTGCATTACACCCAGAAGTAGATAGCGCCATTGATGATATTATCAATGAAGCGATTAGTAGTGACTTGGACTATGCTCCAGTTACAGTAGAACTTTCTACTCTAGAAGCAAGTGATAAAATTAAAAAATCTATTAGAGAAGAATTTGGCAATATTTTAAGACTTTTAAATTTTGATAAAAAGTGCCATAATATTTTCCGCCGCTGGTATATCGACGGCAGATTATATTACCACAAAATTATTGATTTTGATAAGCCAAAAGAAGGCATCAAAGAACTTAGGTACATTGACTCACTAAAAATCAAAAGAGTCCGAGAAATTAAACGACAGAAAAACGTAGACTCTCTCACTACGATGGAGGGTCAGAAATATGATTATGGTGAGTTTATCGAGTATTATATTTACTTTCCAAGGGGCTACAAAGGTTCTGATGCAAACGGCATCAAGATTTCTAATGATGCTGTAACTTATGTTCCTTCTGGATTGTATGACCATAATAGAAATATGGTCCTAAGCTATCTGTATAAAGCAATTAAGTCTGTTAATCAGCTTAGAATGATTGAAGACTCACTTGTAATTTACAGACTTTCAAGAGCACCAGAGCGTCGTATTTTCTATATTGACGTAGGTAATCTTCCAAAGGTAAAAGCAGAACAGTATCTACGTGAAGTAATGGGTAGATACAGAAACAAACTCGTTTATGATTCTGCAACTGGAGAGATTCGTGATGATCGTAAGCATCTAAGTATGCTTGAGGACTTCTGGCTACCACGTAGAGAAGGTGGTCGTGGAACAGAAATCACCACACTTCCTGGTGGACAGAACCTAGGAGAACTAGAAGACGTTAAGTATTTCCAGAAGAAACTTTACAAGTCTCTCAACATTCCCCTTTCAAGACTAGAACAAGAGTCTTCATTCACTATCGGAAGAACTAACGAGATCACCAGAGACGAATTAAAATTTGCGAAATTTGTTGGAAGACTTCGCAAGCGTTTCAGCGACATGTTCCATGATCTTCTTAGAACTCAGTTAATTCTAAAAGGAATTATTACTGCAGATGATTGGGAGGAAATGAAAGAATTTATTCAGTATGATTACATCTTTGATAATCATTTCACTGAACTAAAGAATTCAGAAATTCTCAATGACAGATTAAATATCGTCAATCAAGTAGAACCATATCTAGGAAAATATTTCTCTGTAGAATATGTTCGCAGACAAATCCTCAAGCAAACCGAGGGTGAAATTGAAGAGATTGATATTCAGATCGAAAGAGAGAAGCAACTAGGAATTATTCAAGATCCAACCCAAATGATGATGGACCAGCAAGGGGCTCTTCCACCAGGACAAGATCAGCAAATGCAACCAGATGTTGCGGCATCTGGTGAAGCTGGTCCTGCTGGAGGTGGAGTTGACACGGACTTTAAAAATTATATCTCACCATCCGATTACGGAAGAGGTAAATTTTAATAAATAGTTATTGTAATTTTAATATATTATTGGAGTTTTTATGTCTTTGTCACAGGAAATTGTGGATAGCATTATTGCTAGAAACAATGTAAATGCCAATGAAAAAATTTATGATGCACTTTACGGAAAAGCTTCCGAAAAGATTGGAATGAGAAAAGTTGAAGTTGCCCAAAACATGTTTGCATCATCAAATTATGAAGATGATGAAGACTACTATGAAGAGGGTGAACCAGTAGTTGATCATGAGGATGAGTACGAAGAAGTACCAGAAGAAGAGTACGAACAATGAAACTAATCACAGAAACTATCGAAGATATCAAAGTTATCACCGAAGAAAAAGGTGGTAAAAAAAATCTATATATTGAAGGAGTATTTCTTCAGGCGGAATTAAAAAACCGCAATGGTCGCATGTACCCAATGGAAACTCTTGAAAGAGAGGTTGGTTCTTATAACGAGAACTATGTTGCAAAAGGTCGTGCTCTAGGTGAACTAGGTCATCCAGATAGTCCAACAATTAACCTAGATAGAGTATCCCACAAGATTGTTTCTCTTCGTTCAGAAGGAACCAATTTTATTGGTAAAGCTCAGATTCTAGAAACTCCAATGGGTAAAATCGCTAAGTCTCTACTTGAGTCTGGCGTTACTCTAGGTGTGTCTTCAAGAGGAATTGGTTCCATTGAAGAAAGAAACGGAATCAATGTAGTAAAGGATGACTTCATGTTATCTACTGCTGCAGACATTGTTGCAGATCCTTCTGCTCCAGATGCTTTTGTGCAAGGCATTATGGAAGGTAGAGAGTGGATTTGGAACAATGGTATGTTAGAAGAGAAAGTAATCAACAGCTATAAGCAAGCGATTAATAGAGCATCTTCTAATAGTTTAAACGAAAGAAAACTACAAGTTTTTGAAAGTTTTCTTCGTAATATCAAAATTTCATAAATAATAGTAGAAAATATCACATATTTCTAGAGGGTTTTTTCGATGTCCAATGTATTAAAGCAAGAAAGCTTCTTCAAGAGTAAAGAAGTCATCTTCTAAAGTCAATGCTGGTGCAAAGTCACCAGATGGAATGCCTCATCTACAAGGTTCAGCTCCTGGTCAAAAGGGGATGAAGGAAGAAGAAGAGTTTGAAGTTGAAGAAGAAGAAATTCTTTACGAAGCTGAGAAGTCAGAAGAAGATGAAGATGAGGAGGAAGACGAAAAAGAAGAGAAGAAGTCTTCCAAAAAAGAGAAGAAAACAGAGATGAAGGCAGAAGAGATCGAAATCGACGTAACCGATGATCTCAATGCTCTCTTCCACGGAGAAGAACTCTCCGAACACTTCATGCAAAAAGCAGCTACAATTTTTGAAGCTGCAGTAAAAGCAAAAGTAGTTGAAGAAGTTCAAAAGTTTGAGGCACTATACGAACAGCGTCTAGTCGAGGAAATCGAAGAGATCGCTGAGTCCCTAGAGACCCGTGTAGACGCTCACCTTGATTATATTGCTGAGCAGTGGGTTGCTGAGAACCAGCTATCCATTGATAACGGCATCAAGACCGAAATTGCTGAAAATCTAATGCAAGGTCTTGCTAACCTCTTCATGGAGAACAATATTGATCTTCCTGAAGAGCAACAAGATGTAGTTGCCGAAATGGCAGCTAAACTAGATGAGATGGAGGAAAAACTCAACGAACAGATTGAAATCAATGTTGAGCTAAACCAAGAAATCGGATCATATATTAAACATGGAATTATTGCAGAAGTATCCGAAGGTCTAGCAGAAACACAGAAAGAAAAACTGTTCAGCCTGTCAGAAGGTGTTGAGTTTATGAGTGAAGAATCTTTCCGTGACAAGATTGAAACAATCAAGGAAAATTATTTCCCTAAGACTCAATCAAATTATGTGGAAGACCTAGTTGAAAAGAATCAAGATTTCTATGAGGGACCAATGGCAGCATATGTAAATGCTGTTTCCAGATGGGCTCAGTGATAATCTAGATTTTTTATAAATATTAATAGATTCCTAACAAATAAATTTAACAACCCAGGAGTTTACCCCCAATGTTTAATTCAGAACAGCTACAAAGAAAATGGGCTCCTATTTTGGAGCACAACGATCTAAACCCAATTACAGACAGATATCGTAAAGCTGTAACCGCAGTTCTCCTAGAGAACCAAGAGTCATTCCTACGTGAAGAGCGTGGTGTTCTTTCCGAGGTTGCTGCTAATAGCACTGGTTCATTCACCGCTGGTGGTGCTGGTGTAGGCGCACATGGCTTCTCAGGTGGTGCTGCTGCTGGCGGTCCTGTTGCAGGTTTCGATCCAGTTCTAATCAGCCTAATCCGCCGTTCAATGCCTAAGCTAATTGCTTATGACATTTGCGGTGTTCAGCCAATGAGCGGCCCAACTGGTCTAATCTTCGCAATGCGTGCTCATCGTGGTACTGATCGCAATGGCGACGGTGCTACTCCAAACGTATTCGATAACGAGACCTTCTTCAACGAAGTTCCTTCAGGTTTCTCTGCTGCTGGTGGTTCATACTCTGCAGCTTCTGGTGAAACTGCAACCAACCCAGGCGTACTAAATGCTTCTGGTACTTACGGTTATGTTGGTGGTATGAACACCAACGCTGCTGAAGCTCTAGGCGAAAGCGGATCTGAGTTCCGTGAAATGAGCTTCTCAATCGAGAAGGTAACTGTAACAGCAAAGAGCCGTGCTCTAAAAGCTGAGTACACCCTAGAACTCGCACAAGACCTCAAGGCTATCCATGGTCTTGATGCTGAGACTGAGCTAGCAAACATTCTAAGCTCAGAGATTCTAACTGAAATCAACCGTGAAGTTGTACGTACCATCTACGTAACTGCTAAGCCAGGTGCTCAGAACAACGTAGCTAACGCTGGTACTTTCGACCTCGACGTTGACTCCAATGGTCGTTGGTCAGTTGAGAAGTTCAAGGGTCTACTATTCCAGATTGAGCGTGATGCAAACGCAATCGGTCATGAGACTCGTAGAGGGAAGGGTAACTTCATCGTTTGCTCCGCAGACGTTGCAAGTGCTCTAGCTGCTGCTAAGGTAATGGATTACACTCCACTACTCAACACTTCAGACACCCCAGACGACACCGTATCAACTCTAGCTGGTACAATCAATGGTCGCATCAAGGTATATGTTGATCCATATTCAGCAAATATCTCCAATGACCACTACTACGTAATGGGTTATAAGGGAACCAACGCATATGATGCTGGTCTCTTCTACTGCCCATACGTTCCTCTCCAGATGGTTCGTAGCATCGGTCAGGACACCTTCCAGCCAAAGATTGGCTTCAAGACCCGCTACGGCATGGTTGCAAACCCATTCGCAGGTGGTCTAACCCAGCGTTCTGGTGCTCTCCAGGCAAACGACAACGTTTACTACAGAAGAACCAGAGTTATCAACCTAATGTGATCACTGATTCACATATCTCTCAGAGGGTCTTCGGACCCTCTTTTTTTATCTAAATATAAATAAAACCCATGGCTGCTAATTTTATAGCCAACTCAGGCTGCCCTTCAAATTTCCTGACTGGAATAGGATTTCAGTTTCAGTTAATTAAATATCCAAAAGTATCTTTCTTTTGCCAGTCTGCAACTGTTCCTGGTATTAGTCTTTCTACAGCCAGACAGGCTACAAGATACAACTATATCAGTCATCCTGGAGATGAGATAAATTTTGAAGATCTAACTTTAGAATTTATCGTAGATGAAAATATGTCCAACTATGTGACTGTACATAATTGGGTTAGAAAATTAGGACATCCTTATTCATCAGAAGATATTCAAGAGCTTCCAGGAGATAGCTTGGATGATAAGACCTACAGTGATGCTGTATTGTTTATTCTAGATTCCAACTTTAAAAAGAAATTTAAAGTAGTTTTCAAAGATGTGTTCCCTACAGATTTAGGACCACTCAAGTTTGAATCTACATCTACCGATGTTCAGTACTTTACAGTTTCAGCCAATTTCAAGTATACTATATACGATATATACGATATTAATGACAAGAAATTATGATCGACATTGACTTTGTTAAAAATGAATGGAAAAAAGACTCGGTGATGGATGAAGACTTATTAGATCAAGAGTCTATTAAAATTCCTCAATTACATAGCAAGTATTTAAATTTTCTTTCTGATGTAAGACTGATTAAAATCAAGAAAGAACAAGATTACAAAAGAATGCTCAGAGAAAAGTTTGAGTATTATACAGGTAAAGCAGATACAGAAGTTTATAGACAAAAGCCATTTGATTTGAAGATCTTGAAGCAGGATGTTCAACTTTATATTGATTCAGATGAAGAAATACAATCCTTACAAAATAAACTAAATTATTATAAGGAGATGATGTTTTTACTTGAAAGTATTCTGAGTAATATCAATACCAGGGGATTTCAAATTAAAAATAGCATCGAGTGGCAGAAATTCATGCAAGGTACTATTTAATGGCAGATGTTATTATTCAGAAAAAGAATGAAGTTTATCTTTCTGTAGAATGCGAACCACACATAAAGTATGAACTTTCAGAGTACTTTACGTTTGATGTTCCAAATGCAAAATTCATGCCACAATACAAAAACAGGTTGTGGGATGGCAAGATCAGATTATTCAGTCCTGCGGAAGGACTAATTTATGTTGGTCTGTATGACTACCTAACTGAGTGGCTTTGTACGAGGGGATATACATTCCTTGACAAGGATAATAAGTTCTATGGAATGCCCAAAGATTCCAATCAAGAAATTACACCAGAAGGTTTAGTGGATTATGTTAAGACACTTGGAATTCCTTTTAAAGTTAGAGACTATCAATACAAAGCAATTTACGAAGCACTAAGAAATAATCGTAAGTTACTTCTATCTCCAACTGCATCAGGAAAATCTCTGATGATTTATTGCATTGTCAGATATTATACTGACAAAGGAATGAATGTATTAATTATTACTCCAACCACTTCTCTGGTAGAACAGTTATCAAAAGACTTCCAGGATTATGGTTGGGGAGATGATACACATAAAATTTATGCAGGCAAATCAAAGCAAACAAATAAACTAGTTACAGTTACAACTTGGCAATCAATCTACAAATTACCAAAGGCATTCTTTGAAAAGTATGATGTTGTGATTGGAGATGAAGCTCATCAATTCAAAGCCAAGTCTCTAGTATCCATCATGACAAAACTACATAATTGTAAACATAGAATTGGGTTCACGGGTACTCTGGATGGGTCAAGCACAAATCAACTCGTATTAGAGGGGTTATTCGGTCCTGTTAACAAGGTTATTAAGACCAAAAATTTGATAGACAAGGGCTACCTCTCAAACCTCAAAATCAATATCCTTTTACTTCAGCATGAGTATTCGTCGTTTGAGTCGTATCAAGAGGAATTAGATTACATATGTCGTAACGAAAGACGAAATAACTACATCAAAAAATTAGCCATCAATCAGGAAGGAAACACTCTGGTTCTTTTTGCTATGGTAGAAAAGCATGGCAAAGTACTTTACGATTTAATAAATAGTCAAGTAGGTAATGAAAGAAAAGTATTTTTCGTATACGGTGGAGTCGATACCGAAGAAAGAGAGCTAATCAGAAAATTAACTGAAGAACAGTCAAATGCAATTATTATTGCATCGTATGGAACATTTTCCACTGGAATTAATATTCGTAACCTACACAATGTTATTTTTGCAAGTCCAAGCAAATCAAGAATTAGAAATCTCCAATCAATCGGTAGAGTATTGAGAAAAGGAGAAAACAAGTCCAAAGCAAGATTATTCGATATTGCTGATGATTTTTCAAAAGGAGAAAAGAAAAATTATACTTTAAATCACTTGATAGAAAGAATTAAAACTTACTCTGAAGAAAACTTTGAGTATGAAATAATTCCAGTTAATTTTAAACAGGGAGACAAATGAAAGAATTTTATGGAATAATCAAACTAGTAGACGGAACTGAAATAGTTGGAAGTGTAGTTCCATGTGAAGAACAAGAAGGATTTATTGTTGAGAATCCTTTTGAAATTGCTGTAGAACCTATTTCAACTCCAACAGGAGAAATGTATAAAGTTGATATGAGACCATGGATTAAATTCTCCAAAGAAGACATTTTCTTTATTGAAAAGAATAAAGTATTTACAATTGGAGAAGCAGACAATAAAATCCTAACTCTCTACAGAAGCACCCTAAAGAAGTATCTTAATAAACAAGATAATAATAGAGTTTCTTTAGATAAAGAATTAGGATTTAAAAATAAAATTGAAGAAGCTAGAAAGCTTCTGGAGAAGTCCTTTAAACTTAATATAGATACTTAAAGTTAATTCTGAACCCTGACAGAGTTATTATACACACATTCCAGGGTCTTGTCAACCCCCCCCCCTCACCACTTGACAAGACCTTTTTTATGTGCTACAATTTACACAATTGGAATAATCTAAGTTGAATGAAGAAAAAAGAACACTATGTAAATAACAAGGACTTCTTAGATGCCCTAATGGTTTATCGTAAAGAAGTTAAACTTGCAAAGGAAGAGGGTAGGGACAAACCTAAAGTTCCCAACTATATTGGAGAGTGCTTTCTGAAGATTGCTACTCACCTATCATATCGTCCTAACTTTGTCAACTACATGTTTAAGGATGACATGATTTGTGATGGCATTGAAAACTGTCTTCAGTATATTGATAACTTTGACCCAGAAAAGTCTACTAATCCATTTGCATATTTTACTCAAATTATTTACTTTGCCTTCCTTCGTCGTATTCAAAAAGAGAAGAAGCAACTTGAAGTTAAAACCAAGCTACTAGAAAGGTCTGGGTTTGACGAAGTATTTGCTGCCGACGATAACATCATGGGATTCAATATGTCTGACATGAACAGCATTAAAGAAAATCTTGAATATCGCAATAACCGATGAACAGTGCAATTATTACAGACCAGCATTTAGATGGAAGAAAGGGTTCTCTAGCTTTCTGGGAATTCTTTCTCAAGTTTTATGATGATGTATTCTTTCCAACCTTGGAAGAGAACAACATCAAAATCCTATTTGATTTAGGAGACACTTTTGATAATAGGAAATCAATTGATTTTGCTGCTTGGGATAGAATCAAGAAGCATTACTATGATAGACTTCGTGATCTTGGTATTCAAGTTCACATGATCGTAGGAAATCATACTGCATATTACAAAAATACTAATCGTGTGAATACTCCAAATCTATTGCTGAGTTCATATGATAATATTACTATCTACGATGAAGTCTGTGATATTGATGTTCTAGGAAATACCATTACAATGGTTCCTTGGATTAATCCTGAGAATCAATCCAAAGTAATGGACCATCTAAAGAACACAAAATCCCAAGTCCTAATGGGACACCTTGAGATCAATGGTTTTGAAGCTCATCCAGGTCATACTTTTGAGGGTGGTCTAGACAGAGATATCTTCTACAAGTTTAAGCAAGTATTCTCTGGACATTTCCATCACAAATCAAGAAGTGATAACATTCATTATCTTGGCAATCCTTATGAAATGACTTGGAGTGATTTCAATGAAGAAAGAGGATTCCATCTGTATGATCTAGATAATAGAAAACTAAAGTTCATCAGAAATCCATTTAGGATGTTCAAGAAATTTTATTACAATGATGAAGTTCATGACTATCTAAAATTAGATCTCACTGAATACAAAGACAGCTACGTTAAAGTAATTGTTGAAAATAAAACTGATCTTTACATGTTTGATAAAGTAATTGAAAAGTTTTATACTGTTGGAATTCATGATCTAAAAATTATTGAAGATACTCAGATAATGTCTGATGAAGATGACATCGAGACAATTGAACATGAGGATACTCTCAGTACATTGCAGAGATATATAGAAGATATGAAAGATAATTATGACAAGTCTAACTTGAAATCTATTATCAAATCAATTTATATCGAAGCATCTGAGATTCAGTAATGTACATCCTAACGCTCAAAGATAAAAAAGAAGAGGGTGCATACGCAGTAGAGACATCAGACGGAAGTAAAGTTTTGCAACTGTTTGTTGACGAAGACGATGCACTGAGATATATTGGGCTGTTAGAAGCAGATGGATTTCCTGAGATGCAGTTAGTTGAAATAGATGAAGAGGATGCAGTCATTGCATGTGAAAGTTTTGGATATAATTATTGTGTAATAACTCCCGATGATTTTGTAATTCCGCCTGAGACCATTTCTTATGATTTTATTTAAGTCTGTAACATACTCAAATTTTCTTGCAGTAGGAAACACTCCAATTACAGTTGATTTAAATTCTGCCAATACAACACTTATTGTTGGGACCAATGGAGCAGGTAAAAGTACAATCATTGAAGCTATTGTATTTGCTCTGTTTAACAAATCATTTCGTAAGGTAAATAAAAACCAACTTATTAACTCAATCAACGAAAAGGATTGTAAAGTTGATCTAGAGTTTAGCATTGGTCCGAAAGAATATAAAATTATTCGTGGACTGAAGCCAAATATTTTTGAAATTTGGGTTGATGGTCAGCTACTAGATCAGGTTGCTGCTGCGTCAGACCAACAAAAGTATCTGGAACAAAATATCCTGAAACTGAATTACAAGTCATTTACTCAGATTGTAATTCTCGGTAGCAGCACCTTTGTTCCTTTCATGCAACTTCCTGCTGCCCACCGACGAGAGATTATCGAAGATCTTCTAGACATTCGTATCTTCTCGACTATGAATGTCATTCTAAAGGATCGAATCAAAACCAATAACGATAATATCAAAACCTTTGAGAATCAGATTGAGTTTCTCAAAGAAAAAGTCAAGATGCAAAAAGATCATATTGACTATATCAAAAATCAATCTCAGAAGAGTATTGATGACAAGAAAGTACAGATAGAAGATTATGAAAATCAGATCAAAGAGTGCAACGAAACCTACGATAAACTATGCGTTGATCTAGACAACAAGCAACAAGAACTTGCAGCTCTACCAAAGATCAATATTAAAGAACTAGAGAAATACAAGACTAAGTTTCTGACAAAGTTATCTGATCACGAAACTAATATTCAATTTTATAGTGAGAATGATACTTGCCCAACATGTCATCAAGATCTCACTGATGATGTGAAAGAAAAGCATATTGGCAAATGCAATTCTGAGATTGAAAAACTTCAAAAATCAATTCACGAAGTTGAAATTAAAATCGAAGAGTCTCAAGAAATTATTTCCAAATCTCAAGACATTCTACAACAAATCTCAGATATCAACGTAAAGATTGCTTCTCAAAACTACAAGTGTAAAGGTCTTGCAGATTTTATTGTTACTCTAAATGAAGAGATTGAGAAGATCTCGGAATCTGATAAAGATATTGCAGTCGAGAAACAAAAGCTAACCGCACTCGCATCAGAAGGTCTGACTCTCAAAAAACAAGTGGACAAGATGAAGTCTAACAAAACCTATTTTGAGATTATCTCTAGCCTTCTCAAAGATACTGGAATCAAATCTAAGATTATCAAAAAATATCTTCCAGTAATGAATCAACTTATCAATAAGTATCTTCAGTTGATGGACTTTTATGTTAACTTTAATCTAGATGAAAACTTTGAAGAAACCATCAAATCTAGATTCCGAGATGAGTTTAGTTATACTTCATTCTCTGAAGGTGAAAAGATGAGAATCGACTTGGCTCTAATGTTTACCTGGAGAGCAGTTGCAAAACTAAAAAATTCTACAAATACAAATTTACTCATTCTTGACGAAGTATTTGATAGTTCTCTTGACACAGCAGGCACAGAAGACTTTCTTCGCATCATTCGTGGAATTGACAAAGACACAAACGTGTTTGTTATCTCTCATAAAGGTGATGTTCTTCATGATAAGTTTGAAAGAGTCTTGAGGTTTGAAAAAGTCAAGAACTTCAGCAAGGTCAAAGAAATATAAGATATCCTTATGGTCTAGCCCATTGACATGGTGGGTTGGACCTGTTACTATATGGGTAACGAATTGAGGCACTTATGTCCGACATCCAACAATCCAAGAGCATTCTTGCAAAGCTTCTTGCGACTGAAAACCTTACTGTGGAACATCGGTCAGTTCCTACTGCAAGTTTTGACACTCATAATCGTATTCTGACTCTTCCTATTTGGGATAATACTTCTGGTGATGTTTATGACCTTCTTGTAGGTCATGAAGTAGGTCATGCTATCTACACTCCAGATTTGTATGGTAGTGACTTGAATCTTCCTCAAGGTTATCTGAACGTCGTTGAAGATGCTCGGATTGAGAAGTTGATGAAGCGTAAGTATCCTGGTCTTGCTCGGTCTTTCTACCGTGGTTATTCTGAACTGAATGATCAAGACTTTTTTGAAATTGATGATATTGACGTAAATACTCTGAAGTTTATTGACCGAATCAATCTGTATTTTAAACTCGGCAACGTAAATACTGGTTCATTTATTGATTTTTCTGCCGAAGAAAAACCATTCGTAACTAAAATTGCAGCTGCAGAAACCTTTGAAGATGTTGTAAATATCGTCAAAGAACTTGTTGAGCATACTCAGCATGAAACTGAAATGCAGGTTCAAGTCACTCTTCAGGATAGTGATAATTCTGATGGGGAATCCGAACAAATGGATTCGCAACCTAATGAATCATCTGATAGTCAAGTAACTGAAAATCAGAGCAATCAATCTCCAAATTCAAATTCAGACAAGAAAGAAGATCTTCCTAAAGATTCTTCCGATTCTTCTACAAAGAGTGCTGGCAAAGAACAAGATCTTAGCTCCAAGACTGATGAAGCTTGGGCTAAAAATCAAAAGCAACTTGCTACGATTAATAACAACAACTACATCTATCTAACTCCTCCAGATATTGATATCAAAAATCACATGATTATTTGGAAGGATTTTGCTGAAGATCTTCCTGCACTGTTTAAAAAGATTATTGATGATGCTTCTTATAGTGGATATCATGGAAAAGATTACTACAAATCTACTTTTTCAAGGGCAGCATCTGAGTACAAAAAGTATAAAGATGATTGCAAAAAATCTGTTTCATATCTCATCAAAGAGTTTGAAATGAAGAAGCGAGCAACCGAATATAATCGGTCTGCTACTGCAGGAACTGGAATTCTAGACACCAATAAGATGCATTCCTATAAGTGGAATGATGACATCTTCAAGAAAGTTACTGTAGTTCCTAAGGGCAAATCTCATGGTCTGATCATGTATGTTGATTGGTCTGGATCTATGCAGGGCAATCTAATTGGTACTCTTAAGCAGTTGTACAATCTAATTCAATTCTGCAAGAAAGTTCAGGTTCCTTTTGAAGTGTATTCTTTCAATGATAGGAATGTTGCCAAAAATTATGCTTCAATGTCTAGGAGTAACAAATACAAAGTTGAGCCAAATCAAATCGTTATTCAAGAAGATTTTCTGCTAGTAAATTTCTTCAGCAGCAAAATGAATACTTCTCAACTAGAGAAGCAAATGGAAAACGTTTGGAAACTGGCATACGTTCTAGATGGTCGTGGCTATCTTCCCTATGAGTATGGTCATTATGACCTTGGAAGTACACCACTAAATGAATGTATTTTTGCAGCCATTCCTATCTTTCATCAGTTTACTAAGACCTACAAAGTCGATAAAGTAAACACAGTATTTTTGACTGATGGAGAATCCAATTCAGTATCATTCAATCGCCCTCCAGCACATTCAACTCAGCGGAATATCGTCCATGCTGGATGGCTGCAGCACAATGATATTCTTTGCCTTCAGGATAAGAAGAATAAAATCACTATGATGAACATTACCAAAAATGGTAGTATCGGAGTTACATCTTCATTTGTAGATTATTATCGTCAAATGACTGGTTCTAATGCTGTAGGATTCCGATTGATTGATTTTTATGCTGCCAAATCATTCCTCACTCGTCATCTGAAAGATGAATATCCTTCATGGAGCAATGTTTCTGCTGAATGGGCTAAAACTAGGTCTTTCACTTCTACTTCGATGGGATACAATGAACTTTATTTTATTGAGATTGGAGGATCATCTCCTCAGCCAGATGAAGAAACTCAATCCACTACCGCAACAGGCAATGTAGCCCTTGCATTTAAAAAGCAAATGAGCAAGAAAGCTTTCAATAAGATCATCTTATCGAAATTCGTTGACCAAATCGCTTGACTTCCCACCCCCTTTGCCCTATACTACTTTCATACCAAACGAGGTAACTTCATTATGACTCAACTGAACGACCAACTGATTTCAAATCTCACTGCTGTATATGGTGAAACTGTAACTCGCCAACAACTAATTGAATACGCTGCAAGCTCCAACACTTCTCTTGCAGCCATCTGCAAATCTCTTGAGCCCCATAAATCTGGTCGTGGAGTTTGGAATCTGACTGCTGTTGAAACCCTTGAAAAAACTTTTAATTCTATGTCTGCTGCACCTGCGACTCCAGTAATTAGCTTTATTCCTCAGAAGGATAAGAACTATGTCTCGTTTGGCAACTTTACTGATGTGAAGCGAATCGTCAAGTCTGGTATGTTTTATCCTGTTTTCATCACTGGTCTCTCAGGTAACGGTAAGACTGTCAGCGTAGAGCAAGCGTGTGCTCAACTGAAGCGTGAACTGATTCGTGTGAACATCACCATTGAGACCGACGAAGACGATCTGCTGGGCGGTTTCCGTCTTGTTGATGGAGAGACTGTATGGCATGATGGTCCTGTTGTGAACGCCCTCAAGCGTGGTGCTGTACTTCTTCTCGACGAGATCGACCTTGCCAGCAACAAGATCATGTGTCTACAGTCTGTTCTGGAAGGCAAGGGTGTTTTTCTCAAGAAGATCAATCAGTATGTAACTCCTTCTGCAGGGTTCAATGTGATTGCTACTGCAAACACTAAAGGTAAGGGTTCTGATGATGGTCGCTTTATTGGCACCAACGTTATGAACGAAGCTTTCCTTGAGCGTTTCCCAATCACGTTTGAGCAGCCTTATCCTTCCATGGCTACTGAGAAAAAGATTCTCATGAACCTCATGAATTCTTTTGAGGTTGTTGATGAGGAGTTTGTAGACAAACTGATTGTCTGGGCAGACACCATTCGTAAGACCTTCTATGATGGTGGCGTAGACGAAATTATCACTACTCGTCGTCTGGTTCACATCATCCAGTCATTTGCTATCTTCAAGAACCGCAAGAAAGCAATCAACGTGTGCATCAATCGTTTTGATGATGACACCAAGAGTTCTTTCCTAGATCTCTACAAGAACATTGATGCTTCTGATCTGGACACTACTGAAGAAGCTACCCCAGAAACTACCGAAGAGGTACTTGACATCACCGCTTGATTGCGGTATACTAAGGGGAGTTCCTCTCCCCATTTTTTATTTGGAGACTTAATTATGCAATGGAAGTACAACGAGGAAAAGATCCTCAAAGATATTGAAGAGTATGTAGTCAGCACCTATCATGGTCACTATTGCGGTGATGAAGATGGCTACAATGACATTCAAACAATTGATCTGATGGCAGCCAAAGGTCTTGCTGCTCCTTTCTGCCAAGCAAATATTCTCAAGTATGGCAGCCGCTATGGTGACAAGGATGGTCTTAACAAGCGGGATCTACTCAAAGTGATTCACTATGCTATGCTACTACTTCACTTTGACGCTCATTATTCTCGCACACAAAACGGTCTTCAAGAATTTAAGTGATTATGAAATTTTCCACCGAAACACTAAACGTTCTCAAGAACTTCTCTACCATTAACTCTTCTCTAGTTGTTAAGGCAGGAAGTGTAATTCGTACAGTTTCTCCAGTAAAGAATATTCTTGCTGAGTATACATGTACTGAAGCTTTTGAACGCAACTTTGCTCTGTATGATTTGAATGAGTTCCTTGGTGGTCTAACTCTATTCAAGGATCCTGAGTTTATCTTTGACAATGATAGCTTTGTTACTATCAAGAATGGTAGGTCTAAGGTAAAGTATTTCTTCTCGGATCCAAGTCTGATCACTAGCCCATCCGACAAACAGATTCCTATGGATGGCGAGAACGTAGAATTTGAACTCAGTGAAGAAGTTCTATCTTCGTTGCTAAAGGCAGCTAGTGTATATCAGCTAAAGGATCTCTCACTCATCAATGAAGATGGTAAGATCAATCTTGTGGTCCGTAACAAGGACAATGATACTTCAAACAGTTTCTCTGCAAAAGTAGGCGAAACCGATAAGGAGTTTGTTTTCAACTTCAAGATCGAGAACATCAAGATCATTCCTGATGTATACAAAGTTTTAGTTTCTCCACGTAATATTTCTCAGTTTATTAGTTCCAAATATAATCTTCAGTATTGGATTGCCCTTGAACCTGATTCCACCTTCGGAGGTTGATTAAATGATTCGTAATGATTTTTTGTGGGTTGAGAAGTACAGACCTCAAAAAGTAAGTGATTGCATTCTTCCTAAGGATATCAAGGAGACATTTGAAAACTTCGTAGAGCGGGGAGAAATCCCCAATCTACTTTTATGTGGTCCTCCTGGTATTGGTAAGACTACCATCGCTAAAGCACTATGTAATGAATTAGGAGTAGATTTTTATGTCATCAACGGGTCTGATGAAGGACGATTTTTGGACACGGTACGGAACCAAGCAAAAAACTTTGCTTCGACCCTATCACTTCAAGGAACTGGTAAACACAAAGTCATCATCATTGATGAGGCAGATAACACAACCAACGACGTTCAACTCCTCCTACGGGCAAATATTGAGACGTTTCATAGCAACTGCCGATTCATCTTTACCTGCAATTACAGGAATAAGATCATTGAGCCCCTACAAAGTAGATGTGCAGTATTCGATTTCAATATCACAGGCAAAGACAAGCCAAAAGTCGCAGCAGAATTCTTCCAGCGTATCAGGTCTATTCTTGAGGAAGAAAGTGTACAGTATGATGAAAGGGTTGTTGCAGAGGTAATCAATAAGTTTTTCCCCGATTGGCGTCGTGTTTTAAATGAACTCCAACGTTATAGTTCTGGTGGAGTAATTGACACAGGGATGCTGGCATCTGTATCAGATGTAAATATCAAAGATCTGATGCGATCTCTCAAAGAAAAGAACTTTGCTAATGTTCGTAAATGGGTTGTTGAAAATTTGGATAATGATGTGAACGCAATTATTCGTAAAATTTACACCGCAATGTACGAATCATTAGAGTCTCAATCAATACCACAGGCTGTTTTGATTTTTGCTAAATACCAATATCAAGCTGCCTTTGTTGCAGATCAAGAGATTAATACTCTGGCTTGCTTTACTGAACTGATGTGTGATTGTAAATTCAAATGAACGTAAAACTTATTCGTATGTCCTCTGGTGAGGACTTAATTGCTAATGTAGTCAAACAAAACTTTGATGTAATTGTTGTCGAGAATGCAATTGTTGGAGTTCCTACTGGACAGGGAACACTTGGATTTGCTCCATGGTCTCCGATGATTAGCAAAGCACAAACTGAAATCACTGTAGATAGAAAGTTTGTGGTATATATTGCTGAAGCTGATGAAGGTATTGTAGATCAATACACTCAGATGTATAGTAATATCATTACTCCAGATAAAAAAATTATTGTGTGATTTCGTGGCAGAACTTAAAGATTATCTAAACTCCATCAATTTGTCAAAGCAAAATTTGATGGATTCTGATGAAGAATCTGAAAGACAATATCCTCCATACATTGTCAACAGATGCTATTCTGGGTTTATAGATACTATACTTCTTGCAAATGAGATGAATTTAAATTCTCATATTGACAAGAAGTTGCAATATGATTTTTATATAAATACTATCAGACCAAAGAAACGTTTCTCTCCTTGGCTAAAGAAAGAGAAATTAGATTCTCTGGAATGCGTCAAAGAATATTATGGGTATAGTGATGAAAAAGCTAAAACCGCTTTAAAAATTTTAACAGACGAACAACTTGAATTTATCAAATCTAAATTGAATCGTGGAGGAAGAAAATGAGCACCGATAGTGAAGTGAGTTGGGCACCAGAACAAATGGTCGAAGTCACTCTAAATGAGCCAGACGACTTTTTGAAAGTAAGAGAAACTCTAACTCGTATTGGAGTTGCTTCTAGAAAAGAAAAGAAGCTATATCAATCTTGTCACATTCTGCATAAACAAGGTAGATATTATATCGTACATTTCAAAGAGCTTTTTGCTCTAGATGGTAAGCGAGCTAATCTATTTTTGAACGACGTTCAAAGGAAGAATCGAATTGCTCAATTACTACAGGACTGGGGACTTGTTAAGATTGTTAATCAAGATCAAGTAGCCGATGCGGCACCTCTAAGTCAAATCAAAGTTCTATCATTCAAAGACAAGAATGATTGGACTCTAGAATCCAAATACAATATTGGAAAGAAAAAACAAGCAGAATAAAAAGAAAGGGGGCATTTAGCCCCCTTTTTATTATTTCATCGCCATTGCGAGTTGTGCTTGCTTAAGCCTTTCTTCTTTTTCAATTTGTTGACGAATAACTGTCAACCAGTTAGAAGCGATTTGATTTTTACGAGTTTCGGTGTCGTAATGAGCACCACGATAAGTTGCTTGTGACATTAGGGTTCTCCTTAGTTTTTTAGGTTAAAGAGCGTTCCTTCAGTCGGCTTTTGCGTCCCATTTGGGATGAACGATCCGTTCCGAGTCGGCTTACTTCCGTCGCTATGAGCGATGAACGTATATCTATTTATTTTTAATCTCTTTGTCTCCAGTCGTCAGGTTTATCTTCTGTAAAGAAATCTACAATATCATCCACTGTGTCGAATCCACTGATTCCTTTTCTTTCATGACCGATGCCACCAATATCAAGGGCATTTAAAAAGCCATCTAGGCTGTCCTCGGTCATATCTGGATTTTCTGCTCGTCTCCTTGCCTGTCTGAGCATTGTGCCTGCTGTTCTATTAGCTGCAGCAAGTTTTTCCGCCCAAATCATATCAGATAATTCTACCGACTCTCTGTTTACTATTTTATCACAAATTGCCTGAAGTCTCAGGCGATATTGAGTAGAGAGCATACCGTATTGTGCAAATGCAATAATATTTATTTTCGGAAATCCGAACTGGACTTTTTGTTGGTTTCATATATATAATTGTGAAGAGATGCCTTCGGGGTCTCTAATAAAAACTCTCGCTTACCAAGGAGATTAAGAAGATGAAATTCACCACTCAATCACTAGACTCATTTTGGAACGATTACGCTCCACTCGCTGTAGGTCTGGATGAAATGTTTAACCGACTCGATGCTATGCAGCATTCGGTAAATGTAAACTATCCTCCCTACAACATCGTCAAGCATGACAACAGTAACTACACAATTGAAGTCGCTCTTGCAGGATTTAAACCAGAAGAGATTGAAGTCTTTACAGAACAAAACGTTCTCACAATTGCCAGCAAAGTTGAGGAACGAGATACTTCAAGACAGTATGTACACAAAGGTTTATCCAAACGTTCATTCACCCGTAAGATTCAACTCTCAGATGAACATCGAGTATCCTCTGTAGGGTTTGAGCATGGACTACTAACTGTAGATATTGAAAGAATCATTCCAGAGCACCAGAAGAAAACTACATGGAATATTCCTGGAGTAAAAATAGAGTCACAACTTTTAACAGAAGATTCAAATAAATAGAATTGGGAAATCCCCAAATATCGTCGGCACAGACCCACCCTGGCAACTATCAGGGATTGGGTCTTTTTACTTGACAAGCGAGCCTGGGTATGCTACCATACATAGAGATGTTCTCCTGGAGCTTACCATGAATATTAAGCTGATTCAACTTATTAACAATGACTATATTATCTGTGAGTACGAAGAACTAGATGAAGAGCCTTCTCTTTACATGAAGAATCCTTATCGAGTTGTGGAGCTAACCTATTGGGATTACAACGAAGACGATAAGCATTTTCCTCCAGATAATGCAGTGTTTCTGCAAACAACCGAAGAAAAAAATATTAAAGATGAAAAAGAGATTGTTACAGTTCAGAGTGATTATGCTCAATTACTCAAGTATCCACTATTCACCAACGATACAGATATCCTGTTAAATTCTGATAGGATCATGACAATTGTTGATCCACTTCCAGAAGTTCTAAACCTTTACGTTCAACTAATTTCTAAATGAGGTTTTATACCAACGTACAACTCATTCGTGATGTAGTTCACTATCGTGGCTACAACAATGGAGTTCAGGAAATATTCCAGGACAAGTTTTCTCCTACTCTCTTTGTTCCATCCAAGAAGGAAAGTAAATATAAAACTCTAGATGGGGAATGCGTAAGTCCTATCAAATTTGATAAGACTAATGATGCAAAAGACTTTCTCAAGAAGTATGAGGATGTAAACAACTTTGTTGTTTATGGTTACGAGAGATTTCTGTATCAATACATTGCAGATCAGTTTCCAGAAGAGGAAATCAAGTTTGATATTTCTTCAATGAAGATCGTCTCTCTTGATATTGAGGTTGCATGTGAGAACGGGTTTCCTAATGTGGAAGCTGCTGCCGAAGAAATGCTTTGTATTACAATCAAAGATATCAATACAAAGCAACTGATTGTATGGGGTGTTCGTGAGTATGAGAACACTCGCTCAGATGTTGAGTATCGAGTATTCTGGACTGAGCAGGAAATGCTTCAAGACTTCCTGAATTGGTGGGTTCAGAATACTCCCGATGTTGTGACTGGGTGGAACGTATACCTTTACGATATTCCATACATCATGCGTAGGCTAGATAAAGTTCTATCTACAAAGCATATGAAATCTATTTCTCCCTGGACTGTAGTGACCAATCGAGAAGTAGTAATCATGGGTAGACCACATATCATCTATGAGATTGCAGGTCTATCTGTTCTAGACTATCTTGATCTGTATAAAAAATTCACATATACAAACCAGGAATCATATCGTCTAGATCATATTGCATTTGTTGAGCTTGGAGAAAAGAAACTAGATCACTCCGAGTTTGAAAACTTCAAAGACTTCTATACAAAAGATTGGCAGAAGTTCATTGATTATAACATTCATGACGTAGAACTTGTTGACCGCATGGATGACAAGATGAAACTGATTGAACTTGCAATCACCATGGCGTATGACGCAAAGGAGAACTTTGAAGATGTTTATTCTCAAGTAAAGACTTGGGACAATATCATCTTCAACTATCTAAAGCGTAAGCACATTGTAGTTCCTCCAAAAGTCAGTCAAAAGAAGGATTATGCATATGAAGGTGCATATGTAAAGGATCCTATTTTGGGTAAGCATGAGTGGGTGGTTTCATTTGACTTGAACTCACTGTATCCTCACCTCATCATGCAATACAATATCTCTCCTGAAACTCTTCTACAAGAGAGATTCCCAAGCATTAATGTAGATAAACTTCTCCATAAACAAATTGATACCAGTTCACTAGAATGTGCTACGGTATGTGCCAATGGAGCAATGTTTGATACTCATGAGCAAGGGTTCCTTCCCAAACTGATGGAGAAGATCTATGAAGACCGAACCATCTACAAAAAGAAGATGCTTGCTGCCAAACAGCAATACGAAAAGACTCCAACGACGGAGTTGAAGAAAGAGATCGCCAGATGCAATAACATTCAGATGGCACGTAAGATTCAACTTAACTCTGCCTATGGTGCCATCGGAAATGAATACTTTAGGTATTTCCTGATCACCAACGCAGAAGCTATTACTCTTTCTGGTCAGCTTTCAATTCGCTGGATTGAAAACAAGATGAATGCGTATCTAAATAAAATTCTCAAGACAGATAACGAAGATTATGTTGTTGCTTCAGATACTGATTCCATCTATCTCAATATGGGTCCTTTGGTCTCTCATATATTCAAGGGAAGAGAAGCGACTACTGAGAAAATTGTCAATTTCATTGATAAGATCTGTACGGTGGAACTTGAGCCTTATATTGAAAGTTCTTACCAAGAACTGGCGAACTATGTGAATGCATATTCCCAGAAGATGAAGATGAAACGTGAGAACATTGCAGATAAAGGAATCTGGACTGCAAAGAAACGTTACATTCTCAACGTATGGGACTCTGAGGGTGTAAGATACGAGAAACCCAAGATGAAAATCATGGGTCTTGAAACTGCACGATCCTCCACGCCATCATACTTCAGAGATAAATTGACTAAGGCATTTGAAATTATTCTGATGAAGGATAATGATGTTCTGATTGATTTCATCAATAAGGTTAAGATGGAAACTAGAAGACAAGATATTGTAGACATTTCATTCCCTCGTAGTTTGAACAATCTCAAGAAATACAAGGGATCATCTACACTGTATGCTCCAAAAACTCCAATCCAAGTCAGAGGAGCAATTCTATACAATCATCTTGTTAAAAAATTAAAGATTGCCAATAAGTATCCATATATTCAGGAAGGAGAAAAGATCAAGTTTGTATACTTGAAAACTCCTAACCCAATTCAAGAAAATGTGATATCATATTTTCAAACACTGCCTCCAGAGTTTAATGTGCATAAGTATATTGACTTTGATATGCAGTTTTCCAAGAGCTTTCTAGAACCACTCAACTCAGTACTAAATTCTATTGGCTGGGTTTCTGAAAGACGAGGAACACTAGAAGCATTTTTGTAAATTATTATTAGGAGTTAATCATGAGTTTCTTAAATAGTGTTATCAAAGAGTTAGATAACGAGTATGCAGGAATCGTCGAAGATGGAGTCGCCGCAGGAGATTGTGGGGGCTTTGTTGACACTGGGAGTTATATCTTTAATGCTCTCCTTAGTGGCAGTATTTTTGGGGGGCTACCTAACAACAAGATTACAGCTCTCGCTGGTGAGTCATCTACTGGAAAAACTTTCTTTGCTCTCTCAATCGTTAAATTCTTCCTTCAACAGAATCCTGATGGAGAAGTAATTTACTTTGAAACTGAGTCTGCAATTACCAAGGATATGATGACCAGTCGTGGTATTGATGCCAAACGAGTTGGTCTAGTTCCAGTATCTACAGTTCAGGAGTTTCGTACTCAATCAATCAAGGTTGTGGATGAGTACATGAAGCTAGCCAAGGGGGATCGTCCACCCCTGATGTTTGTGCTAGACTCTCTGGGAATGCTTGCGACCACCAAGGAGATCGAGGATGCCTCTGCAGGCAAGGAAACCAGGGATATGACACGTTCACAGGTTATTAAGTCTGTGTTCCGAATTCTTTCTCTCAAGCTAGGTACTGCTGGCATTCCTATGATTGTCACTAACCATACCTATGATGTTATTGGATCATACATGCCAACCAAAGAAATGGGTGGTGGCTCTGGTCTGAAGTATGCTGCTTCCACAATCATCTATCTGTCAAAATCAAAAGAGAAGGATGGAACCGAAGTTGTAGGTAACATCATCAAGTGCAAAGCATTCAAGTCTAGGTTTACAAAAGAAAATTCTCTAATTGAAACGAGGTTGTTTTATGATGAACGTGGACTTGACAAGTACTATGGACTACTGGAGCTGGGTGAGAAGTACGGAATTTTCACTAAGTCAGGTGGGCGTTATGAAATTGCTGGTGGCAAGTATTATGCTAAGGCTATTCTTTCGGAGCCTGATAAATTCTTTACGCCAGAAGTGATGCAGGCACTTGACGAATGTGCCAAAAAGGAGTATAGTTACGGAGCGGTAGAGACCTTTGATGGAGAAGATGATTGATGGATAGAATTGAATCCAAGATTCTTTCAAACTTAATTTATGATGAACGGTACACCAGAAAAGTAATTCCATTTATTAAGGACACTTACTTTGAACTTCTATCTGAAAAAATTGTATTTCAGGAAATTCACAACTATGTGATGAAGTATGATGATATTCCTTCCAAGTCTGTTCTCAAAATCGAGATCGAGAATCGGAAGGATATCTCAGATGACATTTTTCAGACTTCAGTTAATCTAGTCAATGATCTCAAAGAAGAAAAATTTGATGATCAGTGGCTACTAGACACTACTGAAAAATGGTGCAAAGATAGAGCCATTTATTTGGCTCTATTAGAATCAGTTAAAATTGCAGATGGAAAGGATAAGACTAGGAGCAAAGATTCCATTCCGTCTATTCTTTCCGATGCACTATCAGTTTCATTTGATGAACACGTTGGTCACGACTACATTTCAGACTCAGAATCCAGATATGATTTTTATCACAAAAAAGAAGACAAAATCCCATTCGACATTGAACTCCTCAACAAAATTACAAAAGGTGGTATCCCTAATAAGACTCTCAACGTCGCTCTTGCTGGTACGGGTGTCGGGAAAAGTTTATTCATGTGCCACATGGCTAGCTCCGTGCTCTTGCAGGGGCGCAATGTTCTCTACATTACACTTGAAATGGCAGAAGAACGCATTGCTGAACGAATTGATGCGAACCTCTTGAATGTAAATATTCAGGATATTATAGATCTCCCCAAATCAACTTACGAATCTAAAGTTAACAAACTAGCAGAGAAGACCAGAGGCAAGTTGATTATCAAAGAATATCCAACTGCATCTGCTCATGTTGGACATTTCAAATCTCTTCTAACTGATCTCGCATTAAAGAAAGGATTTAAGCCAGATATCATCTTCATTGATTATCTAAATATCTGTGCATCTTCTCGATACAAAGGAACACTGGTAAACTCTTACACATATGTAAAAGCTATTGCCGAAGAGTTACGTGGTCTTGCTGTAGAGTGCAATGTTCCAATTGTATCTGCAACACAAACAACTCGTCAAGGTTATGGCAACACTGATGTAGAGCTTACTGATACTTCCGAATCCTTTGGTCTTCCTGCTACTGCTGACTTCATGTTTGCTCTTATTAGCACAGAAGAACTTGAAGCTCTAAATCAAATCATGATCAAGCAGTTAAAAAATCGTTATAACGACCCAACCTCATACAAGAGATTCGTCGTGGGTATTGACAGAGCCAAGATGAAGCTGTATAATGTAGAGGACAGTGCTCAGAAAAATCTGACTGATTCTGGTCAGAAAGATGATGAGTACGATGAAAAACTATCCAAAAAACAAACTAGATCATTTGAAGGTTTTAAAGTATGACAAAAAAGCTAATTAGTCTCAACGCATATCAAGATTTCGTTGGCGATACTACTAGTCTGGCTTCCAGTAATCCAGAAGAATTTGTAAATCGTATCAAAGAAGTTGAGCGGAAAAATCCAGAGGACAACGTAAATGCTGCTGGTGTTGATCTAAACCGACTTCTGACTGCTGCTATTGGTCTTACTGCTGAGGGTGGTGAGTTTGCTGAAGTTGTTAAAAAGATTGCTTTCCAGGGCAAACCTTACAATGAACAGTCACGAATTCACATGATCAAAGAGCTTGGTGATGTGATGTGGTATATTGCACAGGGTTGTATTGCTCTTGGAACTGACATCGAAGAAGTCCTAGAGACCAACGTAGAGAAGCTAACTGCTCGTTATCCTGAAGGAGTATTCCGAGTATTCCATTCTGAAAACCGTAAAGAAGGAGATATCTGATGAACGTGAATGACTGCCTAAGTGATCTCTTTGGGAAAAATTCTACGATGATTTTGTCCGATATTGATAAGATTAGATCTCTAGGACAGTCATTTAACTTCACAGTTTCTGAACACAAAAAGTTTACAATTGCACTTAGGAATGCTGAAATGTCATTGCGAAAGAATTCAGCATTCCTAAATTTTATTTCTAAAAATCAAAACTTTTATTTGTTTGTTGTATTTAAACAATTCATACAAACTGGAAATAAGTTAGATACCTTTGAAGAGTATTACACTAAATTTGGCACACGATACAAAAACAAAATTTCTACCTACGGATTGCAATTCTTCAAACTATATAAACAAAGTTTTGAAGAACTTTATAAAATAGCAAATTATTTGCACACTGCAAAATCTATTGTGACAGTTAGAATTTGACCTAAATAATAAATGTAGAACTTTTGTTTTTGATGAAGACATTTACACAATTTATAACAGAAGCAAGAACTCCCGCAGGAAAGGAAGCGGAGAAGAAAGGTCTTGTCCATATGGGCAAGGGTTACTATTCAAATGCCAAGGGAGAGATTGTAGCTAAGAGTGAGCAGGGCGGACAGAAGTTAGTTTCTATTTCAAAAGACGAGAAACAAAAATTAAAGAATGGTCAACCTTTAATGGGACCATCTTCAATGGCAGATGTTCAAAATGCACCTGCTCCACAACAACAATCGCAACCACAAGATGCAACCGCAGAGCCTGATCAGCTAGAGCATGGTCAAGGTCCTGCGGTTGTTATTACTTTTGGAAGATTTAATCCTCCTTCACTTGGACACGAACAATTAATCAGTGCAGTTCAAGAGCAAGCTGAAGAACTAGAAGCTGAATATAGAATATATCCAAGCCGCACATCAGATAAAAAGCAAAATCCTTTAGACTTCAAAACCAAATATAATATTCTCCAGCATGTATTTCCAGATCATGCAGAAAATATTATGAATGATCCTGAGAATGGAGATAACATTTACGATATTCTAACCTCACTTCATGACGAAGGATATCATCATGTTATCATTGTGTGCGGTGATGAGAATGTTCAAAAGTACGAGAAGATTGCTCAAAAGTACAATGGAACTGTTTATGACTTCTATGGAGTAGAAGTTGTCAGTGCAAACATGCAGGATCCTGACACAGATAAGTCAGAAGGAATCACAAGTTCAATGATGCGTAAAGCAGCACTTGAGAACGATTATGAAACTTTCAAGCAAGGGCTTCCTGGAAATGTCAGCAAAAAAGAGTGCCGTGCAATTTACATGCAGGTAAGAAAATCATTAAACTTGAAAGAAGAACTTTGGAAAATTTCTCCAAGTTTAGATGCCGAGAATCTTCGTGAAGAATATTATCAGGGTAACATCTTTAAACTTGGAGAAAGAGTAATAGATTCCGTGACTGGTATTGATGGAAAGATTGTTACCAGAGGATCTAATTATGTAATCTTTGTCGATGAGCAAAAGAAGATTCATAGAACTTGGATTAAAGATTTAAGTTATCATCCAGGACCATTGGAAATTGGTACGGATGATTATCGAGAGTATCTTCAGAGAATGCATCCAACAGAACCTGTAAAGTCATTTACTAGAGGCAAACGAAAAGATAAATAATAATAAATAAGAACTCAATTTAAGTGCAGAATATGGATTTATCTATTGTCTCAAAATTCATGTCTCTCACCCCAGACATGATGTACAAGGCTACAAAAATGGTAGAATCTGCTCAGGCATATTTTCCAGGTGATGTGGACTCTCAAGAGCAGTATTTGCAAGAGAACTTAATTGACCAAACTCTTGAATACGCTCTAACTCTTCTAGAGGATAAGAAGATTAGAGATTACATGGGAGTTGCGGTATATACCAACGGAACCACATTTAGTGCTCCAACTCTAGCTCTTTACAATGTTGCTTCAATGCCAGAAATGAAGCAACGAATCCAAGCAAAGCTAAATGCTAAGAGTAATGTTCGTAAAGAAGAAACTGAATTAGTTCAAGAGAAGAAAAGACCTAAACTAAAAGGTCGCAAGTTCAATGGCAAGAATCCTTGGTGGAATTCTGATGGCGACGACAAACCATATGAGCCAGGTGATGACGTAAAAAAAACTAGAAAAGAAGCAGTAGATTATGTTGCTGAACTTTGGAAAGGTAGACACGGACAGTCAGAGAAAGAGTATCAAGATAATAGATCTGATGCTGGCAAGAGAATCTCTGGAGACTCTCAAACTGGACCAAACTATTACACCAAGGGTCGTGCTCGTGGAGCTAAACCAGATGCGCCAACAGCACCTGGAGCAAAACCAGTAAATACTCCAAAGCTTAGCTCAAGCGAGAAAGAATATCATCAATACAATAAGAGTGGTGCAAAAAATAGAGCACAATATAATAAAGTTGGTGGTTCCAAAGGTCTTCCTGAGGAAGTAAATCTAGTCAATGAAGAGGATCCATGTTGGAAAGGATACACTCAAGTTGGAATGAAAAAGAAGGGTGGTCGTGAAGTTCCAAATTGTGTTCCTTCAAAAGGAGTTCCAAAAGCAAAAGGATATAAAGCTGAAGAAACTTCAGTAGAAAAAATTGATAGAATTTCTAGAGAAAAGGTAGCTCAAAGAGCTGCCGCCGCAAAGGCAGATAGAGAAAAGAGAGCACAATCTGCATCACAATTCCAGGCACATAAAAAGGAAGTTCTTGCAAAAGGTGGTCGCCCAGTAGATGCTCTTGATTCCTGGCAAAGGAAAAAGATGGCTGCTGCAAAAACAAATGAAGAACTTGCAGAATTTGCTGCAGATTATTTCATTGCAGAGGGTCTCAATGAGTATGGTATTGATATTCTAATTGAAGATCTAGGCATTGATGCTTTCTGTGATTATATTGAAGTTCTTGCAGAAGAAGAGGAAGTTCTTCTAGAGTGGAGAAGAGGTGCAGGCGGAACTAAAGTTCGTGGATCTGGAACTTCAAAATCTGGTAAGTCAATTGGTTCATTAAAAGGTGGTGCTAAGGCATCTGCTATTCGTGGAACTGCAGAGCATAAGGCAAGAAAAGCAGAAAAGGCAAAGGAATCAAGTAAGTCATCTGGAATGGCTGCAGCACTGAAGAGTCAATCTAAAGTTGCTAATGCCAAGAAATCACAGCCAGCAACAAAATCAACACCCACACAAACAAAAGAAAAATCAAAAGGTGGAATTCTCGGTGCTCTCAGAGCTAGAGCAGAAAGAGATACTGCACTTCTGAAAAAATCAGTAGATACAGCTAGAAAAGTAGGAGCTAGACGTGCAGCGGAAGTTAAAGCAACTTATGATGCAGTTAGAGAAAGGGGTAAAAAGGCTGAACAATCTGCATCAGCAACTAGAGCAAGAAGAAAAGCAACTGTCGCAGCAGGTAGAGCGGCTCAGGCTGCAGGTAGAACTGCAGTCAAAGCTGCAGGAGCTGCAGGAGCAGCTGCGGGATCAGCAGTAGCAGCTAAAAAGGCTGGCAAGTCAAACGCTGCTGCAGCAGGCAGAGCTGCTGGAACCTTTGTCAAGAAAATGACCAAGGAAGAAAAGGAACTACTCACACATTATTTCATTGAATCTGAAATTGCATTTAACTATGATGAAGTTCAAGAGATCTTTGAATCACTTGATCAGGAGCACTTTGACTACTACATCGAAAAAGCGATGATGATGGTAGAAGAATCTGAGCCATCAGCTCTAGAAATCATTCAAGAAAAACTAGGCACAGTATTCGGAGCCTCAGATTTTAACTTCTCAGATTGGAGACATCTAACCGAGAAGACTTCTGATGACGATTCTACTGGAAAATTTGTAAGACTAACACAAAACAATAGAACTGATAATACTCCAGATGTAAAGGGCAAAAGAAAGGATGGTGTAATTATCAATCCTCAAGTTGATATGAGAAGAGAAGAAGTTGAGCCAATTGAAGAGAAAGCTCCTCCAGGTGCTAAGTATGAGAGAATGGTTAAGCATATCAAGAAAGGTTATTCTGAAGGTGGGCTAACCAAAAAAGAAAAGAGCATTGCTTATGCTACTGCATGGAAAGCAAAAAACAAACAGCAGCAAGAGCAAGCTGATCCACAAGCTGCAAAAACAGCAGCTAAGAATCAGCAACAAATGAAGGCTCAAGATCAAATGAGAAGAAAGCAGCTAATGCTTCAGCAGCAAAGACTTCAAATGCAAAAGCAAGGAAAACTTCCAACAGGTCATACCATGGAAGAAGTCGAGCACGTAGATGAAGCAACTAGATACTCAAAGGAAACAGGTAAGAGCTTTAGAACTGGTAAGCCAGTTGTAAAAGGTGGAAGTGCTAAGAATGACAAAGCATTTCAAATGATTTCCAAAATGATGGGATCTAGCAGAGCTGGCACTCAACCAAGAGGACAGAAAAAAGAGCCAGGTAAAAAGCCACCAGAAGCAGGTAAGTATGGCGGTCCTCAATCTCCAGCACAAAAAGTAGCTGCTCGCCGTGCTGCTGCTCAGAGAGCAAAAGACATGATGCATTCAAGATTCGACTAAAATAAATAGAAGTGAATCCTTTCTGGAGAAAATCATGGGAGCATTAGTAGAAGTAGTAAAGCCACTACTACTTGCAGCAATGAATAGCTGCCACACTAAAAAACTAGTATGTGAACTACTTGATCGCTATGTAAACACCACTGATAATGATATTGATAATGTACTAGCAGCAACAGTAAGAACTGCACTTCTAAAGAATTGTAAGTGATTGAATGTTTGCTGGTAAACTGGGGAGTGAGTCTAGTATTAGCTTTGCTCCTCAGCTTCTCTGAGTACCTTGGCAAGACAAAGAGATTTAAAGAAAATAGTATAATAGATTTTAGTAAAAACACTATAAGACGTATGCTGGGGAGGTAACTCCCCATTTTTTATAAATATTAATAGAATAAAAATTCAAGAGGGGTTTAAATGTCTCTATACGGAAGAACTGATTCTACTGCAAACGTAAATAAAGCAAAGAATGCTGTTGGTATTCCTGCTTCTAACTCCGCTGGCGGTGGTCCTAATTCAGTAACCAAAAGTTTTGTTTTTGTAGATAATACTGAAGCACAACTAAATGAAAACAAAGTTCGTGGTATTACTGGTCCTGGTTGGTGGGCATATAGCACATATACTGATGCCGCAGGAAATACTCGTCATAAAGCTGAGCATCTAGTTTTCATCTCTAACCCAGATACCAACGCAAACGAAACTCAGACTGATGATACTATTGCAGCAGACGTTGCATCAGCAGTAACAATCAACGTTGCATATCCACAGAATGCTACTACATCATCTGGTGGTGCAACATTTACAGTTAATGGTCAAACCACCACAACTGGAACTCCAGGAACTCTTGTTTATCAGTGGCAAGTACAAACTGCAACTGGAACACGTTGGACCAATGTTACCAACACTGGAATCTACACAGGTGCTACAACTCACACTCTAACTCTAACTGGTGCTACTTCAACAGTTACTGGTTATAAGTATAGAGTAAAGATCACATCTGCTGGTGGTACTGAGGAAGTTATTTCTAGAACTGCAACTCTAACATTTGGCACCTGATAAAATATGAGATTTACTGAATTGAATGAAGATAACTTTTTGTTATTTGCAATAAAACATTATGACAATCCAAATGCAATGACAAAAGATGATTTTTTTGAAGACCTAAAACGTTTTAAGTATATTAAAAGATTACTGAAACGATTTGATAAAACGGGGATTCTCAAAACTCATCTTTTGTTAAATCATATTATAGTTGTTTATAATATATTTGGCGATGCAGCTACACCAATATTATTCTTTAAAATAGAACAACAGTATTGGAAGTACTTGAAATCTTTTATGTTGTTCTTGAATAGAATCGAACAAGACACACTTTCAACTATACAACCTGATTCATATTGTTTAGAGGAACTTAATAAAATATGAACTACAACGAAGAAGTTGCTGCGAATAGTGTTGGTACAGGAGCTGCAGTATCTTTACCTCCTAGTGTTGAGCCACCAGGAATTCCTGCTTCCAAAAGAAAAAGGAAAAAACTAAAAGAGCAAAATTTATTTGAGAGTGGTGGAAAGGTAATTGACCAACTGAAACAGATTTCATTGGCGGGTCAACAAGGTATGGTTATGTTTGACAATGGAGAAAAGGCTCAAGTTTCTCCTGACAGTGCAAATAAACTAGTTGATTTATATAGAAATTTGAATGCTAGTAATAGAGTCAAGATGATCAAAACTATCAATTCATCTTCTGCTGGATTTGAAAAGATTTCGACATTTGCATCCTCCAGAGGTTCACAGCCAGTTCAGTAACCGAGGGTAAAATGTTTCAAAATTCTTCAACAGAAACTAAATTAGCTTTACTTGAAGAAAGACTCAGCGTATACGAGAGGATGATGAAAAAGATCGACTCTGCAATAGAAAAGATAAGTGAAACGAGTCAGACTATCAGTAAGATGCTAGCAATACATGACGAGAGAATCGAACAAACCGTGAAGTCGGATGAGATTATAATTAAAATGGTGGAAGAGATAAAGAAGTCTAACACCACAGAGCATAAATCTGTACTTGATAGAGTAGAAGAAATTGAAAAAACTGTTGGAGATTTGTTAAAATTCAGATGGCAGGTGGCAGCAATTTCGGGGGTGGTTGTGCTAGTTGTCGGACTGGTCGTACCCTTTATTGACAACATGGTGGGAATGCACTATAATGGGGGGACTGAGCAGCCCTCCACTAAATGAGTTACATTGACACCAAATACATTAACCTCATTTCTATTCGTCTAGAAAAATTTTCAAGAAAAAAAGATAACCTATACAACTTTCGTTGTCCCTACTGTGGCGATTCTGCGAAGAACAAGAATCGTGCAAGAGGGTTTTTCTTTCTGATGAAATCGGATATGGTGTATAAGTGCCATAACTGTGGAGTTGGAAGGAGTCTTGCAAACTTCCTAAAGGATATGGATGTAACTCTCCATGATGAATATGTCATGGAAAGATTTAAGTCTGGGCTAACTGGACGAGGATCTAATACAGCAAATCCAAAGATGATGGAGTTCAAGAAACCTGTGTTTATTAAAACACCGCTGTCCGAACTCCAAAAGATATCAGAACTAAATAATTCACACCCAGCAAAAGAATACCTTCTCAAAAGACAAATTCCAGAAAAATATCTTTCTAAGTTCTATTACGCAGAGGATTTTCATGCTTGGGCCAAAACAGAGAATTCAATCAAAGAGTCCAGAATCGTCATCCCACTCATGTCCAAAAGTGGAAAGCTTTTTGGATTTCAGGGGCGGGCTCTTGACAAAAATTCAAAACTACGCTATATTACTACCATCCTGGATGACAAGTACGTTAAACTATTTGGACTTGATACTGTAGACTTCGATAAAACCATCTATGTAACAGAGGGTCCATTCGACTCTCTTTTTCTGTCTAATGCTATCGCCATGTGCGGATCAGACATTTACCTAGATAAAAACATCTACAAAGATCGAGTATTCATTTTAGACAATGAGCCACGCAACGTACAAATCGTTAACAAGTATGACAAGCTTATTGATGCAGGAGAAAAAGTGGTAGTATGGCCAAGTACCATAAAAGAAAAAGATATTAACGATATGGTTATTGCTGGACTCAACCCACAGCAGATAATCGAACAAAACACATTTCAAGGGTTGGAAGCTAAAGTTCAATTTACTACATGGAAGAAAGTATGAGTAACGGTACTAAAGTTAAAAAACGTAATGGTACTTTTGAATCTCTAGATCTAGATAAAATTCATAACATGGTTGAGTGTGCTTGCGGTGGTCTTGCAGGTGTGAGTGCCTCCCAGGTTGAAATCAACTCTGGAATTCAATTCTATGATGGAATTACCACAGATGAAATCCAAGAAATCCTTGTTAGGTCAGCTAGTGATCTTATCAGCCTCGATAATCCAAATTATCAGTATGTTGCTGCTCGTCTCTTGCTTTTTGGTTTATATAAACAAGTCTTTGGAAATAACTGGAAAACTGGGTTCCCTTCAGTAGGATATCATCTTTACCAGGGCATCATGAAAGGTGTTTATGATAAAGAATTATCTTGTAAGTATACAGATGAAGAGTGGGACAAAATTAACTCTTGGATTGATCATGAAAGAGATTATCTTTTTACCTATGCTGGTCTTCGTCAAGTAGTAGATAAGTATTTGGTTCAGGACAGGAGTTCAAAGCAGATCTATGAAACTCCTCAATACATGTATATGCTAATCTCTGCGACTATCTTTGCAGAGTATCCAAAAGAAACAAGACTAGATTATGTCAAACGATACTACAACGCAATCTCTAAGCACAGAATCAACATTCCAACGCCAATCATGGCAGGCGTTAGAACCCCTCTTCGTCAATTTGCTTCTTGTGTGCTTATTGATTCTGACGATTCTCTCAATTCTATCTTCAGCTCTGACATGGCTATTGGCCGTTATGTTGCACAGCGGGCTGGAATCGGTATCAACGCAGGCCGAATCAGGGGTATCAATAGCAAGATCCGTGGTGGAGAAGTTGCCCATACAGGAGTTATTCCATTCCTCAAGAAATTTGAAGCGACGGTCAGGTGTTGCACTCAAAACGGCATACGTGGTGGTTCAGCTACAGTTCACTTCCCTATTTGGCACAAAGAAATAGAAGATATTCTTGTTCTAAAGAATAACAAAGGAACGGAGGACAACCGTGTACGTAAACTCGATTATTCCATTCAAATCTCCAAGATCTTCTATGAGAGGTTTATCCAAGGTAAAGAAATTTCGCTCTTCTCGCCCCACGACGTTCCAGGCTTGTATGATGCTTTTGGAACTGATAGTTTTGATCAACTATATGAGAGTTATGAACGAGATCAGTCTATTCAAAGAAAGACTATCAGTGCTCAAGAACTATTCCTCGATCTGCTTAAAGAACGTGCTGAGACTGGTCGGATTTACATCATGAATATTGACCACTGCAATTCTCATAGTTCCTTCCTAGACAAAGTAAATATGTCTAATCTCTGTCAGGAAATTACACTTCCTACAGTACCCATCAATCATATTGATGATCAGGCAGGCGAGATTGCACTTTGTATTCTTTCTGCAATCAATGTCGGAAAGCTAAACAACTTCTCCGAACTAGAAGAACTTTGTGATCTTTCAGTTCGTGCTCTTGATGAACTCATTGATTATCAGAACTATCCAGTTGAAGCTGCACGTATCTCCACCGAGTCACGACGCTCACTTGGAATCGGCTATATTGGTCTTGCTCACTTCCTTGCTCGTAATGGTGTCAAGTATGAAGATTCTCAGGCTTGGAAACTAGTTCATGATTTAACTGAAGCATTCCAGTATTACTTACTCAAAGCATCAAATCAACTAGCTGTAGAGAAAGGTCCATGCGACTATTTTAATCGCACTAAGTATTCTCAAGGAATTCTTCCAATTGATACTTACAAGAAAGACGTAGACGAACTCGTACCTAACGAATTAAACCATGATTGGGAAACACTTAGAACATCCATCTTGGCTAACGGTCTCAGGCACTCAACACTGTCCGCACAAATGCCATCGGAAAGCAGTTCCGTTGTGTCAAATGAAACAAATGGAATCGAGCCACCTAGAGATTACTTGTCCGTTAAGAAATCAAAGAAGGGACCTCTTAAGCAGATTGTCCCCAGCTATCAAACTCTCAAAAAGAATTATACACTTCTTTGGGAAATGCCTAGCAATATTGGTTATATCAATATTGTTGCAGTTATGCAAAAATTCTTCGATCAAGCGATTTCTGGAAACTGGTCATATAACCCAGAGAATTATGCCGATAATGAAGTACCTGTTAGCGTAATGGCACAAGACCTTCTAACCACATACAAGTATGGCTGGAAGACATCATACTATCAGAATACATATGATAGCAAATCTGATTCTGATGTAGAAGAGAAAGGAGAAGCTCTATCTCAACTACTATCACAACTAGAATCTGATGAAGACTGCGAAAGCTGCAAAATCTAAGGAGACCTTACATGGAATTTATTAAAAATACAAAAAGTGAAATCAAGGGTATGACCGTATTTAATAGTAATCATGTAGATACTAAAAAGCAACCAATGTTTTTTGGTAAGCCACTTGGAGTTCAAAGGTATGATAGCTACAAGTATCCTATCTTTGAAAAGCTAACTCAACAACAACTTGGATACTTCTGGAGACCCGAGGAGGTCTCCCTCCAGAAAGATCGTGCAGATTATCAAACACTTCGTCCCGAACAAAAACATATCTTCACTTCTAACCTGAAGTATCAGATCATGCTTGATTCTGTTCAGGGTCGTGGTCCTGGTCTTGCATTCCTTCCATATTGTTCTCTTCCAGAACTAGAAGCTTGCATGACCATCTGGGAAACTATGGAGATGATTCATAGTCGCTCATATACCTACATCATCAAGAATGTTTATTCTGATGTGACTGAAGTATTTGATACTATTCTAGATGATGAAAAGATTCTAGAACGTGCCACTAGTGTTACTCAAGCATACGATGAACTTATTCAGTGTGCTCATCAATGGGATTCGGGAAATCTCTGGAGTCTAGGAGATCATACTACTGCAAATATTGAACTCAAAGAACTAAAGCGAAAGCTTTATCGTGCAATCATGAATGTAAACATTCTTGAAGGTATTCGTTTCTATGTTTCATTTGCCTGCAGCTTTGCATTCGGTGAACTAAAACTCATGGAAGGATCTGCAAAAATCATTTCTCTAATTGCCCGTGATGAATCACAGCATCTTGTAATTACTCAAAACATCATCAAGAATTGGAAGAATGGTGATGATCCTCAGATGCTAGAAATCATTGCTGAAGAAGAGAATAATGTACGAGACATGTATCTTCGTGCAGTAAATGAAGAGAAAGCATGGGCAGAATATCTGTTCAAGGACGGTTCTATGATTGGTCTAAATGCTAAACTTCTCTCTTCCTATGTTGAGTATATTGCCAACCGTAGAATGAAGGCAATCGGAATCAAACCAATGTTTGATATCTCTATGTCAAACAATCCACTTCCCTGGACTGAGCATTGGCTAAATTCCAAGATGATGCAGAATGCTCCACAAGAAACTGAAATCGAAAGTTATGTAATTGGTGGCATTAAGCAGGATATGAAGAAAGATACTTTCTCTGGATTTAAACTGTGATTAATACTGGAGTTTTATAAATAATATTATAAAATAACATTTATAAAACTCCAATGACAGAAACTCAAAGACTTTACGAATCATACTTTGCAGTATACAATGATGATCTCAGAGAGACTCTTTCTGAGGAAGCAGATCTATTTGAAGACGTAGATTATCTTTATGATGATGAGCTAGAAGAGATTGTTGACGAAACAATCGAGTCTATGATCGAAGAAGGTTATGATCTAGATGAGATTGAAGAAGCATTTGAAGACATTCTTGCAGAAGCTACAGTAACTACTGGTCGTGGTGGTTATACAAAACTTAGCTCAGACAAGCGTTCAGCACCAGTAACAACTGGTCAAGGAACTGCAATGCGTCAGGCTGCTAGAAAGAAAGCTGTAGTATCTGCTGCTCGCCAGAGACAAGCTCAGGCAGTAAAGGATGCTCCAGGTAAAGCTGCAGGTAGAGTAAAGGCTGCGGTACAAAGTGGTGTAGCAAAAGCTAGAAAGGCAGTAGACACTGCTGCTGGCGATTATGCTGCTAAGCATAAACTAGTATCTGGCAAGAAGGGTCAAGCACTAAACAGAAGTGCTATCGGAATGAAGCAAGCTTCAAAAGATCCTTCTGGTCGTAGAGATATTCGTTCAAAGGTTGTTGGCCATCTTGCACAGAGAGCGGCTAACAAACTTCAGCGTGGAGTTGAAAAAGCAAAGGGTGCAGTTAAGTCTGCTGGTCAAGCTGCAGTAGCAAAAACTAAGTCTTCTAGCGATGCTGCTCAGGCTAAGATGCAAGCAGCAGGTTCTGCTGCGAAGAAGTCTGGTAAGAGCCTAGTCGGAAGAGTAGCTAGAAAGGTAGCTTCAGGTGCTGGTAAGCTTGCATCCAGACTTGGAGAAGAAGTAGATGTATACGATGTAGTTCTAGAGCATCTTCTAGAGGAAGGCTATGCCGAGACTCCAGAAGCAGCTCAGGCAATCATGGTTAATATGTCAGAAGCTTGGATCTCAGAGATCCTAGAAGGCTGATTTAAACCTCAAATTTCTCAAGAGACCCTATAGGGGTCTCTTTTTTTATGGCTGAGATCCCCAGTAAAAACGGCTGAAAAAACCCTGTTTTCTGCCTTATTAAGGGTTTTCTGGATGAGGGCTTGACAAGACTCCCAAAAGCATGTATAATAACTCTGTCAGGGTTCAGATAAATATTTTGAGTTATTATAGAATATATAATGAAACCTCAGAGTGCTAAGGCTAAAGGTAGGAATTTACAGAAGTGGGTTAGAGATCAACTCATAGAACAACTAGAAATACATCCTGAAGATATTGAATCTAGATCTATGGGTGCTGGTGGAGAAGATTTGATTATGGCTAGAGCAGCCAGAAGTAAATTTCCCTTTTCTATAGAATGTAAAAATGTTGAAAAGTTAAATGTCTGGGAAGCATATGAGCAAGCTAAAGCAAACTGTGGAGATTATGAACCTATTGTGGTCATGAAAAAGAATCACAAGAAACCATTGGTAGTAGTAGACGCAGAGTACTTTATTAAACTATTCGGAGAGAAAAATGGCCAAGATTGATCTACATAACTTCTTCAAACATTTTGACGAAAAGAATCCAAAGCATGTTGCTGCGGTAGCACAGTTTGAAGAAGTATTATTAAAAAAAGTCCCAGAAGAAATGGATGATGTTTCTACATGGGTTAAAACATTTAGAAGTAAACCAGAAAAAAAGGCACTAAATATTCTGGATAATTTTCCATGGTTCCCTCAAACAGATAATTACAGAGATGCTAACCGTACTTGTAACAGTTCTAGTTGTGCTATGTGTCTTGAGTATTTTAAACCAGGCACGTTAAAAGGACCAAAAGGAGACGATGCTTATGTTCAGAAAGTCTTCTCAATCGGAGATACCACAGATCACTTGGTACAAACAAGGGTTCTTGCTTCTTATGGAATTAAGTCGAGTTTCAGCTATTCCCTTTCTTTTGCTGATCTTGATCGAGAGCTTGCCGCTGGTAGACCTGTTGTTATTGGTATTCTTCATAGGGGCACTCTATCTGCTCCCACGGGAGGACACATGGTAGTTGTGATTGGCCGCACACCTGCTGGAGATTACATCGTAAATGACCCCTACGGTAGCCTCAACGACGGCTATACTGGTCCAGTGACCAATGGTAAAGGAGCAGTCTATCGACGATCTGATCTAGCTCGTAGATGGTGTCCAGGTGGCAAGGATGGCTGGGGTAGGGTTTTCCAGGCACCATAAGTTTTATAAATATCCCAAACACCTTGACAACCAAATAGAAGTGTGTTAAGATTGTTTTAAGTCTGAATCCAGTAAACCTTTTGGCATCTCCGCCACGAGTCCTGCTGGAAATATGTTACTCGCTATGCAGATAGCATAGAAGGAGGCATTACTGGTTTCAGGCTTATCGGGTAGGTGTCCGAGTGGTTTAAGGAACCTGACTGTAAATCAGGCGGCTCTGTCCAACGCTGGTTCAAATCCAGCCCTGCCCATTGACAACACCAATTTATATTATAAGCGATTGAGTTGTTGTCATTTTGTGCCCAGGAGATTGCCTCTTGAAAAAGAGGTGTACCCCTTTCTCTATTGGGATGTAGAGTTCTATTCAAATTAATGCGTTTTATTTCAACACTTCTTATCGCTTCAACACTTCTTGGATTTACGCCCCAAAAAGCTGAAGCAGCCAGCGGATGTTCAATGGCTTCTCATTATGGTGTCGGTGATGGATATCACGGTCAAACCACCGCTAACGGTGAAAGATACAATGCATATGGTAAATCAGTAGCACATAAATGGCTTCCATTTGGTACTAGATTACGAGTGACAAATCAACGAAATGGAAAATCAGTTATTGTGCGAGTGAATGATAGAGGTCCATATGTCGGAGGACGAGACCTCGATCTGTCCTACGGGGCATTCTCTTCAATTGCACACCCAGGACAGGGAGTGGCGAGTGTCTGTTACTCTAGAGTTTAACAGATAAATATAGGGGAGACTTGATCTCCCCTTCCTCATGAATAAGAAGCAGGTAATAAATTTTGCAATCATTGGTGTAATACTTACATCATCAGTAGGTGTACTTACAAAATGTACAGGGATTGATGAGATACATTGGTATGACCTGATTGACGAAATTCAAAGAAAGTATTTTCCAAACAGTCAATTAAACGACTATATAATAAAGGATCCAGCACTCCTTGACCGTCGTGTTAAGAGAGATGTCGATAAAGCGATCAGTGATTATGAACGCTTGACAGGAGATGATGGACGTGTTAGACTTCCATCACCACGATACTCAGAAAAGCCCATAGATAGTTCTGTGTGCTATACTGATGAGTGTCGAGCACTAGGAGGAGAAATCCGACTTTGCTCTCCATGGGTTCCAGACTGCCCCTTGACAAACCGAGAATAGTCTGGTACAATTAACTGGCAAATGACTCAGTAGCTCAGTTGGATAGAGCATCTGCCTTCTAAGCAGTTGGTCGGGGGTTCAAGTCCCTCCTGAGTCGTGACAACTGAATATTTAAGGTATGCACCAATGTACAAAATTAGATGCAAAGATTGCAACATGGAGTTGCATGTAACTCAACCAAATCGTGGTCAATCATGTAAGTGTCCCAATAGAGCTTACATACGACTTGACAATAACGGATTACCTGTTATAGTAGCTGATGACATGACCAGAATTGAAATGGTAAGTGGATTTACAAAACCAAAAGAGAAACAAAAGTCTGTTGAACATTTTGATGTTCCCAAGAGACGAATACGCAGACTAGATTACGAAGTTCGTTAATTTAGTCTAGGGAGTATAGCTTAATGGTTAGAGCGGGCTCCTTATAAGGGCTTAGTCTGGGTTCAACTCCCAGTATTCCCATTAGGAATCGACGGGTTCCTAAAGAATGTGGCAGAACAATCCTTGTGGTTACTCACGGGATAATGCAATAGGTTAGGGGTGGTGCCCGCTGTATCGTTGAGAAATCAAAGGTATAGAACTTCCGACCAAGAAGAATCTAGGTTCCTGGAAATACGGTTGTCAGTGTAACCATCCAGGTTGTGGGTATGACAGATTCCCACCATTCACCCAAAACATTCATCATCAGAGGTTGCCAGTTTGCAGATGATGTCTCAGTAATAACTGGAATTGGGAAGAATAATGAAGCCGCTTGATTTTAAATCAAGATTAAACATGCATCTTATTCTTCCATCAAGGTCTCATCGTCTAACTGGTCAGGACGACGCCCTTTCAAGGCGTAAATTCGGGTTCAATCCCCGATGAGACTACCACGGGCATTAGCTCAGTTTGGTAGAGCGCCGTCTTTGGGAGGCGGATGCCGAAGGTTCAAATCCTTCATGCCCGACTTACCGTTACCAGAACTTTTTCTGACGGTATATCGTAGATGAACTGCAAAGTCAGTATACGGATAGAGGTTAGGTCCCTGGTTTCACACCTAATCCATCTGGGGGATTAGCTCAATTGGTAGAGCAGCGCCTTTGCAAGGCGAAGGTTAGGAGTTCAAATCTCCTATTCTCCATTCCCACTATATTATTTTTTATGGGAGACTCAGTTAAGTATCAAATTGAAAAGGCTGAACATGCACTTCGTTCTGCACTTGAACTAGGTGCAATGCATGAAGATCCTTATACTCTTCAGCTTTACAAAAGCTAGGTTACATTATTATCATGGGTAAAACTCAACATGTAGTAGAAGACTTTAACGTAGAAGGTGGAATTCCTTTTGCCACAAATTATCCTAATGTTGAGGAAGTTAATTCTCCAGACATTAATCTAATTACCTAAATATCATCAATACCTCTCAAGCCTATCTAAAGAAGCTCAAACAGAGAGGTCACTGCGAATGTGGTGTAGCGGTAACATCCCATCCTTCCAAGTTGGTGTCACGGGTTCGATCCCCGTCATTCGCTTCCTCAATCCTTGAGGTTATTATGTCACTTATTTCACAAAAAGATAGGGATCTTGCTATTGAAGCATTAGACTTCTATCTCTTCAATAAAAAATTTGATTTTACTGAAGAAAAAAGAATGGAAGTTAATGCTCTCATTAACTGGATTAAACTAGAAAAAACTAAACATGAAAATTAATCTTTGGTATTGTGAACATATGAAACAATGGAGATGGACTCTTGTAGATGATCATCGTCCAGTTGTTAAAATGGAGTCTGGTCAACAACCAGATCTTCGGGTAGCAATGAATGACATTGCAAACACTGTTGAATATATGTTAAGTCATCAGTGATTTCTTTGGGGTGTAGTTCAGCGGTAGAACGCTTGACTGTTAATCAAGTTGTCGCAGGTTCGATCCCTGCCACCCCAGTTACTACAATTCGTAGTAAACTGTAGGAACCAAAACCTCTTCCTGGTCACTGGCTGGGTAATGTAAAGAGGGAGGCTTAAGGTGATGCTCTCCCCTCCTACCACTAAATACATGTATCGAAGGATACAGTCATGAAATATAAGATCTCATCGAACTATTGTTTTTACAATAACGAAATTGTTGAGATGTATTTCATCAATAATGTTCCATTTACATTTGAAGAACTTCCTCAAATAATGCAGGATGATCCCTACATTCAAATTGAAGCTTCAAACAATGAAGAGTATAGTCCAGAAGATCTATATAAAACTTCATTCTATTTGATAGACGAAGAATGTCATCCTTGTTTATTCCCAGTGGACTTAGAAAACCCAGAAGATATGCCTGAGTAATTTGTAAATACTATAAATAGTTACAAATTACTTTCTAGTATGAAAACTTGTTCTAAGTGTGGTATAGAAAAACCATTGACAGAATACCACTCTGCTGGTATTATAGATGGCAAAAGATACCTTCGTGGAGAATGTAAAGTTTGCCAAAAGAAGGTAGTCAAAAAAAGAAACAATTCTATCCGTGAAGACTACATTGAATGGAAAAAAACTCTCAAGTGTAATAGATGTGGATTTGATGATTATCGTGCTCTTCAATTTCATCATGAGAGAGACAAAGAATATAATATAGCAGAAATGCTTCGTTCTGGATTTTCTCTTGAAAAGATTAAATTTGAAGCAGAGAAATGTAAAGTTCTTTGTGCTAATTGTCATCAGATTCATCATTCACGCCTCTAAAGCATTGTGGTGATGCACCGCTCTTGTAAAGCGGAGACGACAGTTCAATTCTGTCTAGAGGCTTTGTATGCTAGGATAGCTACTATGTATGAAGACCTTACCACCTTTGAAAAACAACTAGCTCAATTTGGAGATAGAGTCCAAGTTATTGTTGGACTTGAAGTTGGAGGAAAGCTTCATGCAGATGAAGCCTACAAACAGATTAAAGATCTTGTAAAGGATCTTAAAAAACTTCGTAAGAGTGAATTAAAGCATGGCAACGATCTCGACAATTCAAACTTTGGATTCCAGTGAAGAAGATCCTGGATTTGAAATTACTCATTTGTCATTCCGAAAGAGAACATCTGAAGGCATATATGGTGGTCCAGTAGATTACTACATTGGCAACATCGTATTTCGTTTGACGAATGAAGAAGCGAAAGGTCGCATGGAGTATATTCTATCAGAGAATGAAAGGGTTCGTGTGGCACCAGATGAAGAACTTCATGACAAATATTATGATGGATTAAGTTTTAATCTTTCAGATGCTTGTAAAGAAGAAGAAGCAGTAGAAGATGAAAACGGAGAAAAATTTTATCCAGTTAAAATTACGAACAAGCATAATTTAGAAGACGAGGATGTATTCATCTGGGCATATCGTCGTAACATGGATCCTATGCATAGTTTTGTAGAATACATTGAGAAGTTTGATTGTTACAGAATGCACGAATACTTCCAGGACACCCCTGTAGTTCGTGGTATAATACAGTATCTCCAAGACATGAAAGATGGCAAACCCAATCCAAGTCGTACAGTCTATCATGAGCAGTTTCTCACCACGCTCACAAACCTCTGTTGGTGGTGGGACTAGGCAGTGCTCAAAATGTCACATTGAATACCCCCTTGACAAAGACCACTACCAAGTGGTAAAATACTTTCGTTCTGGATTTTCATATTATTGCAATGAATGCAATAAACCGAAGCCCAGAGACTAGCCAACTAAATATACTGAGACACGGATGGTCTATAACAGCACTGGTCGGGAGCAACCCCCTTTAATTTCTATGAAAAATACCCAATACTGTTCACTCAAGTTATTAAGTATCTGCACTGAAATTGAAAGTGTAATTAACACACTTAAACAAATTCAGGACCGTATGGACCTGAAAAATTATGTTAAAATTCAGGAAACAATTAAAATACTTGATGAACACAAACACTATATTTGGAAAATTTATACTGATATAGAGGTCTCGGAATGACTTAAAAACTTGCCCTGGTGGAGTCAAGTATGACCCAATTTAGTCCTCGTCGGATTGGACATTAAATATGCCGACTGGTGCGGATGAAGAGTTTTTGACTCTGCCGAGTTTCCAGTTTTCTCGTAATCAAAACTGGTGGCGAGCCTGCAAAGGGGTTGACAACCCCAACTACTCCTGCTATAGTAGGAGTTTCATGGAAGTGAAGCCAACTGGAACGGCACGGAGACAATCCATACAGTAGTTGGTTCGATCCCAACCACTTCCCAAATATAAATAAAATCTGTAGTTAATCATTTAAAATTATGATGATTCGTTCATTTATTGCTGCTGGTGTTGCTGCTGCTTCTATTGCTGCTCCTGCCATGGCACAAGTCACCAGTGTTTCACAATTGCGTGACGTTCAACCAACCGAATGGTCATACCAGGCTATTTCTAACCTAGTATCTCGTTATGGTTGTGTTGCTGGTTTCCCTGATGGTACTTTCCGTCCTGGTGAACCAGCTACTCGTGCTCAGCTTGCTGCACTAACCAATGCATGTCTGGATCGTATTAGCGAATTCCAAACTGCTGCAGATGCACAACTAGCTGCTGCTCTACGTGCTGAGTTTGCTAAGGAACTCGGTGCTACCAATGCCCGTGTAAGTGCTCTAGAAGTAGCTGCTGCTCAAAAAGCTCAGGGTGTTGGCAACTATCTAGGTGTTGGTGTTCTTCTCAATCAGCAAGGTGTTGCTGGCAACGGTTATAGTGCTCAGCGTACTATTTCTGGTGCTACTGTTCAGGCACGTTATGCTGTGAAGAACTTTACCAACCTGAATGCTGTTTCAGTTCGTCCCTATGCTAGCTTCGTAGGTTCTCCTGCTGGTCAGATTGGTTCTGGTGGTGGTGCTCTTGTTTCATATGATTGGAGCATTTCCCGTGCTAAGTCTGGTGTAAGTCGTGCTAACATCTATACTGGTGTTGGTTATCAGATCCCCTTTGTAAACAACACTGCTGCTAATTATCAGTCTGCTGTTGGCAACCGTGGTCAAGTTGTTCTTGCTCTTGGCGTAGAAGGTCGTATCACCAACTCACTAGTTGGTTTTGCTGATCTCAAGTTTCCTACCACCAATGCTGCTAACAGCTATGGTGCTACCAACGGAACCTATTCACCTGTGTTCACCACGGGTCTGGGATTCAAGTTCTGATTCTCTAACAATTGGGGGTTGACAAACCCCCTTTTTTCATATATAATAATGTAACAATTTGTAATAAACACAATGACAGTAACAACTAATGATCGTGGGCAAATGAATATGTTTGCTAAAGAGCCCACAATGTATTATGAAAATTATGGAATGTATACACCCTTTGAAATTAAGGAACGTACTAATGGGCGCTGGGCAATGGTCGGCATTATTGCTGCTTTCATTTCTTATTCTATCACAGGTAAACTATTCTTCGGAATCTTTTGAGGAGGAAAACAATGGAAAAGATCTTCACAGAAAAGGCTGAGCGCCTAAATGGTCGTCTCGCTATGCTTGGATTCGTAGCTGCAGTTGGTGCATATCTCGCCACTGGTCAAGTAATTCCAGGTGTATGGTGATATGGGAGAAGTAGTTTTTACAGTTACTAGTATTTCATTTCTAGTATTACTATTTCACTCTATCAATAAACTTTCAGAAACATACTAATAAATACAGGAGGTTCTACACCTCCTTTTTTTATGGCTATAAAATTTATTGATGCGGCAAAGCATAGTAAAGGATATATGCATCAGAACGATGCGTGGGAGTATTTACAGCAAAATACTTCTCCTAGTGTATTAGAAGAATTTGAAAAAAGATTTAGAAACGAATATAAAGTATCCAATCCATCTATAGTTCCAGAATGTGGATTGGATTTGGTTAAAGAATTTGAAGGATGTAAATTAAGTGCATATTATGATCCCCATACTGGTGGACTTCCAATCACAATTGGCTGGGGAAGTACCAGAGATATGAGTGGAAAGCCATTTAAAATCACTGATAAAATTACTCAGGTACAAGCAGATCAACTACTTGAGTATCAAGCTAGAAATCAGTTCCTTCCACCACTAACCAAGATTCCATATTGGAATGAAATGAATGAAGAAATGAGAGGAGCACTACTCTCATTTGCATATAATCTAGGTGCTAACTTTTATGGATCCGAAGGATTTACTACTATAACTAAAGTGCTAAAAGATAAGTCTTGGCACATGGTTCCAGAAGCACTTTATCGTTATCGTAATCCAGGATCATCTGTAGAGAAAGGTCTTGCACGTAGACGCAGAGCTGAAGGTGCTTTATGGGAAAAGGGACTTAGTAAACTTAAATAATTTTCTTCCTTTCTTTGCAGGTCTGCGAATAAAACGATTAACCTCAACCGATTGTCTTTTTGGTTGAGGTCTTCTATTTTCTAGCATCATTCCATCATTGGTCAATAATCTGGCTATGATTAAAAACTCAATGAGTATTGTTTTTGTCATTGCCCTCTAAGTAATCTAACATCATGATGTAGGTTAAAAAACTTAGTGTGCCCAATAGTATTATTCCGAGTCCTATTGAAACTCCCCATGGAAAGTCATTCATCTTCTTTTTTCTTTTTAAGGTCTGCTTTGAGTGCTATTATAGTAGCAAGAAGTGACATCAAAGTTTGAACAGATTCTGATGTATTATCATCACATTTACTTGGAGGTTTTGCCCCAGTTTGATTAAATGCTTTTACAAGATACAAATAATGTAAACTGGTCATTACTTTAAAATTGCAGATGACATAATTTGTAAATGTCATTGCAACGATAGATGTTGCAACAAAAGCAACTAGCAAAGGAACAATATTATCTAGGGTTGGAAATCTAAATTTCATTTTTATGAATCCAAGTTTTTAATTCATGTAAATATTCTCTTAGCATGTTAGCTTTTTCTTCATGCCAAGGATCTTCAGTTTTCAAGTATTGTCTTGTGTGATTATCTATCGCTTTTAATATATTGTGGATAGGAGCATTCCACGGTTCCCTAATGGGAGTATTAAATGTTCTTCTCTCGTCCATATAGGTTCTGCTCCATGTAGGTATATAACTTTTCTTTCAGTTCACTATATACATCCCACATTTCTTCAGAACCAGTTTTCTCCTGGTAAGCATTGCAAGCTAAAATTAAGTAGTCTATGTCGGTGGAGTTAAGTTTATACATTCGTAATTTCCAACTCAACTATATTTAGGAAACCCCTTGACAAATTTCAGGGGTCGTGCTACTATAAATAAGTGTTAAGGAATCAACACATTCCTTAACATATTTTTACAAACCATTACGTTCTTTTAAGACTATGACTGCAACTCTCGCTCAACAGCGTGGGAGCAACACTTGGGAACAATTCTGCGAGTGGGTGACTTCCACCAATAACCGTCTATACGTCGGTTGGTTCGGAACTCTAATGATTCCAACACTTCTCGCTGCTACTATCTGTTTCATTGTTGCTTTCATTGCTGCTCCTCCTGTCGATATCGACGGTATCCGTGAGCCTGTTTCTGGCTCACTCATGTATGGAAACAACATCATCTCTGGTGCTGTTGTTCCTTCTAGCAATGCTATCGGCCTGCACTTTTACCCCATTTGGGAAGCTGCTTCACTTGATGAGTGGCTATATAATGGTGGACCATTTCAACTAATCGTCTTCCATTTTCTAATTGGTATCTATGCTTACATGGGTCGTGAATGGGAACTATCTTACCGACTGGGTATGCGTCCTTGGATTTGTGTTGCCTACTCTGCACCCGTTGCTGCTGCTAGCGCAGTGTTTCTGGTCTATCCATTCGGTCAGGGATCCTTCTCTGATGCGATGCCTCTGGGGATTTCAGGAACTTTCAACTACATGCTTGTTTTCCAGGCAGAACACAACATTCTTATGCACCCTTTCCATATGCTGGGAGTTGCTGGTGTCTTCGGTGGTTCTCTTTTCTCTGCTATGCACGGATCTCTTGTCACCTCTAGTCTTGTACGTGAGACGACAGAAACTGAATCACAGAACTACGGTTACAAGTTCGGACAAGAAGAAGAAACCTACAACATTGTAGCTGCTCATGGTTATTTTGGTCGCCTTATTTTCCAATATGCTTCCTTCAATAACTCACGTTCACTACACTTCTTCCTTGCTGCTTGGCCTGTAGTTGGCATCTGGTTTGCTGCTCTCGGTGTTAGCACCATGGCATTCAACCTCAACGGATTCAACTTCAACCAGTCTCTGCTTGATAGTGGCAACCGTGTCATTCCTACTTGGGCTGACATCCTCAACCGTGCTAACCTTGGTTTTGAAGTGATGCATGAACGCAACGCTCACAACTTCCCTCTTGACCTTGCCGCTGCTGATATGACCCCTGTGGCACTTACCGCACCAGCTATCGGTTGACAATCTCACGATAACGTGCTAAGATTAGAGAGCCTAAATGGGCTCTCTTTTTTTATGACTGAAAATGACGAATTGAAAACTAAAATTTGTGTCTATTGCAACCAGGAAAAACCATTATCGGGTTATCCTGGACACCGAGGACATAAAGATAGGTTAGATACAAGATGTAGGCAATGTATTAGTGAGCAAAATAAATTGAGATATAAACTCAAAAAAACTGCTCCACCAAAACCAGAAGTGTGTGATCTGTGTGGAAAGAAACCTCCACATAATAAAAAGATTGTTCTTGATCACTGCCATGAAACTGGAACATTTCGTGGATGGCTATGTGACCCATGCAACGTTGGATTGGGCAACCTGGGAGACAATCTTGAGTCTCTTACCATGGCGGTTCAATATCTTCAGGAGCGATCTAGGGGTTGACAAGCATCTAGAAATGGTGTATGATACTCAAGTGAATTTAAAAAATTATGACAAAATACAACATGTGGGTTAGCTCTGGAGATACTTCATGGGCTAGAACTTACTTCAATGAACTTGGAGCTGTTCAATTAACTCAAGAACAAGTTGATAAGTATTTCACTTTTGATGAAAAAGGCGTAATTCAATTCGATGATGAAGTTCTTTGCGAAGCAACTGACCGAGATTGGGACGATCCAGAAAATGATTTTCCTACTTGGGATACAATTACTGATGGATGTATTTGTTGGGGTCCTGATGTGGACGATCAAAACATCGGTATTTCCCCAGTAGATGATGATGAAAATCCTATTTGGGTACAACCTATCGAACAACTCACTTACTATTCAAAAGAAGATATTGAAGAGTCTGTTCATTATGAAGAAGAACCTGGCAAAGCCGTTGCATGTATTCTACCTGAAATGGAAAATAAAGACGGAGTATGGATTCTTTACAACTCATATGAACGTGGCGGGTACATCGGTGAATTTGAAATTCCCGATGGAGAAGAATTCGATCCTTCTAAACTAATTGTTCACCTCACTGAAGTTGCTGAGTCTTGGACTGTAGTGAGTGGAATCGAATACAACGGGGAAGATATATATTGTGAAGGCGATACCATTGGCAAAGGAATCGACTGGTATGTGTATCACAATGGAAATCTTAAAAGTTTTAAATGAATATGGAAGAACAAATCATTGATGTTGAATCAACTGCAGTAGTTGAAGAAGAAACAGTACTAACTCCAGAACTTAGTCTGAATGAAGATAGGATTAAAACTCCTGCTGAGATTAGAAAAGATCTTGAGCAACTTAAACAATTAAATAAGCAACTTAAAAAAATCAAACGATACATGAGAAGTCCTCTGCACGAAATTCGTCAGATGGACGCTAGAACATCAATCAATTAGTGATATATAATAAGTAACCTTTGGTTACTTTTTTGGAGGGGCAATCCGATTGGCGACGGAACCTGTCTTGAAAACAGTTGAGGTGTTAAAGCCCTTGGGGGTTCGACTCCCCCTCCCTCCGTTGTCCGTTATAATTTTATGGATGAAACTTTTTATAAAGAATTTTGTGAACGGATTCAACACAGCTTACAAATTTCCATAAAGCATGGACACAATGATTACGCATTGGGACTAAAAAAATCTGTAATGATTTTAAATGAACTGAGGAAGAAGTATCAAACTGAGTCTAAATAGTAGCACTCTTTATTGATAAGTCCCATGGAAAAGTGTCCAGCATGTGGAGTAATTATTGAAGATGGAGTTGCTAAGTTTTCATATGGTAAGCCAGGAGATTTAGAGTTTCTAGCTCAAAGAGTTTGCCAATATCGTAAAGTTGATTCTCCATGTATTAATCCTTGTTTTAATGAGGAACATGATTATCCCCCTGGATATGACGAAGCCCCTAATTTTAATGTACCATTATGAATACTGAAAACCAAGAAATTGAAATTGAGTTAGATGATAAAACTGCTGCTTTAGCTCATATAATGGCTGAAGAAAAAGGCATTACAGTCGAAGAGCTTATTAGACAATGTTTGGATGAAGCCATAGAAAGTGGTTATTTTGATAATCCAGAGAATGTCACAACTGATGATCCATTAGACTGATGGAGTATTCGATATACCTATCATTATTTTTAGCAGTATTTGCATACGTTTGCATTACTGATCCAAATGTTCTTGAATGGATCAGTATAAAAATTAATCACTTTATTGTGGATATGCAGTTAAAGTATATCAAACTTAAGTGGATGTTTAAAAAATTCTGACTTTCAAAGGGGGCTTGACAGCCCCCTTCTTTTTTGGTATACTACTGGGGTGACTCAAACGTAACATGCAAATTACAATTTATAGTAAAGACAATTGCCCCTATTGCGAGAAAATCAAGCGAGTATTTGATTTGCTTGAATTGAGTTTTGTCGAATATAAATTGAATGAACATTTTACTCGACAAAACTTTATTGACGAATTTGGAGACGAAGCCACCTTTCCAAGAGTATTCATTGACAATGATATGATTGGTGGTTGCGTAGATACCATTGCTTATCTCAAGGAGAACAAAATTCTATGAGCCAGATCGCAGCTTTCATTGACACTGTTATTGATGATTTTGTTATCACTCGCAAAAAGTCAAAAGCTAACTTTATTCAGTTCCTTCGATCAGAAGATATTGACCGAAGAACTATCAATGATTTTGTAGACAATAAACTGGGTTTTGTTCTAGAACAAATTGATGAATTAACCATTGCACTAGATGGTGAAGATCAAGTAGTAAAAGAAGGGTATGGAAACTTTCGTCGTCCAGAGATACGAGAGTTTAAAGATCTTCTAAATCAGATTGTAGATGATCTTTACACCTACAAAAACTCTAAAAAGATTGTTCGCAAAAGGAGAAAGGTATCCCCAGATAAAATTGTGAAGTATGTCAAACTTTACGATAAAGAACTGGAGCTAGGTGGTAATACATACAAGCCAGGCAAGCCACAAGACATCATTGGAGCCAAGTATGTATTTCTATACAACATCGAAAAGCGAGAGCTTTGTTATTATGTCGGAAGGTCTTTATCAGTTCGTCGCACTATGATTGATGGTTTCGATCCAGAGAAATCATGGGTACGAACTTTACGAAAGCCAGAAGAATTTCTAACTGAAGTTATTTCTTGCACTAAATTTAATGCTGAGAATATCGGCAGTCACTTGACAACTAAACCAAAGTCTCCTTCTGGTAGAATGACACCGAAGCACATTCTAATCAAAGTTATTACATGACATCTATTCAAGAAAAGTTACTAAATAAAAATGTAAGAGCAATGATAAGTGGGAGGAAAAAAGACTTGAAAAAGCCTGACTTCCACTTCGATAAAATAGTTTCCATTTTCAAACGAAACTACAGAGTGGAAGTCAAAATCTTCATCCAAGATCAACAAGACTAACACTCTAAAGGGAAAGAACCATGGCAAATCTATTAATTTTACTTACTGTATTTGCAGTAGGATTTGTTTTAATAGGACTAAGTTTTTTAATTGGAATGGTGTTTGGATGGTTCGCTAATGAATATTTCAATCCGATTTCAAATCATACTAATACTGGTCATCCAGAAATGTATGACGAGAATGGGAATTATATTACCGAGGAATTAATTGCTGTACGTTTTGAAGACGACGAAGACGACGAAGACGAAGAGGATTAATTTATGATACTGGTTGATATGAATCAGTGCATGATTAGTAATTTGATGATGCAAACTAAACTGAGTGACGGATTGGACGAAAGTATGATCCGTCACATGGTATTAACATCTCTCAAAGCTTACAAAAAGAAATTTCATGCAGAGTATGGAAATTTAGTTCTTTGTTACGATAGTAAGCACTATTGGAGAAAAGAATTCTTCCCATACTACAAACAGAATAGAAAGAAGGATAGAGAAAAATCATCCTTCGATTGGAATCAAATCTTTGAAATTCTCAATAAAATCAGAGACGAGATTCGTGACAACTTTCCATACATCGTAATGGAAATCTATGGAGCAGAAGCAGATGATATCATTGCTACTCTCTGCAAACATGTTTCCATTCAGAACATCAAACGACAAAAGGATAATTTAAAAACAGAGAAAGTCTTAATTTTATCAGGAGATAAAGACTTCATTCAATTATCTAAGTATCCTTGTGTCACTCAATACAATCCTGTACAGAAAAAATATGTTACAGATGGTATTGATCCAAAACTTTATATCAGAGAACACGTAATTAAAGGAGATCGTTCTGACGGTATTCCAAACTTTCTATCTGCTTCTGACACGTTTGTTTCTGGAAAGAGACAAAAGCCCATTAGCAAAAAGAACATAGCTAAGTGGGTACTATCAGAACCAGAAAGCTATTGTAATCAGGAACAGCTAGCGAACTATCATCGCAATCTCAAGCTAATTGATCTTGCTTGTATTCCTACTACAATAGAAGAAAAAATTATAGATGAATACAACTTGTTAAATAGTAACAAACCCAAACAGGTATCAATAAATTATTTTATTGAAAACAAATTAGTTTCACTATTAAATGAAATGGAGGATTTTTAACTCATGGCTGAATTACCAGTAGAAAGACTTCTGCTCTCAGAAGTTCTACAAAAAGTATCTAATGCTAAAACGAAAAAGGAAAAGATCGGACTGCTAAACAAATATAAGACTCCTGCACTACAATCAATTCTAATCTGGAACTTTGATGATAGTGTAGTTTCTATGTTGCCTGAAGGAGACGTACCTTATACTCCTAATGAAGCTCCAGTAGATACGGAGCACACTCGACTACTCCATGAGTATCGAATTCTTTATAACTTTGTTAAGGGTGGTAATGATGGTCTCTCTGGAAACAAAAGAGAAACCATGTTCATCCAACTCCTAGAAAGTCTTCATCAAGATGAAGCAAAACTTCTCTGCATGGTAAAAGATAAACTTGTAGGTAAGAAATATAAGATTACCAAAGCCTGTGTAGAAGAAGCTTATCCAGAAATTAAGTGGGGAAATAGGTCGTGATATGTGTAAGATTGTACACCAAGACTGTGATAAAAGTCTAGCTGCTGATAAGACCCTACCTCTAAACTCATATTTGGTCACGTATACACTTGACAATCAGCTCAAATATGATATAGTGGTATGTAACAAGCGGGCTCAGATCTTCGACATGTACTGGGACAAGTACCGAGAGGGTCTAAAGGATATCCGCTGGACTGATGGCAAAGTCAATCCTAAACTCTGGGGAAACCCGCCAAAAGAACCTAAAAAGAAAAAGTAATTATGAGCAATGTTTATTTGATTTCACTCAGTCAAGGGGCAGGCAAACTAGAAGGTAAGTCTGCCCAAGAAGTGATTACATATACTGCCCGTGTAAGTAATCCAGCAAATCAAGAAAATTTTGATACTGCATCTAAGCTTCTTCGTTATTGCATTCGTCAGAATCACTGGTCAATCTTTGAGCAAGCTGATATGACTCTAGAAATCAATACTAGTAGAGGAATTGCAGCTCAAATTCTTCGTCACCGTTCATTTACATTCCAGGAATTTTCACAGCGGTATGCTGATACCAAACTTCTTTCTGATCGCCCTCTGATTCCTGATCTTCGCAGACAGGATGACAAGAATCGTCAAAACTCTATTGATGATTTTGGCGATTATGTAAAGCTAAAGATGCAAGGTGAAATCCAAGACTACTTTGACAGAGGACAGCAACTTTATGATAGTCTTCTTAATCAAGGTGTTGCTAAGGAATGTGCAAGATTTGTACTTCCACTATCAACTCCAACTAGAATTTACATGAAGGGCTCAGCTAGGTCATGGATACATTACATCAATCTTCGCTCTGCTCATGGCACTCAGAAAGAGCACATGGACATTGCCAACGAATGTAAAGAAGTATTTAAAACTGCTTTCCCTGATCTTGCCGAAGCTTTAGAATGGTGATCTGATCTTCCCTCTATATTATGAACATCTTTTATTTGAACTATAACCCAGTTGTGTGTGCTCAAGAGCATTGCGATAAACATGTTGTAAAAATGATTGTTGAGTATGCACAACTTCTATCAACCGCTCATCGAGTTCTTGACGGTATTGGTTATTACGAACTTTCTAGTAAGAATCGACAAGTCAAGAGATTCAAACTCGATGAGCCAAGGGAATCAAATCTCTATAAAGCTTGTCATATTAACCACCCTTCTGCTGTCTGGGCTAGGAGTTCTAAATCACATTACAAGTGGCTCTACGAGTTATTTGAACAATGCTGCATTGAATACACCAGGAGGTATGGCAAATTCCATGCTACTGAATCTCTAAAAGGATATTTACGACATACTCCTAATAATCTTCCAGATCTTGGATGGTCAGAACCTCCTCCAGCAATGCCCGATAAATACAAGCAAGCTGATTCAATTCAGTCGTATCGCAATTATTACATTGGAGAAAAAGTTTCCTTTGCGAAATGGAAATCTCCAGCTACTATTCCTGAATGGTTTAAAACACATGCCTACGTATAAATTCCGAGATAATAACACTGGTGAGATCTTTGAGAAGTGGATGTATATGGCAGAGAGGGAACCTTATCTAAAAGAAAATCCACACATTAATCAGGTTCCCACTGGAATGTCTTCCGTCAGTGAAGTCGGGGATTGGAAAAATACCAAAGTACCTGGCTCATTTAAAGACGTTCTAGGACGCATCAAAAAATCATATCCTAATTCCACATTTGAAGTATGACTAGTTCCCGCAGAAAGAAAAACGAATCCTCCTTTGCAGACCTATCTGCTAAAAAGGTCAGGAGAAAAAAGCCTATTGATCTAGAGCATATGGTTGATATTCAACCTCTGACTCCAGCTCAAGAAAAAGTATTTGAATCATACGCTCAGGATAAGAATTTATTTTTATATGGTGCGGCTGGAACTGGTAAAACATTCGTTAGCCTATACCTAGCACTCAAAGATGTTCTAAACGAAAGAACACCATATGATAAAGTTTATATGGTTCGTTCTCTAGTTTCCACTAGAGAGATTGGCTTCCTTCCAGGAGATCATGAAGATAAATCAAGTCTTTATCAAATTCCATATAAGAATATGGTAAAGTACATGTTTGAAATGCCAGACGATGCATCATTTGAAATGCTATACGGCAATCTAAAGAATCAAGGAACAATTAGTTTCTGGAGTACTTCATTCATTCGTGGTACTACACTTGACAATGCTATCATCATTGTAGATGAAAGTCAGAACCTAAACTTCCACGAACTAGATTCTATTATCACTAGGGTCGGACAAGATACCAAGATTATTTTCTGTGGTGATGTTCAGCAAACAGACCTTATCAAGACTAATGAAAAGAATGGAATTCTAAACTTCATGAGTATTCTCAATACTATGGAAGAGTTTTCTATGATTGAATTTGGTATTCCTGATATTGTTCGTTCTGGTCTAATCAGAAGTTATCTAATTAGTAAACTTAATTTGGGATTCTAATAGTGTTTGTACATCTAAATAATGCTTCTTTGATTGATTTAGTCGCAGAGACTACCGAAAGCGGAAGGGTCTATGTTACTCCAGAGGGTAACAAGTATCCTTCCGTTACTACTGTAATTGGAGCTAAATCAAAACAATCCATTCTAGAATGGAGAAAGCGAGTAGGTGAAGCAGAAGCAAATCGTATTTCTTCTAGAGCAGCTTCTAGAGGAACTTCTCTTCATTCTATGAACGAAGATTACCTAAATAATATATTCGATGAAGAGAAGTACAAAACCAAGGTACTTCCTCTATTCATGTTCAAGCACCTTAAACCGTTTTTAAACAAGATTAACAACATTCATGTTTTAGAAGGTGCTCTATACAGCGACAGACTGCAACTGGCTGGACGAGTTGATTGCATTGCAGAATATGAAAATGAGCTTGCAATCATAGACTTCAAAACTTCTACTGAACCTAAAAAGCGGGAATGGATTGAAAATTACATTGCACAGGAGTGTGCATATGCTATGATGTACTATGAACGCACTGGAATCAAAGTCAAAAAACTAGTGACTCTGATTGCTTGCGAGGATGGAGAGGTTCAAGTTTTTCAAGAGTATGATATTAAAAAGTATATGAGTGTGTTGATGTCATACATCAACCATTGGAAAGAAACCCACTAATTTCAGACTCTAATGGATCAAAGTAAAAAACTAAAAAAGACTGGTAAAGATCCAGTAAAACCCGAAAGTTTTTACAAGAACTCTCCGTGTGTATCTGAATCTTTTGAACAAATTATTGAGGACAAGTTTATGACTACTGCGAAATTTTCTATGGAAGTTGAGGAGATTGTAAAGACAAATCAAGGAGGAATTAATTACATTGAAGCAATATTAATTTATTGTGAAAAGTATGATATTGAATTGGAGAGTGTTTCCAAATTGATTTCAAAACCACTAAAAGAAAAACTTAAAGTTGATGCACAACGCATGAACTTTATGAAGAAAACTTCTAGGGCACGGCTTCCTCTATGAATGGATTTGAAGTTTACAAACTTTACCTCGCTATAAAATTACATTTTACTTCAGATAGTTACAACTATTTTACCTTCAACGGAAAAACAAGAACTACTCTTCAATCTTTTGAAAAACGAAGAGACAAATATTTTTTTAAAAAACTAGCAACAAAATTTAGTCAAGAAGAACTAATACAATACTTTGTTGCTCACTTCGTACAGAATGAGGATACTTGGATTGGAGACATATCCAAGATAGAAAACTCTTCTGTATATTTGGAGTGGACAAAGAAAATACAGAGCATGTCATTTGTATTTTCTAATGATGTAGATCAGCTATTGAAAGATTTAGAATTTGAACAAATATTCAAGGTTACTTCTACTCATCCACCTTTACTGAAGAAATACTTATCAAAGTCTATATCACTAGAGACTCTAGTTATCTTCAACAAATTGCTAAATTTTGTCAAAGATTTTGACAAGACTATTGCAGATCCTGTGGTCTGGCCAGAACTCAAAAGGAAGGTACTGAAATACGAACCTTTCCTTTTGGTAGACAAACCTAAATATAAACAGATACTTTTGTCGAAGGTAACGAACTGATGTCTTTCTTTGAACAAGAATTAATTCGTGATGAATTAGAAGAAATGTCAACACTATATCAAGAGATTGCTTTCTTGATGTATAGTCCACATGAAAAATCTGAAGATGATCGTAGAGAATGTTTAGATAAATTAGAAAGACTCGTAGAACTTCAAGAGCTTCTCTATTTTAGAGCAAAGTATTCTAGCGATACCGAAGCCGAAGAGTTTGTAGAAATGCTTCGTGCCTCAGCAGCTTTTCTCGGGGTGCCCTCGGACATTGATGTGTCACAAATCTTCATCCAGATGAAGGAGGACATTTCCAGAGCCAAGGAAAAGCTTGACAAATCTATCTGAACCTGCTACCATGGTCTCATGGGTTCGGGTTCACAGGCCAAATCCATTTAATCCAATCAATACGGAGAATACACATGTCATTTGCAACACTCAAGCGTAACTCAACCTCTGCTTTCGATAAGCTAACCCAGGAAATCGAAAAGATGTCCACCACTGAAGGTGGTGCTGATGAACGTTTCTGGAAGCCAGAGATGGACAAAGCAGGTAATGGTTATGCAGTAATCCGTTTCCTTCCCGCTCCTGAAGGGGAAGATGTTCCTTGGGCGAAAGTCTGGAGTCATGCTTTCCAAGGTCCTGGCGGATGGTACATTGAGAATTCCCTAACTACCCTCAACAAGAAAGATCCAGTTGGTGAACTGAATCGTCAACTGTGGAACAGCGGTAGTGATAAAGATAAAGAGATTGCTCGTAAGCAAAAGCGTAAACTATCATATTACAGCAACATCTATGTAATCAAAGATCCTGCTCATCCAGAGAACGAAGGTAAAGTATTCCTTTACAAGTTTGGTAAGAAGATCTTCGACAAGATTACTGAAGCAATGCAACCTGCATTTGCAGATGAAACCGCCATCAATCCATTTGACTTCTGGACTGGTGCAGACTTCAAACTCAAGCTTCGTAAGGTTGAAGGTTACTGGAATTATGATAAGTCTGAGTTTTCTGATCCTGGTACTCTAGGAGACTTCGATGATGATCAACTAGAGAAAATCTATTCCAAGACTCACAGCCTTGCTCAGTTTACTGCAGAAGACAACTTCAAGTCCTATGAAGAACTTCAGAAGCGTCTAGATATGGTTCTGAATTCTCGTCCAGCACAACGAGTTGATCGTGAAACCTATGAAGATGAAGAAGAAACTACAGTAGAATCTTTCGCTGCTAGTGCTGCTCCTTCCTTCTCTTCACGTTCTACCAGTAGCAATGACGATGAAGATGATACTCTGAGCTACTTTGCTCGACTAGCTGAAGAAGACTGATAATATTAAAGGGGGCGCAAGCCCCCTTTTTTCATGGAGTCTCGGATAATCTAACTCCAGCAGAATCAATCTTGTATTGTGTATCGTAGGCAAATAGAGTTTCAATTTCTTCCTTCATCACGCTCAAGAACTCTGGCTTGATTAAAAAGATATCTCTTTTCTTTTCGTTTTCTCTGTACTCAAATTCTCTATTAGTTATTCTATCCATGACCATCGCACCGCTCAAATTATTGAATGTGAATGATGGATAGTAATTGACGTTTTGTTGTTCAGTTCTACCTTCATTGTATTCAATAATTACTCCTCCTTCAAGAATTACACTATCACCATTATAGATTGTCTTTGTTTCCCAATATCTAACATTATTTTGAGTATTGCCATACTTCTTTTCAATTGCCAGATCTAACTCATAGTCAGATACTGGCCAGTCATTGTGAACATCAATGATATTGTTTAGAATTAAAATAGTCCAGTACCATTCTGGAGATCCATAAACTCTATTGGAAATGATTTCTGGAGTTTCTCCTGTCTGAATAGTATACCTAGTTGATGCTACATACAGAGCATTTAAGTTGTCTCTAAATCTAACTCTGCGAAATAAATTTTTTGATAACTTAACACCACCTTTATAAGGATAATAGAAGTTTGGTTGTGAATCAAAAAACATTTTAGTATCCTCCGTTTTGATCTAAGACATTATCTGCAGTAATGATCTCAGTTTCTGCAAAGCTTAGATTCAAATCATACGCAACAGGTGCAGGACCACTTAGCCCATTTCCGTTGGCTAGATGTGTAGCCCATACATTATCTGGTGTATAGTTTACTGATACAGATTTGAGTACACAAGGTTTAATTTTTGGTAGTGATTGAATTACTACATCTGAAGTCCCAGCCTTTACCCATCTAAGATCAAATATATTAGGAACAGTTAGCCATCTATCACTCAATCTTGCAGTTGATGAAGTGTTCTCAGTTGTTTGTTGAAATCCTCCACTGCTGCTATAGTTTGGAAGTGAGTAGTATCTGAGAGCCTTGATGATTCTATGAATTCTTGATTGCTCTGAATTGTTTCTAGGAACTAGTTTCCAGGAAAAGTTAAATTCTCTTACTGCGATTCCTTTGAATACTTGTTCAACGTAAGGGTTTAAAATTTTTCCGCCAACTCCTTGAGTGAGAAGCTCTGCACTAGGAGCACCAGGAACCTTCTGAAGCTCCTTTAGAAGCACCTCTGGGATCCCTCCTGCTGCGAGCTGGGATAGCTGCTGACCAATATTGGATCCCCCCGCTGCCGCTGCTGCAGCCAACGCTGGAGCCATTTTCCCTACGATCCCAGCATTATCAGTAGACCAACTTAACTGATCATCAAATTTAATATCATTAGGGATTGGAAGTAATACAGTTGATAGTTTCTTTCTATTTCTTGTAGATGTAACTCCGTTTGTAATCTGAGTTACTTGATTGACAGATTGAATATTTGACAGCGAAGTTACTTCAGTACCACCAGCTCTGCCCGACTTTGAGATAGGAACATATTCAAGTATGTCAAGCTTGAGCATATCGACCATACTATTTTTGTCTGGCCAATATAAATCATTTTGAAAGGCATTTTGTGCATAGTCTCCATTCGGATTACTATAAGATTTACTTGCTGTTGTCATAAATATTTTATGATATGCCCTTTATATTAATATTTATGAATACTTTAAAGGGAAAATACATCCCAAAAAACATTCATAAGTATAAAGGCAACTATAGAAACATAATCTATAGGTCTTCATGGGAATTAAAGTTCATGAAGTATTGTGACACTAGACCAAATGTGCTAGAATGGGGATCTGAGGAAATTGTTATTCCGTATAGATCTCCTTTGGACAATAGAATACACAGATACTTTGTAGATTTTTATGTTAAGATTCAAGACAGTGATGGGACTATCACAAAGTATCTGATTGAAATAAAGCCAAGCAAACAAACAGTTCCCCCCAAAAAGCCTCAGAGACAAACTAAAGGTTATATCTATGAAGTTACTGAGTATGTAAAGAATCAGGCTAAATGGAAAGCCGCTAAAGAATTCTGTGATGATAGAATGTGGAAGTTTAAAATCCTCACAGAGTCAGAGCTAAAGGTATGAAAAGAGAAGTATCGGCTAGGACAAGGAAAGATACAAATCTGAATATATTTCAGCAGGTAGATGCTCTTGTTAAAAATGAGAAGGGATTTGGGACAAAGAGTTACAGTTGGTATAAAGAAAATGTCGCAGCAGTAGCTAAGAAAAATGACATTTATAAAACCTTAGTTACTCTGGATGAAACTTTAGTTCCTAGTGGAGGTGTTTTATATTTGTTTGAGTATAATGCTACATGGGCAAGGAAGCTTCCATATTATGATGAATTTCCATTGGTCTATATGTTGCAAGGTGGAAGAAAATTTTTTGGAGCAAATCTACATTATCTAAATTATCCTACCAGATACAAAGTATTAAAAAGTATTATAGATGGACGACCAACAATTCCGAAACAGTGTTTTCATAATTATGTTTATGAAGGTCTTGAAACACCGCTATTTAAAATAAATAGTGAAGATTGGATGAAATCTATCTTCCTGCCATTGGAAAGTTTTGTCAGCAGGCAAAGAGGATCATATAAACAAGTAAGTAAATCCTTTGTTTGGGGAGATTCAAAACGATGAGTACAATTATAAGTACTGATATTCAAAATTTTAATGACTTTAAATCCTACGTAGGACGTTATGGATTTTCATTAAATAACTTTTATGACGTGCAATTCCTCTTGGCAAATAATGGCAATAGTTTTCTACAAAGTATTTTTACCAGAGGTCTAGCTACCAATAGTGGTTCTGGTCAGGGCATATCTACTCTGATGAGACTGTATGCAGATGAGTGTACCATTCCAGGATACTCTATTGCTACAGGAGATTTCAGAATTACGAACAGTCCTAACATGAAATATGGTTATGGAATTGTCAACAATGAAATTACGATGTCATTTATATCCGATGCAGATGCAGAAATACGAAAGACATTTGACTCCTGGGGAAACTTTATTTACTCTAGTGTGTCATCTGCAACGGATCAATCAAACCCATTGAACATTAATTCTACAGATCAATTAGGAAGAACCAGATATAAAGACGAATACGTTTTGGACATTGCTATCATCAAGCTTGAGAGATATGGAAGTAGTGTTAGAAATTTTGCTAAGAATCCTTTAGATAGGCTTTCCCCTGGAAGGACAGTTCCTCATTCTAGATTATTCCCTGGAACTGATACTTCAGCTCTTCAGATGGTGAAGTCTGGTTTTGGAGATGCAATTCAAAAATATTCTATGAGATTGCAGAATTGTTTTCCAACTACTATCTCTGCAATTCCTTTGAATAGTGGGTCTTCACAACTTGTTAAAATTCAAGTTACATTTGAATATGATCTAGCAGTACCAACATCTCAGACTGGAGGAACTGCAGATGCAACTGGTAAGTGGAAGACTGTTATTGGGTGACTAAATAATTTTAAATTATATTATAATTTACTATGCCTTTACCTAAATTAGTTGCGCCGACTTATGAGTTGGAACTTCCTTCAACTAGTCAAAAAATTAAGTATCGTCCATTCCTAGTTAAAGAAGAAAAAATTCTTCTCCTCGCTATGGAATCTGAAGATGAAAAGCAAATGATCAACGCAGTTCAGACTATTCTCAAGAACTGCATTCAAACTAAATTGAAAGTAGAAGATCTTTCTATTTTTGATATTGAATATCTTTTCCTCAACATTCGTGCTAAGTCAGTTGGAGAAGAAATTGAACTGAATATCACTTGTCCTGATGATGGAGAAACTACTGTTCCTGTAACAATTAATGTTGAGGACATTAAAGTTCAAAAGTCAGATGATCATGAAAAAATTATTGCAATGAATGATTCTATTTCCATTACCATGAAATATCCAAGCATGGAAATGTTTGTTCAAAACAACCTATCTGGTAATGTGAAGACTGAAGACATTTTTGAAATTGCTTCTTCTTGTATTGATCAGGTTGTTGATGGTGAAGAAGTGTATGAAGTCAAGAGCTTCAGCAAAAAAGAAATCAATGAATTCTTGGATAGTCTTGATACAAATCAGTTCATGAAGATTCAGAAATTCTTTGAGACCATGCCTAAATTAAGTCACACAGTCAATGTGACTAATCCAAACACGAAAAAGGATAACGAAGTTGTTATTGAGGGTCTTGCATCTTTTTTCGCATAGCTCTAGCACATGAGACGCTAGAAAATTATTTTCGGATTAACTTTATATTATTGCAGCATCATAAATGGTCACTAACTGAAATTGAAACTATGCTTCCATGGGAAAGAGATGTTTATGTTCAGATGTTAATTGATTTTATTGAAGAAGAAAATAATCGAAATAAAACTTCTCAGCCTCTATAGTAAATGGCAATTTCACTCTTTAGTCTAAAGAAATCTCCTACACAGAAAGTAACTTCTTTCATAGATCCAACTAAGTTTGGTGGGGCAGCTTCTGGTGGGAGAAAAAGATTACAGAGTGAAGTTGTCGAAGCTAAAATTGCAAATAAAGAAGTAAAAGAATTAGGGTATATCAGAAGAGCACTAGAAACTTTAGTAAGCATTGAAAAAAGACATTACGATTTAGTAACAGATTCTATTAAACAGTTTGTCCTATCTGAAGAAAAGAGACAAGCTAGAGAAGAAGAGTCCATGCAGGAATCTTCCAAAGATAAAGAGAAAAATAAAAAGGAAGAAAAAAATCCATTAGTAAGAGAAGGCAAAAAAAGACTTGAAGGATTTGGTGAATTCCTTCAAGGATTGATGAAGATGTTCATCGGGTATAAAATTTTAGAGTGGGCATCTAAACCAGAGAACGGAAAGAAGATTCAAAATATAATTAACTTCTTTGGAAGACTGTTTAAATTTATAGGTGTTATCGGAAAAGGAATTGCAATTGCATTTGGAGCAACTCCGATAGGAATAGTTTTAAATAATCTTCCAAAGGCATTTGATCTTGTAATCAAAGTAATAGGAGGAATTGTAGATTTTCTCACATTCAAATGGATGGGAGAATCTATACAAAATGTTGGAAAATTAATTGGTGATTCGATTAATGTACTAAAAATTATTCCTGAAAGTATTGGCAAGGTCATTGATTTTGTTACAAATTTAATTCCCAACTTCATTGAAAATGTTTTAACTGAGGGATTGTTTGGAAGTCAGAAGCAACTACAACAAGAATTAGATCAATCAGAAAAGACTGGAACTGCAACTTCAGGTTCGGACACTGGAGGAGCACCTAATCAACAAACACCTCAAATAGATTTTGGAAAAGTTTTAGGTGATTCAATTAAAGGAGTTGCAAGTAAAGTTCTAGAGAACGTAATTCCAGGCGGCAAATTTATATCTGATGTTGGGAAAGGAATCTCAGGATTGTTTGGCGGGGATAAAGATCTTCCTAAGTTAGCCAAGGGTGGCATTGTAACAAAACCAACTGAAGCCATTGTTGGGGAAGCTGGTCCTGAAGCAATTTTACCATTAGATAAACTAGGGTCATTTGGAATTGCAGACTTCAAAGGAAAAGTTGATAAACAAATTCCTAAGTTCATCAAACTATTGACCCTTCCATTTAAAATTATTGGTGCTGGAATTGTAGCGCTCATTTCATCTAGTGTATCAAACATTCCTGGTTTGGGTCCAGTATTGATGCCATTAATTTCAAACGTTGCTTCAATGTTTGGCATTCCACCTTCATTAGTCAAGGGAATGTCTAACTTTGCTGCGGCGGCAGTATCTACTGTCGGCAAAGGAATATCAGGTGCAGCTGAAATCTTTGGATCCAAGGAACCAAAGATTCAAAAGACAGATGAGTTTAAACCATCTGGAGATACATCCGTCAGAGGATTGTTGGGTGACATTTTAACTGCATTGATAAGCAAGAATTCATCCGATACAAAACCTACTCAAACTCCATCAGCTCCTCCTGCGGGAGCATCCCCAGCTCCATCAGCAGCTCCAACTTCTGGTGCTCCTGCGATGCCACCAAACGCATCTATGGCAAAGCCAGGTGAAGCATCTGTTCAGAACCTAGAAGGAACTGTATCAGATTTACAGAAGAAAGGATTTAAGTATGTTAATAATACTGCAAATAGATTCTTCCAAGATGAACAGGGAAGATTATATGAGGCAGCTAGGACTGGATCTACTTTAGCTGGTGCAGATAAATTTAAACTAAAGGCAGTAACTCAAGAACAAATTGATAAAGGATTCACTGCTGCTGGAAGTGAGAGAACTACTGGCAGCAGAAATAATCAAGAAATTCAAAGACAATTAGAAATGTTCCGAATCATCAATGAAGGAGGAACACTGAGAAAACAAACCACTGGATCTGAAACTCAAGTCAAGCAAGATGGTAAGTGGCAAAATAAAGCTACTGGTGGAAATATTCATGGGTTTGGGGATGGCGATAAGTATCCAGCATTACTAGAGGCTGGAGAGTACGTTCTAAACAAAAATGCTGTTAAAGGAGTTGGGGGACAAAAGTTCCTAGACAAAATTAACTTTGATATGTTCCCAAGATTTGGAAATGATATCTCAAGACTATATGATAATGATAAGGTAGTTACTAGAACATATGCAAATGGAGGCATTATTGCTGCAGCAAAACAAGCAGTGTCTCAGGGAAAGAGAGGTCCAGCATCTCCTCCATGTGCTTCATGGGTTAGAATGGTTCTAGGTATGGCTGGTAGTCCAGCGGCAAATAAAGTTACTGCAAAAGGAGATCTAGATCCAGAGAAGAAAACCTGGGGTCCTAACATGGCAGCTTCATTTGCTGGTAGTGATATGGGTGAAATTATTGGAAGTCAGGGAAATCTTCAGCCAGGTGATGTGGTCTTACATAGAAACACATATGGGAATTATCCTGCAGGTGCGGTAACTCACGTATCTATTGCATCTGAAAAGAAAGGTAAAATTTACCATCAACCAACTTCTGGGGCACCACCAACAGAAGGAAGTATTTGGAACTTTAAAGCAGGTATTAGATTAGGCGGAAGCGGAGGAACACTTCCTACAAGCACTACTTCTGGTGGAGGGGGTGGTGATTCTTCTTCAACTCCAGATTGGTCATCCATTGGAACTGAACTTGGAAATCTATTTAAAACAATGAATACTCCAGTTCAAGCAGAACCTCAAGAACCTCCTAAAATAACTGCCTCAGTTCCTGCAACTTCTCAGAGACTACAATCTGCACAAAAGGAAAATGTCAAGATAGAAGCTGAGAAAAGAGTTGCTGGGAAAAAATCTACTGGTAATGTTGTTACAATTGGCGATCCAAATAGAACTATTACGGAGTCAAATACTAAAGCAATAACTCAACCTTTAGGTGGAACTACTCCTCCAATTCCACTATCTGTCTATCCTGTAAACCCATAACATGCAAACTATCACTCCGATAAAGTCAGGTGCATTTTTAAATTCTAGTAAGCGTTTAGCAGAGCTTACTAGAATTCGTAGTGCTTCTATTACTTTACTGAAGTATAAAAAAGATAGACTTAAGTTAGAATTAAAGTACAAGCAAACTAGAGATAAGTTTGAAACTAGACAAAATATATTAGACAGAGAAAAAGCTCAAGAAAAGAAGAAACAAAAAACTATTAAAAGCAGGCTAGCCAGAAAATCTGAAAGAGCTGCCTCTGGTGGATTACTAGATTTGCTATTTACATTTGCAAAACTAAAGGTATTACTTTGGGCAGCAGACCCAAAGAATGTCAAGGCATTACAGGGACTATTTGAATTTTTTAAAGGTGTTTTTAAAGTCATAGACTTCTTTGCAACTATTGGAGTTGAAGGTCTACTAGGAGGTCTTGGAGATTTAGTATCACCAGAGAGCACAAATATTCAAAGATTATTTGCAGTCTTCAAGATATTTGGTGGATTCTTTATTCTATCAAAGATGCTTAGATGGTCTAATCCATTTAATGCAATTAAGGATCTTCAAAGAAATAAAGGCATAATTTCAAAGATATTTAAATCTCTTGCATCCAAAGATTTTAAATCTGCACTTGATGGAATCAAGAAGTTATTAACTCCTCAAATATTCAGAAAAGGTTTAGGTCAATCTATTCAGAGAGTAATACTCAAAGTATTTGGAAAGGGTGGACTAAAAGCTGTTCAAGCATTAGCAACAAAGCTAGGATTTAAAACTGCTCAGCAATTAGTTAAAGGTGGAATTGCAAAAGGTGCTTCTGCAATTGGAAAGAGAATTCCTTTAATTGGTCCATTTATTGGACTTGGAATTAACTTATTGATGGGCGTTCCTCTGGATGTCTCTCTAGTTAGATTTGCTGGAGCTGCTGCGGGTGAGTGGATTGGAAGACTTTTATTTGGATTACTAGGTGCATTTTTAGGAAGTGTAATTCCAGGTGCTGGCACAGCATTAGGTGGTGCTGCTGGTCTAGCTGTTGGTGGTTTTATTGGAAATCTAATTGGTGAATGGTTGGCAGACTTAATGTATGGTGGGCTGAAATCTTTATTTGGCGGAAAGAAAAAGGAAGAACCAGCACTTGCAGTTGGTGGTATTGTAACAAAACCAACTAGAGCATTAATTGGTGAAGCAGGACCAGAAGCAGTCATTCCTCTTGGGCAAATTTATAATGGAAGCATTTTAAATGCTCCTCTTGGAATTGTTGCATCATCAATGATTGGTGGTATTGATGCACTCATAACATCAATGGGTCCAGTAGGACTAGCATTCAGACCATTTGCATCTCAATTATTAGCACCATATGCAAGAGAATTTGGAAAGGAAAATTATACGTTCTCTTCTAATCTTGCCAAAAAATCTGGAGCAACAATAAAAGCATCTCCTGAAAAAGACACTGAAGATCAGCAGGTATTGAGTGCAGTTGTTGGAACAGATCTTCCACTAACAATTATTGATAAGAAGCAAGATGAAAAGCAAGATCGTTATAATACTGGATTTAGTGTTCGTGAAATCCTTGCTGATATTTTAAACAACATCATCAACATTGATTTTCGTGATGGAGCTGGTGGTCCTGGTGGTGGAGGAGGCGGTGGCGGTGGAACCGATCAGGCATTGACTGCTGCTGATCTAGACGCTATTAAGGCATCATCTGCAGATAAACGTGCTGCAGCTCACCTTGCAACTTTAGAGGCATCTGCCCCACAACATGTTGCCGACGTATATCAAGTTATTCTAAACAGAGCTGCTAATCAAAGTGGTGGTATTCCTGCAGTCATTACTGCTAAAGAACAGTTCAGTCCATACTCTGCTGCATTGTATGGCTCAAGTGCTGATGGTGCTGCTGCTAGAAAATATGGTGGTCTTGGACTAACCAAAAAAGAACTATTTGATTTAGCTGGAAAGTCAGATGGTATTCAACAATTAACTAGTAGATTCCAAGCTGGAAATCCTAAAGTTGCTGCTCAAGTTCTTGCTGACTTTGAGAAGAATGGACCACTATCTCAGAATGCAAAGAAATTTGTTGGTGGTGCTCAATACTTCATGGGATATAAAGTTACTTCAAATGATAGAAGAAGATCAGATGGAGGAAACTGGTTCAGAGATAGATACCAAACTGGTGGTGTTGTTGCAACTCAAGGTGTTGGTGATACTGGTCCTGGTTATACTATTCAGGGAGCTACAGATCAGAGAGGAAGACCTATAGTATTCTCTCAAGCTGCTGCTTCAGCATTCGCAAAAATGATGAAGGATTCGGGTGGAGTAGTCAAAGGATCTGATGTTGCAAGTAGCAAGAGAAGTCCAAAGAAAAATTCTGATGTTGGAGGTGCAGCTAGGTCTAAGCATCTTTATGGAATCGCTATGGATATTCATGGATCCTCTGAGAAGTGGATTAGAAAGAATGGTTCTAAGTATGGATGGATTGTGAATGATTATCCAGGATCTCACGGAGGACACTTTGAGTTTGGTGGTCCTGGAATAAAACCATCTGATGCACAGCAACAACAAAGTGCTCCAGGCAATGAAGGAAATCAAGATACTTCTGAACCACCAAATTGGGATTCTATTGCTAATGAACTTGGCAATTTATATAAACTACTAAATCCTTCTGCACCTTCAGTAGACTCACAAAGTCTAGCTTCTCAGAGCATGGACTTTTTACAAGCATCCAAATTGGATGTTAAACTTTCTGATACATATATTATATCACAGGGAAGTACTTCGGTTTCAAGCTTTAATGTACTAACACCACTTCCTCAAGCAGATTATTCTACTGGTGGATTCTCTCATATGGATAGCTCAGCATACCAATTACAAAGTAGACTATAATGAATCAACAATTTGCTGGAGATTTTTCTCTAAAAGAAGTTAGATTATATCCTATAAAAGATGAAGCCAAATTAGCTGGCAACAAAAATTATATTGATATCAAGCAATTAGTTCAAGAAGTTACTTTATATGAGAGTGTAATTTCTACAAGTTTATACTGTCAATTTGTAGTCCAGGATATTGGAAATAATATCATTGGAGAGTTACCATTAATTGGTCAAGAGAGAATCGAAGTTATTATATCAACTTTATATGCAAACTATAATCTAAACTTCTACATTCATAAAATTGATGGTAGAGTGATGGAAGAAAAGAACCAAGTGTATGTGGTTCATTGTGTAAGTAAAGAAGCATTGATGAATGAATATACTAGAATTCGTGAAAGACTTGGAGGAAAGAAAGCAGAAGATTTTATTGAAGATAAGTTAAAGACCATCAGCAATAAAAAGTTCAATAAGGATGCTACCTTATATCCTTTCGACATGTATGTTCCGAATTGGAGATTATTTGATGCTGCAGTTTGGATGTCTAGAAGAAGTGTAGCATCAAAATATAAAGATTCTGTTGGGTATCTATTTTACGAAACTCTGGAGGGATATAATTTTAAATCTCTAGATGTTCTGTTCAATGCTCCTCAGTATCCAAACAATTCTACTAGATATGCGTTTGCCCAGGGCAACACTGATGTATCAAAAACAGAAGCCAACAACTATAGAATCATAAAATATTCTTCTACTAAAGCATTTGATATTTTTGAAGATCTTCGTAATGGAGCCTTCTGCCACAATGCTCTGTATGTTGATATCAATAACAGAAACTATCAAAACTGGGTGACAAACGCATCAAGTTATTGGAAAGACATGACTCATTTGGGAAACATGACTCCATTCCCAAATGAAGATTTACTCAAGAAGCCATCAAGATTAGTTTATAGACCTACAACTATTTCTACATTTGGATGGAAAGATATGTCTTCATCTGAAATTGAAAGTCTCAATCACATTGATGAAGTAAACAAGAACTTTGAGAAATCTATCTATAGATATTATTTCCTAGAGTATAACAAGATGGAGATTTCTATTCCAGGAGATCTAAAACTCAGAGCAGGTAGTGTAATCAATGTTTCTATTCCATCTCCAAAGAGAACTAGCGCAAGCAAGGTAATAGAAGACAAGAGACTTAGTGGAAAGTATTTGGTTCACTCAGTCAAGCATACGATCCTAAATAGAACTGAATTGAGGACCATTGCCACGTTAACTAGAGATTCTTTTGGAGGCAATGAAATCAATAACATCTCCGCAGAAACTAGAGAAACCATCTAATGGATAACAATTTAGACAACCATATAGAAAAAAATCGCAGTGAGATTTTTGATCCCAACACAAATTCTCAGCGTCGTCGTTTCCTAGAGGGTGAACTAGATTCCCTATTGAAGTACAAAGAAAATAATCCAAGTAAAATTGAAGACCCAACACCTTTAGAATTATTCTGTGATGAAAATCCAGATGCTCCTGAATGCCGCATTTACGAAGTTTAATTCATGTCAATTAATCCTACATTACAAAGCTCTGCTTTCCTTGGCAATAGTGACTTTACTTGGTGGTTAGGCACAGTAGAGAACTCTGATGATAGAGATGCCAAGTTGGGTAGAGTTCGTGTAAAAATTCTTGGATTTCATGATCCATATGAAAAGCCAGAAAATTTACCTTGGGCTTTAGTTCTTCAACCAACTACAAACCCTGCAATTAGTGGTGTAGGTAATGCTGCCAACTCTTTGAAGGCAGGAAGTTTTGTTATGGGATTTTTCCTAGACTATCCAGATTGTCAGCAGCCTGTAGTTCTAGGATCATTTTATAGCCAAATCAAATCAGTAGTAATTCCAGACTCTCCATCTGCAGCCACAAATCCTGGTGCTGTAAATGCCATCACTCCAAAGCAAACTGAGACTGGACAACCACAAGATTCAGAAAGAACCAATGATGCGGGAGGTCTTGCATCTGAATCTGTAGCTGCATCTTCTCTTCCTGCTTCACCATCTAATCCATCAGGTAATTTAGGTGCAACTTCAGTTGCAGATGGTAAAGATGGTCCTGCTAAAACTCTAGCAGAAGATATCAAAAGATGTATTGAAGGTCTTGGAAATATATTTAAGACTGGTATTGTATATAATCCAAATGCTTTAAACCCAACTCTGACCCATGATGTTTCTATTGAACAAAATTATATTCCTGTTGCTAATGTAGGATCATTTCCTCCAGTAGGGCAAATTAAAATTGGAAATGAGGTGATTGGATATAATGGAAAGAATGAAACATCTCTAGTTCTCCTCAAACGAGGAATGAATAAATCTAAACCTGTTGCTCACACTAAAGGTGCATCAGTAACTTATATCAAGAAAACTGATACTCCTATTGAGATCTACGGTAAGTTTACCAACAAAGTTGTTGATCTAAAGAGTGCTGTAGATAGATGCTTACAGGTAATCAGAAACTTAATTTGGTATGTCGTCAACCAAGTTAAGTCTTGGTTAATGGCAGAGGTTACAAAAATTCTAAATGCAATTGGTCTAGCTTCCAGCAGTCCAATTCCGTATTTTGTTAAGACTGTAACTGAAGTTATCATTCAGATTCTGAGAACCATTGGTTGCACTTTAGATGAAGCTTTAGTTGATGCTTTGATGAAAGGAATTGAAGGATTCATCAAGGACTTTGTAGAGAATCTTGCTAATGATCTTCTATCTCTAGCAGAAAATTACATTCGATTTGCAGAAGAATGTATCAATAATGTATTTGGTTCTATATTTGAAATCGTTTCTATTGGAACTGAAATTGCAAATGCAGTCACTGGAATCATTCAGCTAATTGAAAGTGTTGGTAAGATTGGAGAGATGGGTGCTCTATTTGATTCCGATGGATATGTCAATGCAAACTTACTATCAAATGTTGGAAACATTGTATCATTCATTCTAAACTTACTTGGCATCGGTTGCAATAGAACTACTGATTCTCCAATTCAAATAGATTGGAACGAATGTTCCCTAACAGGAAATAATTGTAATCCATTTAACTTCAGAGTTACAAATAATATTCAAGGTAAATGGAACCCAGAATATTCTAAGCAGTTTATTCAAGCTAGTGAAAGACATGTTATTGTTATGGATGATACTCCATATAATAACAGACTTGTCATTGAAGCTGTTGGCAGTAGAACTGGTTTCCAAATTGATGATGATGGAAATATTCGTGTTACAAATAGTAACAATAAAGTTGAAGTAACTTTTGGAAAGCAAGAAGTTACTATCATGGGAGATGCTCACGTTAAAGTCAAAGGAAATTATCACCTCAAAGTCGGTGGCGATTACCATTTAGAAGTCGATGGAAAGTATAGTGTCTTTGCAAACAGAGAAAGTAAAGTAACATATAATGGCGAGCACGAAACAATTTACAAGAATGATTCTAAACTCAGCGCCGCAAATGGATTTGCTCTAGCTGCATCTAAACTTGGACTATCTGCATCAGGTCAATTAGATTTGTATGCACCTTCATTCAGCACATTCTGCACAGAACAAAACCATCTCTGTACTGGTTCATGGAACTTGTTTGCTCTATATGATAACAAATACATTGGATTGAATTCCTTCAGACTTATTGGTGCCAATAAGATTAGTTTGCGTGCTGGAGCAAATACTGATATTGGCACAGGTATTTCAAATACATTCCAAGCAGCATTGGAAAACACTTGGAAAGGTGGTATTTTGAATACTACTATCATGGGAACCAACAATACAAACAAGCTAGCTATTGATTCCAAGAATACTGTTGGTGTTACATCTAAGTCTAGACTTGCAGTGCAGATTGAATCTGTTGGCGGACCAAACTTCTGTGCGATTGCTGCACCAGAGTCTAGAGATTCTGCTGGACCTATTATAGATAGAAGTGCAACTCTCTGCATGAGACAAGCACCGATCATTATTGATAACTAATATTACAGGGGTTGACAGGCCGAGTCCTGTGTGCTATGATACCTAGGTATTGAACCCCTGCCTATGAACATCCGATCCGACTCAACGCTAAACCGAGTGGAAGTTGATGTTCTTTCTAGAACTATTCATCTTCATGGCGATGATGGAGAGTACCTTGAAGTACATGAACCAGATCCACAAGACTTTACAAACATGTGTAACTTTATCAATGAAAGTTTGAATACTGATATGATTGAGTACAAGTATTGAAAATCAAAATGCCCCTTTAATTACCAAATACCCCCAAAAAAATTCCCCAGGATTTTTTGTCCTATAGGTTTTTTTGGGTTTATTGGGCGTATGGTGAAATTGGTAAACACAACTGACTTAAAATCAGTCGAGGATTCCTCTTGTCGGTTCAAGTCCGACTATGCCCATAAATAAATCATCGTTTATTTTGACACGGAATTGAAAAAGCTAGGAAAACACTGTGTAGCAGAACTGTACGGCTGCGATCATTCAATTCTCGATAACGAGAAAACTTTAATTGAATTAATCAAAGAATCTATTGATATTGCTGACGCAACTCTTTTAGACATTTGCTCTTATAAATTCCAGCCACAGGGGGTTACAATCGTAGCTTTGCTGTCAGAAAGTCATATTTCTATTCACACTTGGCCCGAAGATGGCAACGTCGCATTAGACGTTTTTACCTGCGGAAGTTCTAAGCCAGATTTAGCACTTTTGCACATCATAAACTTCCTAAAACCATCTGAATATAACATGAATTGCTTTGATCGGTAAGCATATCTAGTATAAATAAATCTAGATTTTTTACCTCCGTCACGGTAACTCATATGGCTTTAACTAGAATCACTTCTGGTGGTATTGCTCCTGGTGTTGTCATTAAGTTTGATAATAATAATACTCCAACATCTCCAGCTTTCAGTTTCAATAATCCTAGCGATACTGGAACTGGTATCTATCAACCAGCAACTAACGAAATTGGTATTGCAACTGCTGGACAACCAAGGCTGATTGTTAAAGCTGACGGTAAAGTTATTTCATATAACGAAGACGGGACTCCTGCAGTACTTGGTGGTACTAACCCAGACTTCGTAAATGCTAGCAATATTATGCTTTATGTCAACCAGTCTGACTTAAATGCGACTGATGCATTATCCAACGACGGAGGTAATGTAAACAGACCATTCAAATCAATTGAACGTGCTCTACTAGAAGCTGCACGTAGAAGCTATGTTGCTGGCAATAGCAATGATAAGTTTGAGGCATTCACCATCATGGTTATGCCTGGCGACTATACTATTGACAACCGCCCAGGTGTTATCGGAACAAATAATCTAACATTCACGAACTTTGAACAGGAACTATACAAGTTCAACCCTAAGAATGGTGGCGTTATCGTTCCTAGAGGTACTTCTATCGTCGGTTACGACCTTCGTAAGACAGTTATTCGTCCTAAGTTCGTTCCAACTCCTAGCGGAGTGCTTGGAGCAGATACTGGAGATGCTTACAGAATCAGTCATGTGCTGTATGATGCAGCAAACATGATGGAGAGAAACCGTGGATACATCCAGGAGCAAGCATGGCTATATGCTAAGTCTCAGTATCCTTCTCTCACTTATCTAAACGATACTTGCAAGAGAGATATCGGTTACTTCATTGATGGAATTATTTCTGACCTTCGCCAAGGTGGAAACCAGAACTCTTTCATCGTCGGTGAATTCTACACTGATGGAACAACTTGGAAGTTCCTAAATTCACCAAACGAGAGAGCAGCAACCAAGGTCGCATTCAACTATGCAAGAGACCTACTCGTAAAGGCTGCAAATAACTGGGCAGGTTCATATGCTCATACTCCACTTGCAGGTTCTACAGTAACTAAGACCACATTTAGTGCTGGTGTAGATTATACAGTAGGAAATGGCGACTGCTCATCTGTCGAGTCTGCAGTTACTGTTCTAACATCAATCGTAACTGGAATCATTGATTATCCAGATACATATACAACTCTTTACAATAAGACTCCTGGTGTATTTGAACAGACCTCCATCTTCAAGGTAACTGGTGGTTGTTATTTCTGGCAGATGACCTTCAAGGATGCAAAGACTGCTCCTTTCAATGGCGTAACATATAATATTAGTGGAGTTCCATCATTCACCACTGCTGCAGACGCTAACTACTCTCACCATAAAGTTGTTGCATTTACATATGCAGACCAAAGAACAACTGATGGTGAACTAGATCAATACTACAAGAAGATTGACCTCTGGGATACCACAATTGATGGTGGTAACGCAAGACAGGTTAAGAAGGAAGAATACGAGATCGTTGGTGATAGAAGCAAGAACACCACAATTGATACTGTTAACTCCTGCTCACCATACATCTTCAACTGTTCACTACGTTCTGTCCTCGGTATGTGCGGTATGCATACTGATGGTAGCAAAGTTGCAGAGAACAGCTTCAAGTCAATGGTTGTTGCTCAGTTCACTGGTATCTCACTTCAGAGAGACAACAACGCATTCTATCAGCCAAAAGATCTTGAAGGAGATAATAATAACTCACTATACAACGATTCAACTGGTACTACTAATCCACCAATCTACGCAGATCCTGATGCAGAGTATCGTCCAGAATGGAGACACTTCCACATCAAGGCATCTAACGGTGGCTTCATTCAGGTAGTTTCCGTTTTCGCAGTTGGTTATGCTGACCAGTTCCTAGCTGAGTCTGGTGGTGATATGTCTATCACCAACTCCAACTCTAACTTCGGTCAGATCTCTCTGCGTGCTAAGGGTGCTCAGTTCAGTGCATTCGCACCTGCTTCACAAGGTAAGATCACTGCTGTTATTCCACCAAGAGGTATTTCTTCAACTCAGAGTTCTGCTGAATTCTATGCAATTGATTACTCAACCACTTGGCAGAAGAACGGACAAGGTGACAAGATTTACAATGCAAACCAAGTTGCAACTTTCACCTCTAACCAGAACAAGTTCAGAATTTACCTAGATATCGGTGGTCTAAACTCAGAGAATGATATTCCAGAACTCATTGTAGATGCAGTAGATCAAACCTCTGGAACCACAGTAACCAAGAGATATCTAAACTTCGGTAGCAACGGAAACTATAATCTATTCAGAGATTACTACAGCACTTCAGGTACAATAGCTGCATCTGAAGCTAAGATTCAAACTACAGTAGAAACTGAAACTGGTGGAGTCAATACTTACACTGCAGCAGTTGCTATTAATGGAGAAACTGCTGGTGAAACAACAGGAAATAACGCTCAGAGACAAGGTTATTTCTGGGATCCAACAGTAAATAAAGTATACATTAAGATCAATGCAGACGATGCTGCAACTGATGCTTTCCTCAGTAACTTCATCTTTGCCACAACTTCAGAATCAGTATTCACCACAACTGAAACTACAAACCCAGATGGTTCTATTTCAATTGTAACTGGAACCAGCAATATCACTGTTCTTCAGTACTTCGATGGATTCCCATCAACTCTAGCTACTGCTAAGTACATTGATAACAGAGCATCATCACCTAATGATCTACTCTGGAGAATTGAATATACAATTCCAAAGGGCATTTCAACTATTCCAAAGCCACCTGAGAAGAGATTCGTCATCAAGGGTACTCGCCCAGAAAACGGTGTTGATGGTATGCCATACACCGATTATCGCTTCATGATCTGGGACGTTGAAGAAATCACTTCATGGGAAAAGAATGTACGTGATGGCAGATATTATCTAACAGTTATTCGTACAGATATCAACAAGTTTGTAGATTCAACTGCAAACACTCCTGATACAATTACTAGAAGACCAACTGGAATCACTCCTTCTGCTGCATTTACAACTTCATTCATTGAAGCTGTAAATAACTTCGATAAGGAGACCAGAGTAACCTCCAACGTAAACTACCTATATCCTTCAATCAACGAAGAAGGTCCTACTTATGATGTAAGAAGAATCTGGAACCCACCACAAACAGATTCTCGTGTACTTGTAGAGCCAATTGCTGCAGGTAAGAGAGTTAAGGATCTATCCGTACCTAACGCTAAGTATTACAGAGGCGGTTCTACACCATTTGCAGATATTCCTGCAATGACCTCTGTAACTGCAGAAGCAGTACATCGTCTTGTACAATCTCTTGATCTCAGATATGCACAGTCAACCACTGCATCAACCTCAAGAGTTGTAGTTGCTCCAGTTCTATCATGGGATAGCCGTGCTGGTGCAAATGAATATACTACTTCAGAAGTAAATATCTATGGTACTGGTTCTTTCCGTTATGGTGCAAATGGAACCAGACAAAGCATTCCTACAACTGCATCACCAAACGTATTTGGTATTGATGCAGAAGCTTCAGATAGAAGAATTCCAGTTGTAGCTGCTGGCGCTTCATTCACTGCTCCATCTTCATCTAATTCAGATAGCATCAATAGTGCTGCACCAACAATTCCACTCTACAGACCATCCATCCTACGTGCATCTTCACACACCTGGGAATATATCGGTTTAGGTTCTGGTAACTATTCAACTGGTTTCCCAAATCTGCAGACAAGAGTTCTCAAGAACTACGAACAGTTCATTGCACAGGGTTATGAAAACTCTGGTGGTTTCGTTGCTTCATCTGGTACAAACTCTAACGGCGACTTCTACATTGGAAACCAAGTTGTTCAGGCAGGTGGTACATCAACAGTAACTCTAAACGTACCTAAAGTACGTAAGTCTTCTGAGTCCAACTATGTTGATATCACTAACCTAGAGAACAGAATTTCTAACGCTGTTGTCAACGTAACTGCTGCAATTGGTAGAAATTCATCTTCACAGAATGCTCTAAAGGCACTATCAAACTTCTTCAACACTGCTAAGCTAAGTGTTACTGACCGTGCAACCATTCAGAGCTTGATTGTCAATGACAGACTATTCATTGCAAACACAAGAATCAACAATGGTTCAAACTTCCCAGAAGCAAACACCGAGGCATTTGGTTTCGTTAAGGCAGCAAGACCAGAGAAGACTGGTTTCATCTCAACTGATACCAATGACAGACTCTATGTTTCACCTAAGTTCCTCGATGCTTGGAGAATCAAGAGACAGCTAGTTTCAGCTTCTAACATTACTCTAGATAACAACAGAATTTATCTACAGCCACTAAGCAGAACTCTACTCGATAGTGCTTCAACTTCAACTTCAACTGGAATTACAACTTCAACTTCAACTCTAACTGTAAAAGAATCTGCAGGTATTCCTACCTATGGTGTTCTTGATATTGACATGTCACTCAAGTATGTTGAAGTTGGTGATTATCAAGTAGATGGAAGCAACAGAATCTATCTAAATCCAAGAATTAATGTTAACCTAAACTATACTACTATTGATTATACTTCAAATATCATCACTCTCAATGCAAACCAAAACTACATTGGAAGACAATCATATCTAGAAAACGTTCTAGGAACATCTGGATATAACTCTGTAATTAAGCATTGGTCCAGCCCAATTGATGATGGTGCAAGTGCAAGTGAGAAGGATATTAAGTATCTACGCTCAAATCTAACTCAGAACTTCAGTGTAAGTGCTGCAGGAAACCCAACTCCAGAATCCCCAGTAAATCTATTCATCAGCACAACTGATTGGCCATCTTGGCCAGATCGTGGTGCAGTAACTCTAAGAGAATATCCAAAGAATGGTTCTTACAGATATTCAACTTATGTTTACTACAAGGGAGCTACTGGTCAGTTAATTCTTGTCAGAAAGGTTGCAAACGCTTCTGGAAATGATACTGGACATACCTATAACGTAACATATAATAATGGTTATGCTGGTATTCCTTCCAAGAACGTATTCTTCTCTGGTTGTACAACCACCGTATCCTTTGCTGATAGATGGGCAAGGGAAGAGCCATTCATTCCATCAGTTGAGTCAATTTCAGAAGATATCGACCTAGAATCTGCAACTCTATACACAGTTCCTGAAAAGTCAGTTGGTTATACTGGAGATATTGATGACACCTTCATTAACAATAGCCTACCAAACCCATTCAGCTCCAAGGCTCTAGGTGTCAACCTACAGAACAGACAAGCTGTTAAGAAGTTTGCTCCACTGACAACATTTGGTCAAGTACAAACATGGTGTGAGACTTCAGGATTCAACGTCAACGATAACGTTGAACTTCTAATGAAGCCTGGTTACTATAAACTAGATGGTGCTTCATTCCCATGTAGAATTACAATTAATGGTACTGGTTTACAAAAGAGCAGCGTATTTGCTGGTAAAGAGCAGACTGGAACCTCACAAGGTAGAATGGGTGGTTATCTAGAAACCAGCACCAAGAGAGGAGATAGCATTTACTTCTATCGTGCCCCATCATTTGGGGATCAGTGGGGCAACAACACAGATAGACTTTATACAACTGTAAGTGGTGGACTAACTTCTAAGGGTGGATTTGATCTTTCTAATGTTCACTTCCTAGGTCTAAATGATGCAGTAATCAAGAATGAAATTCTCGATGAAGCATATTCAACTGATTCACTAATTTCTGAAGCAAGAAAGGCAGTTAGAAAGGCATATTACATTAAGAATACCAGCAACTTCCCAAATACAACTACAACTGATGGAATTGCAGGAGCACTAACTTTCACTGCAAATACCACTGGTGGTCAAGGTAAAGCTACAATTAGCTACTATCTAAACAGTGATGACATCATGGTAGCTGCTCTAGGAGCTGCAACTGATGGTGATATCAACACTGCTGATAAGACAACTTCTCGCTACATGATTATTACCATTGAAGCGAATAAGTTCTTCAGCACATCTGATCAAAGACAATATTTTATCTGGGCAAGAAATTACATCATCCCAGGTACAACTCTATACTGGCTACCAAGTGGTGGAACTGTTTCATCTGCAACAAGAAGTACCAAAGTAGTTAATGTCCGTTATACAAACCGTTCAGTAGCAACTACTTGGGACACCACTTCAACTGAAAAGATTGAAGTTCTAGTTTCAACTTATCAGGGCACTTCAAATAATACAAACAAAGGTAACAGTTCAGCATACACCAATGCTACTGAGGATCTAGATCTAAACAGTGGTGCTGGTGCATATACAAATGGTAATGACGCTAAGGCAGTATTTGTAAATGAAGATGGTGCAGAATTTGCATCTCTAACTTACAACTGGGCTCTCAATAATAGAAGAAGATTCCTACCAAGAGGATTTGCTTTTGCTGGTGGTTATCAGGGTGCTATTATCTACACAGTTCAGTCAACTGCTGCAGAAGGTTCTACTTCACTAACTCTTGACAGCATTGAAGGTCTAAAGACTGGAGATATTATTTTCGGAACTAACATTCCTGCAGGTGCTACAATTACAGTACCAACTTCTGGAACCACTATTACTCTAAGTAATGCAGTTCTAGCTGGTGGTTGCCCATCAGGTTCAAAAGTTTCATTCACTCAAACCGATGACTTTGGCAACGAGATTGTTAAGTTTGACAAGCCAGAAATCTTTGGTATCATCAATGGTTATGAGCAGGGAACTATTAACCTAGTAGTTGACCTAAACCCAAGCGTTGATATTGATCCAACAATTCGTCAGTATCCATTCACAGGATTCTCTTCCTATGTTGCAATGTTGATGCAATTTAAGTCATCAACAGGTGAAGATGGCGGGATTACACTTCCATACTTCTACAATGGATTTAAGAGAATTACTGGTACAACATCTTCAAGATTCGTACTACTACAAGTTTCTCCTGGTGCTATTGCATCCATCAGCGATCCAACAAACCCAGCAGCAAACGTAAACCCATACATCGACAACTCTGGTATTAACGCAGGTATTCTATCCAGATTCGCAACCTTCGGTCCATTCTCACTACAATCTGGTGGTGGTAAAGGAACTGGATTTACTGCAAGCAACATTACTGCAAGCAATGTAAGCACAACTGCTGGTCTCAAGTCACTTCTAGATGCTGCAATCACCAATGGTGGTTCAGGTTACAACACTGTAGCAACTGTAATCGTAAATCCAATCTCAGGTGCAACTGGAAGCGGAGCTACATTTAGTGTAAACATTAGCTCCACTGGAGCAATCACTTCATTCAATGTAGGTGGAACAATTACCACTCCATACAACGGAAGCTTCTCAGTTACTGTTGTAGATAGAAAGGGCTTCATCATGGTTAACAATAGACTAGTTAGCCTCTCCACCACAAGCTTTAGAAATGATGAAGAATTCATTGCAGTTTGTAAGGAAAACCTACTCGTTGAAAACTGCCCATACCTAAGAAGTGGTACTACTCAGACTAATACATTCGGTAAGAACATTTATCTAAACTGGCCATATTCACACAGAGCCCTCAGAAGAAGATTCCTTGCGGCATCACTACCAAACATTGGTAACTTCTGTGCTCCACTTGTTAACGTAGATGCAATCCCAGGTTCTAACGTACCATTTAATGTCATTGATGTTACCATCGGTGCTCAGTCTCCTGCAGATACTTCAGCAAACAGATTTGGCGGCGGATACTCTGGTGGCGTAATTCGTGCAAGAGGTTCAAACCTATCTCTCCGTGGTGTAAGAATCAGAGGAAACCTATCACTAGATTGGACTGGTCTACTTTATACTGGATCTGCTAGAAACCAAGGTTCATTCACTTATGGTCACTCTGTAGAAATGCTACAGATGGAAGATGAGAACAAGTTCTCACAACTAGGAAGTGGAAATGAATACACCATTGGTGTTGCTAAGGATGACGAAGACTTCCAGAGAAAGACTGAGTATGATCCAAGAAACAACTGCTTCATCGAACCAGCTAAGGATCCATATGGAACACTTGCTGACGCAGACTCCAGAACATTCCCAATTAACACATATCAAGCTATCAGAAGGTTCAACCAGAAGACCACTTCAATTACAGTTGATGGCACTACCATCTCTGCAGGTGGTCTACTAACCAAGATTGAACTAACTGAAAGATATGAAACTCCATTCCCAATTTACTATAATGATCTTGACACTGGATATACTGGAGATGAATCTGGTATTCGTCTAAGATGGAACAATACTGGTGCTTCTGTAAGCAGTGCTTCATCTGTAGGTGGAACACTAGCAGCAAGACAACTTTCATTCCTATATCGTGAAGACGATCAGGAAGTTGTATCTAACATCTTCCTTGGAGCATTTGCATCAAGAATTGTTAAGACTACAAACATTGCAACTTCATATGCAACCGTAACCAAAGTTCAACTTCCAACCACAGCATATAATGCTTCAGGAACAGCAACCAGTGGCGGCACATGGAGACTTGCACTGATTACATTCAGTGGATCAATTCCTCTCAGCACTGCAAATGGTTCAACCATTAAATTCCTAACAAACTATCTAACTACAAACAGATATAAGTATATCACTACTTCAACTGCAAGATATGCTAAGCAAGAATATCAAGGTCATGCAGAACTCAATCTTGTAGAGACTGGAACTCCTCAATATGCAATTCACTCTGATATCAGAGTTGAAAAAACAGGAACTCCAAGTGCAAACCTCAGCAGAAGCAACGTAGTTTACCTAGTAAATAATCGTGACTCTGCAGGAACAACTCCAGGTAGAGCATACATTTCAACTGATGGTTCTGGAAACATCACTACATTTGATATCATTAGTTATGGTTCTGGACACCTAGAATCTGACACCTTCAAGATCACTTCTGACTCTGCAGGCACTAACATTGTAACTGGTGGTATCACTCTAACTGCTGTTAGAAACCTAACTGATGACATTCAGATGTTTGAGCCTGGTGAATTCATCGGTGTTCTTCCATCAAACTGCTTCGTTCTAAACAGCATCAACAACCCAAGCGTTGCAAACATTAAGGCAGAGCTACAAAAAGCTAAGCTAATCTTTAAGCCAGGAAGCTATGTATTGTTCAACGGTACATACTACAAGATTGCTAAGGACAGCGTTAGCTATTCTAACAAGCCATATCTAGGTGTTTACAGATATGTAAACTCTCTAAACACTGCAGATATTCGTGCAAATATCGTAGTAATGCTTGAGGATGTTGAGTACAAGCCAACATATGGTTCTAATGTAAGATTTGATATCTTTGATAACGATAACCTACTTGATTACTGGCCAACTTCTGGAAGATGTGTAATTGGAAACCTAGAAACTTGCGATTTCGTCAAGGGTGGAGATCCAACTACAAATACTGGTTATACTCTAACTCTAACCAGAAGCATGACCAAGTACTACCCACACTATATTCGTGACTGGGAAGGTCTTGATCCTAATGATTCTCTATCAGAAGATGTTACCGTTGAAAGCTTTGTTCCAACTACAATCAGACTTGCTGATCCAGTTGACGCAACTTGCTTCGGATTCAAGAGAATCAAGCCAGATACTTCAAACATCGCCAACGTTACCACCAAGGGTTATATTTCACCAACTGGTAAGTATTCAACCTCTGTCGCTAAGGTTTCAATTCCTTCAGCCGC